AAACTTTTTACTATGATGTCTTGCTTTATATGACTTTATTAAAAAAGAGTCTTGTGAAAGGATTTAAATTATGTTTGATGACTTCGATACTCAAATTCAATGTGAGGAATATTATCATGATGAAACGGAAGATGAAATCTGAAGAACTTCAAGAATATTTTAAGTTCAAAAGAAAAAGAAATATTAAACCCGGTAAAAAGGGTAAAGGAACTTACAAGAGAAAAGGAAAATATGACATGGCGGTATCGTCTAAAGGTCAGGATTGCTGATTCTCAATCAGTAGATCTAGGTTCGATTTCCTAGTGCCGTCACCATGAAGCCGAGAGGATGGATTCGCGCAGTAAACTACCACTGGCTCTAATGAGATATGTGGCTTGTCATTTGTATGGCTTCATTAAAAATAATAAAACGAAAGTAACTGCGCTTTTTGGTCGAGTCGTCTAATAGGTTAGGACACTAGCCTTTCACGCTGGCAATGTCGGGTTCGAGTCCCACTTCGATCACCACTTTTATCGAAACCTCTCTTTCTGGGGGAAATCAGTTCCCCCAACTATGGCAGAGTAGGATGTTGGTTTCCTAACTAGCCTCATAAGCTAGCCTACGCGAGTTCAATTCTCGCCTCTGCACCCATGGGGTAGCCTTTATAGGTTCCCCTCCGTCCTCTTCAGTTTTATTTTATTAGACCCAAACAGCAATTATTTTTTTATTGGATTAAAAGAAAAGGGTCTAGAAAGGAAATTATTATGGCAGATTTTATGAACGCTCTTAAAAAGAATCTCGACGAGAATACTTTTACTTTGACAGAAAACGGCGCTCTTGCCTACACAACCACTGGAAGCGCACTTGTCGATTTGAATTTTTCTGCTTGCTCTGATAAGGAAGAGCTTGAAACTAAGTTCCTTAAGGCTTACGCAGAAAATCCTGAACTTGCGGTTAAGTGGCTCTTTTATGCTCGTGATGTGCGGGGTGGTCTTGGTATGAGAAAACTCTTTAGAGACTTATTTATGATTCTTCCTGAAGAAGTACAAGATAAAGTAATCGAATATGTATCTGAATATGGTAGATATGATGATTTAATTTATATTTACTTTCATGATTATAATAAAGCTTTTAATTTTATTAAAAATCAGCTGATGGAAGATTTAAGAAATTATGCGGCTGGTAATCCGATTAGCTTGCTTGCTAAGTGGATGCCCAGTAATAACACTTCCTCTGCTGAAGTGAGAAAGCAAGCTAAAATTCTGGCGCATGAATTGCGTTTGACTGATAGAAATTATCGTAGAATGCTTAGCAAGCTCCGCAAGTATCTCCGAATTACTGAGTGCGATATGTCTGCTAACAAATGGAACGAAATCGAATATGAAAGAGTTCCTGCGAAAGCATTTATGAATTATCATAATGCTTTTGATAGGCATGACCATGAAAGATTCGATGAATTTGTTTCTACTGGTAAGGTTAAAACTTCTAGCATTTATCCTTTTGAGATTTTCTCTAAGGTTAAAGATTTGCAGAAAGAAGATCCTGTCCTTGAACGAATTTGGGAAAATCTTCCTAATGCTGATACGGGAAATACCCTCGTTGTAGCAGATGGCTCTGGTTCAATGACTTGGAATAATGTCTTTGGTTCTCAGGCTACTCCTTGGGATGTAGCGCATGCTATGGCTTTCTATTTCGGGGAAAGGGCTAAAGGCTGCTTTAAGAATAAATATATTACTTTTAGCTCTCTTCCGCAGTTGATTTCTTTCAACTCGGATATGACTTTACTCCAGAAAGTGCGGCTTGCAGAAATTCATAATGATTGTTCTAATACAGATATTGTAAAGACTTTCAATTTGATTCTCTCTACTGCGGTCAATAATCATTTGTCTGCGGAAGATATGCCTAAAAACATTCTGATTATTTCTGATATGGAATTTGATGAATGCGGGATACCTGTTCCTCCTTTTGAAGCCATTGCAAAGAGATTTGCCAAGTATGGATATAAACTTCCTCGTCTTATCTTTTGGAATGTTGGTAACAGAACTAAAGTTCCACTGCAAAAGAATGAAGAAGGAATTACTTTCGTAAGTGGCTACTCAATCGCGCAGTGCGAGGCAATCATTCATGGTGAGCTTGATCCCTATAAAAATCTGGTAAATATTCTTACCAGTGATAGATATAGTAAAATAAGACTCTGAAAAAGAGTCTTATTTTTTTATGCTCGCTAATACCGAGCGGCTCCGAATTTCCCTTTAGCTACCCCTATAGAAAATTTTTAACCAAAATAGGTTAATTTATCTTTTCACATTTTTGAATATAAATAGGAAGAAAAGAAAGGAGGTTTAAAGCAAATGGCGGATTTATATGTAAAATTTAAAGGTCATGGAGTTGTTTCAAAAGATATAAAAACAATTACCACAGACAATATTAAATCTGTATCTGCTAAATTTGAATTTAATGAAGATTGGGAAGAATACACCACTAAAGTTGCTATTTTTACAATAAATGAAGATATAGCTTTTAAAACTTATCTTGATGAAAATAACAGTTGCATTGTTCCTTGGGAAGCTCTAAGGAGACCTTGTAATATTTATGTTGGTGTTGTAGGCTTTAACGAGGATAAAACTTATACCTCTGTCTTAGTTCCTGTAAAAATTTATCAAGGCAGTAATATTGATGCCGAAGATCCTTGCCAGCCCACAATGAATATTATCGCGCAAATAGAGGCATTGCGGGCGCAAGTAAAAGAATTAAAAGATATTTTGCCTTTATCGGAAGATGAAAGCTTATTAATATTAGATGGTGGTACTATTTAAAGAAAGGAGGATTCTTAATGATTATACCTTTTAAAAATTCTAATTCTGTGAAACTAACAAGTCCATATGGATATAGAGATTTAAATGGAAAGCAAAACTGGCATTCTGGTTATGATTTAGTCGGAGTAGGAAGTAAAGAAGTAATTGCGGTTGCAAGTGGTATAGTTATTCGTTCAAGAATAATTACTAATAAAAATAATTTAACATGGGAATGGGGTAATTATGTTTGTGTAAAAACAAATGATAATCACTACCATTACTATTGTCATTTAAATAGCCGTGCAGTTGTAGAAGGATAGACTATTTAGGCAGGAGATACAATAGGAATAATGGGTAATACTGGTTATTCATTTGGAGCGCATCTACATTTTGAAGTACGTACTTCGGATGGAAAAACTACAGTCTGCCCCGAAAATGTATTAGATATTCCTAATGCGGTCGGCACTTATACAGCTGATGTCTTAGATTCAGATATTCAAATACTTCAAGAGAAAGGAATTATTAATAGTCCTACTTATTGGATTAATACTGCACCTACTGTAAATTATCTTTCTGATTTAATCCATAATATAGCAGAATATCTTAGAAAGGAGAAATGAAATAAATGAAAAATGCTTCTTTCTAGATCAAAAGAGGCTCTACTCAAAGATGGATAGAAGTTGATCCTATCCTTTTAGATGGAGAGCCGGCTTATGACTATGATGTTCATAAGATAAAAATAGGAAATGGTGTGAATAAGTGGAGCGAGCTTCCTTACTTAGGCGGCAGTTATGACGATAATGCGGAATTAATTTATCCGTTTGATAGTTATGATAAATTGCCTACTGTAGGTACATCCGCAAAACTTTATCATGTTATTTCTGATAAAACAATTTATTAGTGGAATCCAATTAAAAATACTTATGAATCTTTAAGTGGTGGAGATGCCATTAAAATTACTTTAATTAATGGAGGAAATGCAAATGGCTGAAATTGAATTAAATAGTAGACTATAGCTTCGCCATGACTCTACTGAAAATTGGGATGGTTCTACTCTTCAGCTAAAGGCAGGAGAAGCCGCAGTTGAATTTACTTCTGGCGGTAAAGCTAAACTCAAAGTTGCTACCGAAGATGGTCAAGCTTTTGCAGCTGCGCCTTATGTTGGCGGTGAGGAAGCTAATGTTTTCCAAGTGACTCTTGCCGAAGATGAAACTGACGTAGAAGCTGCTATTAATGCAGTAGTTGGTACTACTGAAATTTCCGCAGGTGATGTGGCAATAGTAAGAGCTACTATTTATACGGATACTACTGATGCAGCTAATAATAAATATTCTTATACTGGTTATGTATATGATGGTACAAAGTGGAAGGCTATGGATGGTAATTATAACGCTAAGAATGTTTACTTTGACGATGAATTTACCTATACTGTAGCTATTGGTACGTTGGCTGCTCCTTCAGGTGGTTCGGCTAAAACTGTTAACATGGCAGCTGGTAAGAGTGTTCAGCAATTTATGAGTGCGCTTATGGCTAAAAAGCAAGATGCTGCTGTTGTAGCAAGTCCAAATGTTACTATTACTTCTTCTAATGCAAAAGCTTATGAAGTTGGTACTTCTGTTGCAGTAAACTTTACTTTTAATACCAATTCTGGTTCTTATAAGTATACTCCTGTCAATACTGGTATTACTTTCAATAACTATAGCGCTACTTTTAATGGGCAGACAATTACTGGGCAAAAAACTGGCTCTTTTGACGCGGTGACTGTAGGTGATACTACTGCACTTCAAATTACCGGTTCCTGTTCTCAGGTTGCGGGTTCCACTATTCCTTGCGATAACTTGGGTAATCCCGATCCCTCTAAGAAAATCCCCGCAAAAGATTGGACTGGACTTTCTTATGGTGTTAAACTTACTGGCTTTAGAAACTGGTTCTATGGTTATAAAACTGCGGGCAATAAGATTGATGTTGCGGCACTTGATTCTGCAAAAATTCGCGCTCTTATCGCGCAAAATAGTGGTTTCCCCGCTCAATTAACTACCAATGGAATGCAACAAATGTTCTTTGCTATCCCCAAGGGCAAAAAAAACTTCTGTCAGTGTCGCCAATGCAGTTAATGGCGCTCCTTGCACTGTGACCAAAGTTACTGACATTATGGTTGAAGGTGCTAATGGTTATACAGCTATTGCATATGATGTTTGGTACGTTAACAATGCAGCGGCTGATGGCGGTTCCAACAAATACGCTATAACTGTGAAATAATCGAGAGGAGAGATATAAATGACTAGAGAAGAATTTTTTGCTTTAAAAAATAAGGGCGCTCTTTGGGATGTTGGTGTATCTATTAACCGCACCAATCCGCTCCCTCTTGATAAAAATGCTGTATTTGATACCTATGATAACGCATTAACTTATGCTAAAGGTGTTCTTGCTTATCCCGGTCAATTCATTGCTATTGTAGGTGAAACCGCGGTTGAAGCTTATTTAATTACTGTGGCTGGGAGTGCCAATGCTACTCTTGTAAAGCTAGCTGCTACTACCGCTTCTGGTGACTTGGCTAGTGATGTAGCCGCTCTCCAAACTAAGGTTAATGGCATAGTCACTGAAATAGGTAAAGCTGCGGGCACAGATACAGAAGCTACTGGCTTATATAGACTGATTGCAGAAGCTAAAGCAGCTGCTGACGCTAAAGTTGCAAGCATTGCAGCTACTGACAATACAATTACAGTTACCACAACCGATCCTAAGAATCCTACGGTAGGAGTGAAGGTTTCTACAAAAGAAGGCAATGCTCTTAAGATTGATGCCACTGGTATGTATGTAGGAATTCCAGAAGTAACTGTTAAGTTAGATGGCGATAATACATTTACGAGGATTAACACGTTTGAGGGTGAAACTACTTTTAATAACTTTGTATCTTTTTGTGGCAGTATCGTTTTATATGGTGATGCTGATTTTTCAGGAAGTAGCGTTATAATCCCTACGCCAACAGCAGATGACCAAGCAGCTACTAAAAAGTATGTTGATGATCTTGTCTGTGTTGGTGACACAGAGCCTACTAATTCTAATGTATCAATATGGGTAGATATATCTTAATGGAGAAAAAGGAGAATAAAAATGGCTAAATTAAAATTTAAAAATCCTAAAACTGGGTTATGGGAAGAAGTAAGCGGTTCTTTACAAAACCTAAAGGATGGGGAAAAAGCATCCCTTTATATGGATAATACAAATGAAGTAACTACCCCTGCAGGTGGTACTACATTGCACCCCGATCCTACCCCATCAACTACAGCTCCAATAGCAACAGGAACTGGCTCATTTGCTATTGGTAGTGGAACAAAAGCTACTGGTGATGTATCTGTGGCTGAGGGGATATTAAACGAAGCATCAGGAAAAGCTTCTCATGCTGAAGGTACCGGTACAAAAGCTGGCGGTAATACTTCACATACAGAAGGATTTTATACTGAAACCATTGGAGATTATTCGCACGCCGAAAATTATGGTACAGTTGCCCAAGGTAAAAAGTCTCATGCTGAAGGCGGTCAAACTAAAGCTATAGGTGATTGCACACATGCTGAAGGTGACAGTACAACGGCGCAAGGAACAGGCTCGCATGCAGAAGGAGCATATACATTTGCTAACGGAGAATACTCGCATGCAGAAGGATATGGCACGATTGCAGATGGAAGAGCTTCTCATGCCGGTGGTTTTGTAAATGAAACACATGCAGATTTTTCTACAGTTATTGGTAAATATGGTGAAGTTATTCCAAAAAACGATAATCGTTTATTCGTTATTGGTAATGGTACATCAAAAACAAATCGTAGTAATGCGTTTGAAGTTTATGCGGATGGCAAAGGATATTTGAATAAGAAAAGAATTCTAGTAGAAGGGGACGCGGGCGGAGGTGGAGATGTAACAACTGCTGGTAATAATGTATTTACTGGAACCAATGAGTTTTAGGAACCAACTACTTTTATTAGTGAAGTCACAATCGGTTCTCTAGATAACATTCACTTTACTCCTAATTCAGCTTTAATCGGCGGACAAGCAACATTTACTGGACCTGTTTATGTTGAGTGGACTCCTGATAGTGATACTAGTGCTGTTAATAAAAAATATGTTGATGATCATGCAATAAAAAATGTAACTGCTACTGCTACTTCAATAGATTCATCTAAACCAGCAACTGCTACAGCCACTATAAGTGGTAATGATATTAGCTTTGCATTTGGTATTCCTAAAGGAGCCACAGGAAATTCCGGTGTATATCTTGGCACAACAACACCAACTGATCCAAATGTAATGATATGGGTAAATCCAAGTGGCATGATAATCGAAGACGGAACGGAGGTAGCATATGGCTGATTATGTTATTCTGCAAAAGAGCGCACTAGACACCCTTGCACAGCACATTAATACAAAAGTAGGAACAACCGGCGCAAAGACGATTGCGCAGATGCAGGCGATGGTGGATGGGATTACCGGCAAAGAAAGTGTTGAATGGCATCAATGCCCCGAACAAGTGAGAAACTATCTTGCAAATGTGACTTATAGCCCCGATAACTATAATATATCACAAATTGAAAATTATCTAACCAACATTCCCGCAGATTCAAAACCGGTAGGAAAAATCGTTGATGGCGTTACGTATTATAACGAAATACCCAATAAGCAAACACCGTTTAGCTCCACTAATGTTGCAGGAACGTTAGAGCCATTGGATTCTTTGCGATTGATAAACGGTGGCACATACGGACAGAATATACGAGATTTAGGCGGATGGACTTGTGACGGCGGGACTGTTAAATATGGAATGTTATACCGCGGCGCCAATATCTATCCGACAGACCCGTACATTCGCCCTATTCTCGTCGGAGAATGCGGTATTAGAATGGAGCTCGACTTACGCGGAAATCAAGAGGAACCAATACGTGATAAATCTGCGTTAGGCAACATTGGCTATTGTTGTCCCGAAACATTCGTGTGGTATTCACTTACCAACACTACGGCATGGCGAGAAATACTACGATGTATTTTTGACAGCGTCTTAACTACAACGCCAGTATATTTCCATTGCTCAGCTGGTATGGATAGGGCTGGAACTGTAGCTTGCATTATTGAGGCACTACTCGGTTTAAGTCAAAACGACATAGATAAAGACTATGAGTTATCATCTTTTGCAGGAACAGATTATTTGAAAAAACGCAATAATGTACAGTGGAAACAACTGATAGGAGAAATTAATGCACTTACAGTTGGTTCTACGTTCCGAGATAAGGTTGTCAACTGGGTTGCCTCGCTCGGATTCACGGCGGCAGAAATCAACGCCTTTCGCGCGGCGATGATCGATGGGACGCCTGAAACTGTGACGCCCGGTATTGCCACCTATACCATCACCAAGTCACAGACAAATGCAACGATAACGGGCGAAACATCTGCAACGCAATATCAAGAATATACTGCGGATATTGTACCAAACGCCGGATATAGGCTGTCAGACATTGCTGTAACAATGGGCGGCGCCGACATCAAAGGACAAACATATGTACAAGAATCGTATCCCGAAGAGAAAGGCAAAGTCTATATACAATCTGTGACTGGTAACATAGTGATCACAGCAAAAGCGGATGCGTCTGCACCTACTTATACAAATCTTGCTGACCCTACGAGCGAACAGTGGAAGACGAACTACAGAATTTCTTCAACGGCTATCGTTGCTCAGACAGGTAAAACCGTATCTAATCCAATTAGCGTTGTAAAAGGTGATGTTATTCGAGTAAAGGGCGTGAATTTTGTCGCGAACGAAGACCGCTATCAGTTATCAGGTTTCAACTCCGCTGGAACAGACGTCACAAACAGGGCTTATATTTCCGTGCTGCCGGATGCGGCGCTGGACTATACACATGAGGGTGATGTGCATGTATTTACTGTCAAGTATGTAAATCTTGCGAGTGATGGTGCGCTGTGCTTTGCGTTTACAACACCAGCCGACCCCAATGTAGTGATTATTACAAAAAACGAAGAGATTAAGTGATAGGAGTAATAATAAATGCAAACATATATTTTACAAGTTAAAGATCAAGATGGTAATTTTGTTCCGATTCCCGCTTTACAAGGACCCAAAGGAGATACCGGCGCGCCGGGAGCAACTGGACCGCAAGGACCCACTGGACCTGCAGGTCAAGATGGAACACAAATAACATCAGTATCTGCTGATGCCACCACGCTTTCATACTATGAATCTGCAACAGCCAATGTAAATTTCACGAATGGAAATATGCACTTTACATTCGGCATACCGCAAGGAGAGCCTGCTGAAAATCCTTGTTTAATCGAAGGCACACAAATCACGATGGCAGATAATACAACAAAATCTGTTGAAGACCTAAAGCCCGGTGATGTTATTATTTCATACGACCCAGTTAAGAAACAAAAAACAAATGCTGTTATTATTGATGCTTACAAGACAGGTGAAGCTAAAGTCTTTGATGTTTATAGTTTTGAGAATGGTAAATATCTTACGGTATACGGTATTCATGGTTTCTATGCTAATGAGCTTGGGTATGTTAAGAATATCCAAGATATTACCAAGACAAATGAATTGATCGATGAAAATCTTAATACAACATATCTTATCGTAAAAAGAAAAATGCCCCTTCGTGATAAACCAAAATCAAGATATATGATTATTTCAAGTAATAATTTGTACTTTGCTAATGGCATTCTTTTAGGACATTCTCCTTGGAATAAGGGGCAATACTGTATTAAATATGGAATTGAAGTCCCAGAAGCAATTAGGGAGATATATCAATCAGAAATTGATGCCTATAATGGGTATGACTCATTTATCAATACACCGGAATATCATGCAGAAATTTCAGAACAATATGCTAAATTAGCTAACGCTGTTAATGAAATTAAAATCTATAAAGATAAATTAACTGCAACTGACTACAAAGTTCAGAAATATACAGAAGGCGTATTACCCGAAGCTGAATGGCAAGAAGCAAAAGCCAAGAGAGCAGCTTGGAGACAGGCTGTTAATGATAATGAACAACTTAGAGATGAAAGCAGAAAAATGGTTAATAACATTATCAAAAAGTACAGAAATGGTGTGACAATGAAATAGCTGTTTGAAGAATCTTGTATTAAAGATAATGAATCTTTTGAAACTATTAAAAATTATTTTGACAATTAAAAAAAAATATTATATAATATATATAGAAATTAGGAGAGTTCTTAAAAACTCTCCTATATACTGCCCTCTCGTTTAATGGTAAGACACCGGTCTCTAATAAAAATTGGACCCAGTTTAGGAAACTTTATTGGTGCAGGTTGGCTAATTCGACGAAAATCTTATTTTGAAAAAGGAATACAAAAATAAATGGCAAAACTTAGCAAAGTTTATCAACTAACAGAAGAAGAATTCAAAAAGATTATTTTAGAATCAAATTCTTTCGCCTAGTGCTGTAGAAAAATTGGATATTGTGATAAGGGTAGACATGGAGCTGATGCTATTCGTAAAAGATGCACAGAATTAAATTTGGATACTTCGCATTTTAATCAATCTAATTCTAATAATGTATAGAAATATTCTTTAGATGAAATTCTTGTAGAAAATTCTACTTATGAAAATATTACTAGGTTAAAAATTAGATTAATTGCAGAAAATAAATTAAAATATGAATGTTCTGAATGTGGCAATAGAGGTCAATGGAATGGGAAGACACTAGTTTTATAGCTTGACCATATTAGATCATCGTATTGAAAATTTAAGATTTTTATGTCCAAATTGTCATTCTTAGACAAAAACTTTTTCTGGAAAAAATAAGACAACGACGAACTAAATCGAAATGAATCTCGTAAATGCGTAGAGACTATACACTAACCACCTAAATGTATTTAATACACATGGTGAAGAAATAGTCCAGACTACAACGCAGTAATGCGGCTATGGCGACATAGAGTAGTAAGAAAACCGTGATACTCTCTGAAAGGGTGATCTAGGTTCGAATCCTAGGAGGGCAGCCATTTAAAAACAAGGAGATAGAAAAATGGAATTGGTTATTAAAACTTTGAAAGAGCATAGTTGCCTTTCCGCAAAACAGATTTCAGCTTTTATTTATCATAATTATGGCATAAATAAAACTCCGCAATCTATCTCGGGTAATTTGCGGAGTTTGGTGTCAAAGGGCAAAGCTGGATATTCAAATTGCGGAAACGATTCAAAAGTATATTGGTTGATTGGAGAAAATTAAAATGAAAAAACAGAAACTTCTTATTCGTCTTGAACTTCTTAAGTCCAGAGCTGGTGTAGACAATAAAAATATTATTCGTAAAATTGAAAGGCAACTTAGAAAATGCGTTTAATTTTAATATTAAACATTCTTGGGAATATTTTCTTTGCTACTCTTTTAGGAACTGCACTTTACAGTGATATGTTTCCAGAATATAAAGGTACATCGACAGAAAGTATAATGAAGTTTATTTCATTTTTTGAAGCAGGATTAGCCGCTGTTAATGTTGCTCTTTTAATTAGAGGTATTTAAAATGAGTTGGTTTAAAGATAAACAAATTTTAAAAATTATGAAAAATAACCAAAAGACTGGGAAATGCGGAGCTTGTAGACATACAAATCAATGTATTTATTTAAGTCTCCCTCCTAAAATGTTTTGCAATAAAAAGAAAGATTTTGTGAAACTTAATGACAAATGCTCCTTATTTAAGGACATTAATGATTAATCAATTATTCTAAATTTTTATATTATATAAGAGGAATTATTTTATGCGAAGAATTACTGCTACTTTTGATGAAGATACAGGTCATGCCTGTTATTTATATCGTGCTTCTAATGGTAAAGTTTACTGGGGTGAAGCTATGTGCCATCCAGATGACGAAGAATTTATGAGTAAATTTACTGGTGTCCATATCGCTAAAATGCGTTGCATGATTGAATATGCAAAAGATGAGAAAATCCGCATTTACGGAAAACTTCAAGGAATTAAGCAAATTTATTATAGTATTATCCAAAGTAAAAATTTCAATAGATATAACTATGAGTCTAAAATGATTTATAGACAAATGAAACTTATTGGAGAAGAATACAAAGATATTTGTGATAGTATTACAGAACTAAAAAATGGCTTAAAGGCATATCTTGATTCAAAAGCTGCCTTCCAAAAAGATATAATTAACAAAAGAAAGAAGAATTCCTCTAATAATTAAAATAGTCGGGAGTTGATTTATTAATGCTATTGTTTTTTTACGGAGTTATTTTTGCGACTATTATAACTCCTATAATTCATAAAATAGCAGAATTATTATGCGTCATTTTTGATGTCGTTATTGAAAAAATCAGCAGAAAAGTAGTAGATGAAGATTTGAAAGAAACTAAAAAAGTAATCGGATTCGCAGACTACGAAATTGTTGAAGAAGAAAATGGGGAGGACGAAACCGAATGAAATATTTATTTTATGATACTTGTAGTCTTTTACTCAAAAATAATTCTCTTTTTGAGAATTAGGAAGAAAAACCCATTATTTCTTCAATTACTATAAATGAATTAGAAGGAATTAAAACTTCAATAAATAAAGATGAAACGGTGCGGGCTTAGGCTCGTGCCGTTTTGCGTTAGCTTAACGATAATATAGATAGATATGAGATCGTTCTCTTTAACCCGCATTATCTTGAGTTTATTGATGATTCTTTTGATATAACAAATGATTTAAAAATATTAGCTTGTGCTAATTATTACAATCTTCTCGTCCAACCTATTGATTATTTTATTACTAATGATTTAATATTAAAACAATTAGCTTTAATGTATTTCAAAACCGCTTAGGTAAAATCAATAGGTGAAGACAAGGATAATTATACTGGTTTTATAGAATTATATTTAAATGATATTGAAATCGCGAATTTTTATAATAATTATGAATCTTTACCAATACAACCACTTTTGAATTAGTATATTATTTTAAAAAATACCAATGGTGAAGTTTTTGATTATTATAAATATACAAAAAATGGATTAGAAAAAATTGCTTATCCGACCTTTAATAGCTACCAATTTGGTTAGATTAAACCAAAAGATGTTTATCAATTAGCAGCTATGGATAGTATGCTTTAGAATAAAATAACACTAATTGGAGGCCATGCGGGTACAGGCAAAACTTATCTCGCTTTAAGCGCACTATTTCATTTGATGGACAAGAATGTTATTGACCGCATTGTGGTATTTTGTAATCCTGTTGTAGCTCGAGGAGCAGCAAAACTTGGATTTTAAATTAGGGATAAAGTTCAAGTAAAACCATGTGAATTGCTGGAAAACCCTTAGAGTCATATTAACTACAGCGTATATATGAAATAAGATAAAGTGCGATAGTTTAAAAATAATATGAATTGGGCAATCAGCAGCCAAGCCTCGAATAGAGGAAGGTTCATCGACTATCGAAAACACATTTAAATATGGAAGTGAGTAGAGTAGGATGAAAATCCGAAGTGCATGGAATTTAAGCTGAAAAAATTTGGACAAAAAAAGAAAAAATATTTATTTTATTTTTCTTTTATATTAGAAAAATCTGTAGAGGAGAAAAATAAAATGGAAAAATTAGAAAAACAAATCATAGAAGAATATTAGAATGGAAAATCAATTAGTAAATTATTGGCTGATTTTCCAACGACAAACCGAAGAGCAATTACTAAAATATTGACATCTAATGGTATTACAATTCGTGGTGGAAGAAAGAAAAAAGAATTATCAGAAGAACAAATTTTAGAAATAAAAAATATGATAAATAATGGAGCATTTCTTATAGAAATAGCCAAACATTTTAATCTAGACAAAGAAACAATGCGATTACGACTTAAAGAACTTGGTTTGGAAATTACAAATAAAAACAGAGTCAACAGATAGATAAAAAGTGACTATTTTTCTAAAATAGATACTCATGAAAAAGCTTATTGGCTAGGTTTCCTTTTTACTGATGGTTCTGTAGACCACTATAGGACAAATGGAAGAATTCGTTTACAACTACAAGAAAGAGATAAGGAAATTTTAGAAAAATTTCGTCAAGATTTAGGAATAGAAAGTAAAATAATCTATGATGTTAGACCCAATAGCACTTGTTGTTCTGTAGAATTTGTAGATGAACAAATTTACCAAGATTTAAATAAATATGATATTATTTAGAATAAAACTTATAAAATTTCACACATTCCATATGAAAAAATACCTGAAGAATTTTTAGCCTCTTACGCTTTAGGATTATTTGATGGTGATGGGGGCTTAAGTTATAGTAAAGATTTTAGTAAAGATGTAACTTTAAGCTATACTGCTTATCATGAGCAAGAAGTAAAAGATTTTTAGTTAATTATTAACAAATTAGCAAATATAAAAATTTTTAATAAACATTTTTTCACTTCAGCGTGGCATGTACAGTGGAGAGGTCGATTATAGGTTTTAAAAATTTTAGATGTTCTTTATGAAAAATGTCCAAGATATTTAGCTAGAAAATATGATAAATATCTAGCTTTAAAAAATAGTTTAAATTAAGATATAGTCAGTTCTATAATGAAAATTATAGAGTTAAAGTTTATCCCGGTACTAGGGAAGAGAAGCTTCTGGGTAGCTCTGTCGGAGAAGTATTATCAAGCAAATTAGGAGATTCTAGTGAGGTTATAAGACTTATAGAGTCTGGGCGTCTAACTCTTATTCCAGTCGGTGATTCAAGAGGGTACGAAGTACCGCCGCATTCAGGAGTCTATATCATGGAAAGTCAAAATCTTGATATAACTTTATTAAAGTTATTACTACAAAGAATAAGTGAAGATTCAATAGTAATAGTAGATGGAGACAGAAAAACGCAAACTGATATGGCTATGTATGCGGGAGAGAATAATGGCATGAAGCGCATGTCCAAGGTATTCAGGGGCAATGAATTATTTGGACAAGTAGATTTACAAAATATCTATAGAAGTAAAATAGCTGAATTAGCAGATTAGATGTGAAAGAAGTGATAAAGATGGATTTTGAAGACCTTTTTAATAATTATACCAAAAAATTTTCAAAAAAGCAAGAATTTTCCAAAACATTATTAATTCAAGAGTCAATATTAATTTGGATTCTTTCTCTTGCTTATATTGTCTTGGCATTTTATTGCGTGCGGGAAGGCTATCTCGGTAGCTTACCATGGTTGACTGCTATGGTAAGCCTTCCTTGGACTGCTTATGGAGTAAGCCAAGCATTTTATTATAATAAATCAAAAGCAGAAAATACCAAAAATGGTATTAAATTTGAAACAGTAGTAAAAGAAAAATAGATAGAAGATAATATAGATACACCTTGAGAGGGAAAGGCAACTTTCCCTCTCTTTTTTGTTTTTTATAGAAAAATATTATATAATAATAATATAAGAAGGTGTATATATTAATGTTAGATATAATTTTAATGAGTCTTTGCTTGGCTGTAGTTACTGTGGATTTAGTAATAACTTTAATTGAAAAGAATAAAAAATAATATCATACCTAAGTCGAAGATGAAATGATTGATTTTTTAAGAAAAATATGGTATAATATATATAGATTATGAGAGAAAGGATATAAAAGAATGTCTAATTATAGCGCAAAAGATATAAAGACATTGGATGGTATTGAAGCAATACGTCTTCGACCCGGCACTTACATAGGTTCTGTAGGTCCAGAGGGAGTAAAACATATTACTCTTGAAATTATTTCAAATGCAGTAGACGAATATCTTAATGGTTATTGTACTCAATGTGATATTATAGTAGATAAAGATAATGTAATAACTATTAAAGATAATGGTCGTGGTGTTCCCTTTGGAAAAGCACAAGATGGTAGCGAAGTAATGGAAAATATCTTTACTAAGCTTCATACTGGTGCGAAGTTTGATAATGCTGGTAAAGCTGGTTATAATACTTCAGGTGGTATGAACGGACTTGGCTCAAAAGCAACGAATGCTTTGTCCGAGTTTTTCAAAGTTATATCCGTGCGGGATAACTCAAAAGCGACTATTGAATTTAAAAAAGGTATTAAGCAATCTTTTCAAGTAATAAAAGAAAAGACAGATGAGCATAGTACTACAGTTATTTTCAAACCTGATATAACAATTTTTAAAGAAGGTATTGAATTAGATTATAATTCTTTAAAGGGGCAAATTAAAGAATTATCTTATCTTTCTCCGGGACTTGTTTTTACTTTGCAATATAAAGATAAGCCCTTAGAAATTATTACTTCTAAAAATGGTATTATAGATTATATTAATGATTTAAATAATAATAAAAAAACTTTAACTTCTATTTTTTATGCAGAAACGCAAGAAGATAGACTTGGCGTTAAAGTAGCTATGGTATATAATGATGGATACACTGACCAGTATAAACTTTACACTAACTCAATCCCGAATTCAGCAGGAACGCATTTGACTGGTTTCAGAACTGCTTTAACGCAAGCCATCAATGAATATGTGAGAGATAATAAACTTATTAAAGATAAAGATGGCAATTTAACAGGTGAAGAGCTTAAAGAAGGAATGTCTCTTGTTCTCTCATTCGTAATGCCTGATCCAGTATTTTCCGGACAGACAAAAGATGTACTTACTTCAAGCGAAGCCCGCACAATAGTTCAAAGGTTAGTTTCTTCTGAATTAAGAAATTGGTTTAATGCCAATCCTAAAGATGTAAAAGCTATTATTGATAAAGCACTTTTGGCAAGAACAGCACGAGAAAAGGCAAAGAAAGCTAAAGAAGCTGTGCGGCAGCCTAAAGAAAAAGGTCTTAAAGCGAAGATGAGTATTAGTAATAAGTTTATAGACTGTGTTAATAAAGAGCCAAGTCAGCGTAATCTCCTTATAGTAGAAGGTTTGTCGGCAGGAAGTAGCGCCATTGAAGCCCGCAATGCCAAAACTGATTGTATTTATATGTTGCGGGGTAAGGTTATATCGCCCTTGAAGCAGGATGTGTCAAAGATTTTGGCTAACCAAGAAATGTCAGATGTTATCCGAGTAATTGGCGCAGGTTTTGGAAATGATAAATTTGATATTTCTAAAATGCAATTTGATAAAATTGTTATTACTTCTGACCAAGATGCCGACGGCGAGTCAATCGCACTTTTGTTGACTACTTTCTTTTATACATTTATGCGTCCTCTCGTAGAAGCTGGTAAACTTTATAGAGCAGTTACTCCTCTTTATATCCTTAGAAAGAATAAAGAAGAAATTTATTTTTATTCTGATAAAGAGATGGAGGATTGGAGTCAAAATAATGATGTATCTCGGTATACCGTCCTTCGTTGTAAAGGTTTAGGCGAATTAAATGCGGCTGATTTGCATAAAGTCTGTTTTGAAAATCAAAGATTTAAGAGAATCACAGTTTCAGATGTAGAAGCTACTGCTCGTCTACTTGAGATTCTTGAAGGTCCGAGCGTACCTCCCCGTAAACAATATATTTATGACAATGCAGAACATCTTGGTTTTAATTTCGATTGAGGTAAATGATAATGGATTATATAAGAAATGTAGATATTCTTGATGAAGCGAAAGAAAATTTCTTAACTTACGCTTCAGAAGTGCTAACTGAAAGAGCAATTCCGGCAGCTGAGGATGGTCTTCTTTCTGCCCAAAGAAAAATTCTCTGGACTATGGAAGATCATTTAGGTATGGATAATAAAAGTAAAACTAAAAAATGTAATGCCTTAGTTGGTACGACCCTTGCGACTAGTTATTATCACGGCGATGCTGCCTGTTATGGAGTATTATGTAAGATGGCGCAACCTTATCTCATGCGGTATCCCCTTATTGAAGGGCAAGGATCACTTGGTACGCAGCAATCCAATGATACAGTAGCAAGTTCAAGATATACTGAAGCTAAACCTTCTAAGTATGCGGATTTGATGATGAACGATTTTGGCAAGAATGTTGTTCCTCTAAAACCTACTTATAATAATGAGTATATGGAGCCAGTCGTCTTACCCGCTTTCTTTCCTAATGCGATTTGTAATGGTAGACAGACGATCGGTCTGAGTATGGCGCATAACACCCTCCCGCATAATCTTACAGAAGTTTGCAATGCGATTATTGCTTATATCAAAAATAATAATCTTTCTATTGATGAACTTCTTGAAATTATGCCCGGTCCAGATTTTCCTTTGGTTAATACTATTATCAATAGAAAAGACATTAAAACCGCCTTTTCTACTGGTCATTCTTCTGTATCTCTTAAAATTAGAGGAGAATATGAAATAAAAGATAATATTATTACTTTTACGACTATTCCTTATAGAGTATATAGAGATAAAATTTATGAGCAAATTCAAAAGAATATAGATGAATTTGATAAAATTCTTGATGATTTTAGCGATGAGTCAAACCTTGGTGAGAATAGACTTATCTTCAAACTAAAGAAGGGTGTAAATCCGCAGTCAGCTTTAAATGTAATTTTTTCTCTCACAGACCTCCAATCAACCGTTTCTTACAATATGAATTTTATTGTAAATGGCACTCCTAAGATGTGTTCTATGATTGATTTAATTAAAGCTTATGTTAATCATCAAGAGAATATCCTTGTTAATAGTGCCAAATACGATAAAGAGAAAGCAGAAAAGCGCAAACATATCATTGAAGGACTTTTACTAATTCTCGAAGATCTTGATAAAGCTATTAATCTTATTCGTTCTTCTGAAGATAAGACAGAAGCGAAGAAGAAATTAATTGAAACTTTTCATATTGATTCTGTGCAAGCTGACGCAGTTCTTAACATGAAGCTTTCTAGTCTTACTAAGCTTGATAAGATTTCTCTGAAAGAAGAACTTCAAGAAAAGATAGAGATTATCAATAGATGTAAAAAAATCATTGAAGTTAAAGAATTTAGAGAAGAAATTCTTATTAAAAAGATTGAAGATTTAAGAAATAAATATGGCGACGCGCGCCGTACTAAGCTAATTAATCTTGAAATTTCAAAAGAAGAAAAAGAAAAAGTAGTTATTGAGCCTATCGAATGCGCGGTAGTGCTTACTAAGGACGGTAATATTAAGCGTATCGCAGCCAATGCCTTGAAACCGCAACGTAGAAATACAAAAGGTTTAAAGGTACAAGAAGATAATACTACTTCGATTATCCGCACTAATACTGTTGATTCTCTTCTAGTTTTTTCTGATAAAGGAAAAATGTATAAAATTACTGTAAATGATATTCCTGAGGGAACTAATTCTTCCAAAGGAACCGCTATCACTTCTCTTGTTAAAATGGAACCCAAAGAAAAACCTAGTGTTATTTATTCTATCTATAAAGATAATCCTATGAAATATGTTCTTTTCTTAACTAAAAATGGTACAGTTAAAAAAACTCCGATAGAAGAATATCTTGCAATGAAAAAGAGTGGATTGGCAGCTATTAAACTTCAAGAGAGTGATGAAGTTGTAAGTGTGACTATGTGCAATGACAACGAAGTTATTATTGCTACAAAACAGGGTCAAATCTTACATTTTGATTCTAAAGATATTTCTATTTCTGGTCGTGTTACTATTGGCGTCAAAGGAATTAAACTTAATGAAGGTGATGAAGCTGTGGCTATCATCCCCATTAGAGACAAGAATGATACTTTAGGTATCTTTACAGAGGATGGGATGGGTAAAAGAATAAAACTTTCAGAGTTCCCAAAACAAGGTAGAAACACAAAAGGTGTAAAAGGATTGCCTAAAAATAAAATTTTAGCAGCTATTACTCTTGTAAATGATGAAGACAAGATTCTTATTAATGGAGATAAAAGTGCGGTTTATATTAACTGCAATGAAATATCGACTACTATTGGAAGAGATAGTGCAGGAGTATTGGTTATTAAAAATAATAAAATCATGTCAGTAAGTAAGGTATAATATGGAAGAAATAATTAAACAATTAAATGAGTGGACTAAACTTTATGACGAAGGACACCCTGCTGTTAGCGATAAAGAGTGGGATGAACTTTATTTCAAACTTGTCGCGATGGAGAAGGAAGCGGGATTCTCGCTTCCCGAGTCTCCCACAAGAAAAATAAATTATGAAATAGTTTCTTCTCTTAAAAAAGTCCAGCATAATCATCTAATGCTTTCTCTTGCTAAAACAAAAAATTGGGCAGATTTTGTGAATTATTTTTCAAATATTGGTAGTGGAAAAGATATAGTTCTGATGCCTAAATTGGATGGCTTAACTTGTAGTCTTAGATATATAAATGGAGAATTAGTTTCAGCGGAAACAAGAGGCAATGGTCAAGAGGGCGAAGATATTCTTCACAATGCAAAAGTAATAGACTCGATTCCTAATAAAATTGATTATAAAGATGAATTAATCATTGATGGAGAAGTAATTTGTACTTATAAAAATTTTGAAAATTGGAACGAAGAATTTAGAAATCCAAGAAATTTTGCGGCTGGCTCTATCCGTTCTCTTGATTCAAAAGTTTGCGCTAAAAGAAATTTGAGTTTTATTTGTTGGAATGTTATAATAGGATTTGAAGAGAATAGTTCTTTTATTTATAAGTTGGGGAAATTAAATAAGCTTGGTTTTATTACAGTACCTTGGGTATCTACTTTTGATTTAGATGCAAAAGAATATATTATAGAAAAATCAAAAGAATTGTCTTATCCTATTGATGGTCTTGTCGCACGGTTTGATGATTTAGCTTTTGGACGAGATCTAGGAGAAACCGCACATCATCCTAAATCAGCTTATGCTTTTAAATTCTATGATGAAGAATATGAAACTATTTTGCGGGGAATAGATTGGTCGCTCGGAAGAACAGGAGTATTAACTCCTATAGCTTGTTTTGACCCGATCGATATAGATGGAACAGTAATCACTAAGGCGAGCCTACACAATCTCAGTATTTTAAATGAATTATCTGGTGGTTATCAGAATGTTGGGGATAAACTATATATTTATAAAGCCAACCAAATAATTCCACAGGCAAGTCGTTGGGAGCACCAAAGTGATGGTATAGAATTATCAGTTCCATTAGTTTGTCCAGTATGCGGTGGCGCAACTAAAATACAAGTATCTGATTCCGGTACAAATGTTCTTGTTTGCACAAATCCCGCTTGTCAAGGAAAATTTTTAAACAAGCTTGACCATTTCTGTGGAACCAAAGGGCTTGATATTAAAGGATTATCTTTAGCTACTCTTGAAAAAATTTATAATTGGGGCTGGGTTAATACTTTAGCTGATTTGTATAATTTAAAAAATTACCGAGATATTTGGATTAATAAGCCCGGTTTTGGAATTGCATCAGTAGATAAAATTCTTAATGCTATTGAAAATTCTAAAGATACTACTTTAGAATCTTTTATTTCAGCTATTGGAATTCCTACAATAGGAAAAACTATATCTAAAGAAATAATAAAATATGTGCCAACTTATGAAAATTTTAGAGAATTAATTCTTGAAAAATTTGATTGGTCAACTTATGATGGATTTGGTATTATTACTTCTGATTTTATTAATAATTTCGATTATACAGAAGCAGATAATGTATTTCCATATTTATCATTTAAAAAAATTGAACATAATCAAACAAATCAATTAAATGGTAAAACTTTTTGTATTACAGGAACTTTAAAAACTTTCAAAAATAGAGCAGAACTTCAAAATAAAATTGAATCTGCGGGAGGTAAAGTTGTAAGTGCGGTTAGTGCTAAAGTAGATTATTTAATAAATAATAATATTGATTCTACTTCAAGTAAAAATTTAGCTGCCCGCAAGCTTAATATTCCTATAATATCAGAAGAAGAAGTCAAAAAATTTTTGACTTTTTAAAAAAAATTTATTATAATATACTTGTAAAGATTAAGAAAGAAAAATTTATGAAAAAGAAAGAACTTAAAAAATTAGCTGAACAAATTGCTCAAGCTGAATTAATCATTCAGAACCCTGATTCTGCTTTTGAAGATGTTGAGGATGCAAAAGGGAAAATTTATAGTTTGATGTTCCATTTATCTGATCCAGAAGATATGGAAAAAGTAGATGAAATGGTTCAAGAAATGATTTCTTGACTTTTAAAAAAATTTTTATTATAATATTTACATAAGCTAAAAGCTTAAAAAAATTAATTTTATTTATTTTAAAGGAGAAAAATTATTATGGCAATGAAGGAAAACAGCAGACTCGTATTGGATTATCTTAAGGCTCACAAGGGTGAGGACATGACCGCTAAGGATGTTGCGGCTGCTCTGGATCTCACTGATAAGCAGGTTAATGGCATTTTCACCTCCGCTCTTCAGAAGAAGGATTTGGGTGTCCGTGTTCCCGCTGAAATTGAATTGGCAGATGGCACTCATGCTACCGTTAAGTTCCTCAAGCTGACGGATGCAGGTCTTGCATTCGATCCTGACGCGGACGCTGAGTAATTATAAAAATAAAATAAAGGGGTAAGACTTCTTGCCCCTTTCTTTTAATAATTATGACAATTATAATAGGAATTGCATGTCTTCTACTTGGATTTTTAATTGCTTTTCCTTTCCATTTAAAGAAAATCCAAGTAAATGAAGAATTACAAAAATAGAATTAGTCAATAGCAGAAGAAAATGAAAAATTAAAACAAGAGAAAGTGAAACATCGTGCGGAATTAGCTGAAATTCTTAATAGACAAGCTAACGCGCAAGAATCTATTAATTCTGCTGTTGAAAAATATAAAGAAGTAAAATTATCAGAAGCGCAACTTTTAATTGAACAAGATATATCAAAAGAAAAAGATAAATTTGAAGAAGCAAAAGAAGAATATCAAAAAGAATATTTAACTACTTTACAAGATTATATAAAAACATTTCAAAATAATATTGAAAAGATTAAACAAGAAACTTCTTTGACTCAAAAAGAATTTGATATGTGGAGATCGAAATTAACAGCCGCGGTTGAAGATAATAAAAGAGACAATATTAAAGACAATTATTATCGCATTAATTTGTCAAAAGAAGATTTAAAAGAAATTGAAAAGTTAAGAGAAATTATTCCATCTTTTAAAGACCCTATTGCTTTACGAAAAGTTATTTGGAAAGTTTATTATGAAAATCCTACTACTAGCTTAATTGGACGAGTCGTAGGAAAAGAAATAGTTTGCGGGATCTATAAGATAACTAATCTTTGCAATGGTATGACCTATGTGGGACAAAGTGTAGATATCGCCGATCGTTGGCGCCAACATATTAAACGTGGACTAGGGGCTGACCCGCCCACCAAAAATAAATTATATCCTGCTATGCTAGAAGATGGAGTGGAAAATTTTAGCTTTGAAGTTATAGAAAAATGTCCAAAAGAATCTTTAAATGAAAGAGAAAAATTTTGGCAAGATTATTTTCATAGCCAAGATTATGGATATAGTATTCGATAAAGGAGAAGAATATTATGGAAAGAATTATTAACAAAAGAGGAACAGGAAAGACCTATAAACTTCTTAATCTCGCTAAAAATAATAATGGAGTGGTAGTTTGCTCTGATCCTACTATTTTTAGAGAAAAAGCTTATGCTTATGGTATTACTGGTATTGATTTTGTTTCTTTTGGAGAATTTCTTAAAAGCCCTGAAATTTATAAATATAGAAAAGTTTATGTTGATGAGTTAGAAGGTTTTATAAGAAAATTTCCTAACATTGAAGGTTATACCCTTTCATTTGACTTTTAATAAAAAATATTATATAATATATATAGAAAGTTAAAGGAGAAATATATATTATGTATGTTGGTAAATTAGAATTTTTTGAAACAATTAACAATGCTTTGACAAATAATTTAATTAATTTGTCTCCTGATGCTTTGACTTATTATCAGGCTTTAGCGGATAGTTCAGAAGAAGAGAAAAAATTAATATTTAGTGAAAATGCTAAAAAGATTTTGGAATTTCTTCAAAATAATCCTAGCAAACCTTTTAAGTCAAAAGATATTGCTAATGAAATTGAAATTTCTTCTCGTTCAGTTTCAGGCAGTATTCGTAAATTGGTAAATGAAAATTTAGTAGAGAAGATAAACAAAGAACCCTGTATTTATATGATTACAGAAAAAGGTATTAATTTTAAAGGAGAGTAATAATTATGAAGTCTAATTTTTTGAATAAGGTACATCTTGAAGGGTTGCTTTACGAGCATAATCTGACTAAAAAGGTCAGTGGTCCTAATACAAAGAATCCCGGAACGGAATTTATTTCTGGTACAATTAGTATTGCTACTGATGATGATTGTGTAAATATTGTTCCGGTTCATTTTACTTATGTTGTTGCGGTAACAAAGAAGGGTACTGCAAATAGCACTTTCACTCATCTTTCCAATATTCTTAGCGGTTCTATGAAGACTGTTGTTGGTTCAGGTGTTGAAAATGCAAGTAAGGTAGCAGTTGATACTACTATTGATTTGAACGAGTTTTATTCTGATAGATCGGGTAAGGAAGAACTTGTTAGTGTAAAGCGTAATGAGGGTGGCTTTATTCATCCGATTCAGGCATATAGTAATGATAGAAATAGTTTCCGCGCAGATATGATTATCACTAACGTTATTGAGCAGGAAGCTGATGAAGAGAAGGGTCTTCCTTATAGAGCTACTATCAAGGGCACAATTTTTCAGAATTTTACGAAGGCACTTCTTCCTACTTCTTTCACTCTTGTTAATGAAGCAGGTATTAAGTTCTTCTTGGATAATGATGTAAATCCTAAGAATCCTGTCTTTATTGAAGTCCGCGGCGACCAGATTTCAGAAACCATTGTCAAGAAAATTGAAGAGGAATCTTCTTTTGGCGATAATTATGTAAGAGAAGTGACTTCTAGCCGTAAGGACTATCAGGTTAAGTCGTGCGGTTTGCTTCAGGAATGGGATAGTGAGGCAACTATTTTGGCTTCTGAGCTTGCTTCTAAGATGACTGAACGTGAGACTTATCTCGCAACACTTAAGCAGAGACAGGAAGATTATAAGGCTAGCAAGAATAGCGATTCTGTAGCTTCTAATAACGACGGATTTCAGTTCTAAAAGAAAGAGAGGGCATATAAATGGCTATTGATTTGATGGCGGTTCAACCGCACAAAGTAAGTCGCGACCTTTCCGGATACATTACCTATATTTATGGGGCAGAAAAGTCAGGTAAAACGACTTTTGCATCTCACATGCCCTCTCCCCTTATTCTAGCTTTCGAGCGGGGCTACAACGCCCTGCCGGGAGTCATGGCACAGGATATCACAACATGGGGAGAAATGCGGCAAGTTCTTAGAGAGCTTAAAAAATCTGAAGTTCAAGCTAAATTTAAGTCAATCGCGGTAGACACAATAGATGTAGCAGGTGCTCTTTGTGAGAAGTATGTTTGCGCGCAGAATGGCGTTGATACTCTTTCCTCTATTCCTTATGGTCAGGGATGGACGCTGGTAAAGAAAGAATTTGATGAAGTTTTCCGCACTATAAGCCAGCTTGGTTATGCGATTGTTTTTATTTCGCATAGTAAGGATAAGACATTTAAGCGTAAAGATGGTACAGAATATAACCAAATCGTTCCTACTTGCCCTACTTCTTACAATAATATTGCAAAAGATGCTGCCGATATTTATGCGTATGCTGAAAAGTATACTGATAATGGAGAAGCAAAGGTAAGACTTGTTCTTCGTTCTCCTGACAATAGCGCAGAGACAGGCAGTAGATTTAAATATATTGCTCCTATTATTGATTTTACTTATGATAATTTGGTAACTGCTCTTAATAATGCTATTGATAAAGAAGCTCAAATGCATGACAATAAATTTGTGACTGACGAAAGAGATTGTATAGCAGTCGCTAAAACTTATGATTATGATGCTCTTATGGTTGAGTTCCAAGAGCTTGTGGGCAAGTTAATGAACAAAGATTCTAATTATTTTGCCCCTCGAATTACGCAGATTGTTGACAAATACCTTGGTAAGGGAAAGAAAATCGCAGATGCTACTCTGGAGCAGGCAGAATTTATTAGTCTTATTATTACTGAAATTAAGGATGATTTGATCCCTTTGCTGAATAAGTAAAAAATAGCAACCTAGGGATACCGGTCTCTAGGTTGTTTTTTTATAAAAAATATGTTATAATTATTATATAAGGAATAATATAGAAAGGAGTATATGATGCCGTTAGTTAAATGTTTATATTGCGGTCGGACATTTGACCGAGATAAAGAACCTTATGTCAAACCCCGCAGTAATAGATATGCACATGCTTCTTGCGCGCAAGAAAAAGATTTAGAAGTATTTAATCCTTTAATATTAAAGCAATGTTATTATTGTAAAAAAGAAATCAATATTGAGAAAGAAGAATATAAAGAATTATCCAATAAGAAGTTTGCGCATTTAACTTGCTGGGAAAATAATAAAGGCAGCCTTTCTGATAAAGAACAATTAGAGGAATATATAAAAAAATTATTTCATGAAGATTTTATAAGTCCAAAAATACAAAAACAAATTACAGATTATACTACTAAAAATGGTTGTACTTATTCAGGAATTTTAAAATCTTTAATTTATTTTTATGAAATAAAAGGTAATTCTATTGAAAAAGCTAATGGTGGTATAGGTATAGTCAGATATGTTTATCATGATGCTTTAAGATATTATAAAGCGCTATGGGAAATTCAAGAAGCAAATAAAAATAAAAAGATAGAAGCCTATATCCCAGAAGTTAAAGAAATAGTTATAAAAAATCCTGAACGAAAAATGAAAACTAAAAATTTATTTTCGTTCTTAGACGAGGAATAAAAATGAGTTCAAAATATATAGATACTTCTAGCATTGTCCAAGTTATTGGATGTGTTTACAATAATCCAAAAATTTTGGATTATGATGATAAATATGTTATTACAGAAGATGACTTTGATAATGAATTCCATAGAGTAGTTTTTGGAGCAATTTATAAATTACATGAATTAGGCGCAGAAAGTATTAATCTTGAAAATATTCTTGATTTTCTTTCTTCTCGTCCGAAAAGTGAGGCAATTTTCACAAGTCAAAAAGGTGAAGAATGGTTGAGTAGAGTAAGTCAAAGCTGCTCTCTTTCGTCTTTTGATTATTATTATAATCGAATGAAAAAAATGACTCTACTTCGTATGTATGATAAATATGGGGTAGATGTCTCTGATTTATACGACCCTGATAATATTCTTGATTCTAAGAAAAGACAAAAGCAAGAAGAATGGTTAGATAATTCCTCCCTTATTACTATTGCTAATGCGGTTAATGATAAAATAGATTTAATAAAAGCTAAGTATGTAGATAATGCCACAGAAGATTCAATTCAAGCTGGGCAAGGAATTCAAGATCTAATTACCAAATTGAAAGAAACTCCTGAAGTTGGTGTTCCTTTATATGGTAGTCTTATTAATACGATTACGCGCGGAGCACGCCTGCGTAAATTTTATCTCAGGTCAGCCCCGACCGGATGTGGCAAAACCCGCACAATGATAGCCGATGCTTGTTATATTGCTTGTGATAAAATATATGATGAAAATTTCGGTTGGATTAAAAATGGTATTTGTCAACCTACTTTATATATTACGACAGAGCAGGATAAAGAAGAAATTCAAACTATGATGTTAGCTTTTCTTTCAAATGTAAATGAAGAACATATTTTAAATGGCTCTTATATTGAAGATGAAGAAGAGCGAGTGCGAGAAGCTGGTAATATTCTTTTAAATAGCCCACTTTACATTGAAGAACTTCCAGACTTTTCACTTCAAGATGTAGAAAATCTTATAAAAAAGAATATCCGAGATAAGGATGTTCGATATATCATGCATGATTACGTGCATACTAGCCTGAAGATACTCGAAGAGATAGCTACTAGATCGGGAGGAGTAAAATTAAGAGAAGATAACGTCTTGTTTATGTTGTCCACTCGTCTCAAAGATATTTGTAATCAATATGGTGTATTTATATTGTCTTCAACTCAGCTTAATGCAGACTATCAGTTAAGTGAAACACCTGATCAAAATTTACTGCGAGGAGCAAAAGCGATAGCTGATAAGATTGATGTTGGAGCTGTCATTCTACCAGTCAGGGATAACGATTTGTTAAAACTTCAAAGTATCCTCGACAGCGGCGTTTTTGGACAGCCAAATCTTAAATTATCAATTTATAAAAACCGTAGAGGTAGATTTAAAGGAGTATATCTTTGGTGTAAGGCAGATTTAGGAACTTGTAGAGTTAAACCTATTTTTTGTACTGGATGGGATTACACTCTAATTGATATTCAAGATTATCGTATTAAGGTATTGGATGATGAAAATGATAAAGCTTTTTGATAAGGATAAAATAAAAGAAAATCTTACAGTAGATGATATACAAGTTTTATTGCAAGATTGGGGCGGGGAACCAGTAAAAACTAATTTCGGATTGGTTTCCCGCACTATTTGTCATAATCCCGCAGGGGAAGGTAGTAGAAAATTATACTATTATTCTAATTCTCATTTATTTCATTGCTTCACAGGATGTGCCGTTCCTTCTTTTGATATTTTTGAGCTTTACATAAAAGTAAATAAAATTCAAAAGAATATAGATTATACTTTAGCTAATGCAATTATTTATATCGCTAATTATTTTGGTTTATCTAATTATTCAGAAGAAGAAAATAGTTTTAATTCAGACGATTGGGAAGTATTAAAACAATATGAACGTATCCAAGATATTAGCTATACAAATAATGAAATTGTTTTAAAAGAATATAACCCAAAAATATTAGATAATTTGAATTATAAAATTAAACTTATCCCTTGGCTCAAAGAAGGTATTAAACAAGAAATATTAGAAAAAAATAGAATTGGTTATTATTTGGGTGGAGATCAAATTACGATTCCACACTTTGATAAAAATAATAGATTTATAGGTTTACGCGGACGTTCTATGTGTAAAGAAGATTCAGAATATTATGGCAAATATCGTCCTATTTCTCTAAATGGAACGCTCTATACTCATCCTCTTGGCATGAATCTCTATAATTTTAATAATAGTAAAGATAATATTGGACGGGTAGGCAAGGCTATAGTATTCGAGGGCGAGAAAAGTACTCTTCTTTATGCCAGTTATTTTGGAACTGAAAACGACATTTCTGTAGCATGCTGCGGAAGCAATTTGTCCTCATACCAGATTCAATCCCTTATAGAAGCTGGCGCGCAAGAAGTTGTTGTTGCTTTTGATAGACAGTTTATAAAAATTGGTGATGAAGAATTTATTCGACTAAAGAATAAATTACTTTCATTAAGAGAAAGATATAATAATTTTGTAAGAATATCTTTTATTTTTGATAAAAATATGATTACAAGTTATAAATCCAGTCCAATCGACGAAGGACCAGAAAAATTTCTTCAATTATTTAAAGAAAGGATTATATTATAAATGCGAGGAATAGTATGGGCAGTTGATTTTAATACCGGTTGCAAAAAATTAGAACAAATTATTCAATCTTATAAAAGATTTAATCATTTTACAATAGAATTAAAGAAAACAAAATCTGAATATGTCGTTATCTTTGATAATGGAGACTATTGGAGAGTAGCTCGAGCATTTGAAGGCTCTAGAGGCTATAAATGTAATATCTCTTATATAGATCAAAGAATCCCGGCAGATTTTATTAATACAATTATTCAACCAGCAACTATTGCTGCTCCATGGCATGGTTTCTGTTATTTTGATGGGGGTATCGACGAATGAAATATCATTTAATTTCTCCAAGAGATAAAACAATAAGCATTATAGATTAGATATTTAAAAATAGAGGAATAAAAGATAAGATAAAATATTTAAATCCTACAAAAGATATGGAGAATAATTCCCTTCTGTTGGATAATATAAAACAAGGAGCTTATTTACTTCTTGACCATATTCTTCAAAATCATAAGATAATTTTTATTGTAGATAGTGATACAGATGGTTTCACAAGCGCCGCAATTTTAATAAATTATATATGGACCCTATATCCTGAATGCAATATCACTTATCTATTACATGATGGGAAACAACATGGTTTAAATGATATGATAGATAAAATAGATTCTTCAGTTGATTTAGTAATTTGCGCGGACTCGGCTAGTAATGATTACGATGCGCATAAGATATTGCACGATCAAGGTACAGACGTTTTATGCCTCGATCACCATGAAGCTGATGAAATATCTTCTTATGCTTGTGTAATAAATAATCAACTTTGCAGTTATCCCAATAAATCTCTTTCTGGCGCTGGCGTGGTATATAAATTTTGCCAGTTTTTAGATAGCTTAAGCCCTGTCTCAAATAATCTAGCAGACTCATTTCTTGACCTTACAGCGTTAGGCTTAGACTAAACTGAGCTAATATATCTTTTTTCTCTTATCAGAGAAGGTCAATTTTGTTTAATTGGCTAACGAGGAAATCTAAATATTATATGAAGACATGTTGAAATATAATATATGATAATCTCGTGGGAATCACTTTACTACAGAATATCATATAAGAAAGGAAATATATGATATTAAAAATTAATGAATTAAAAAATGGAATGTCTGTCATTTATAAAATAAATTATTTAGATGGACATTATTATATTGGTTTAACCAATGATTTAAAAAGACGAATGTCAGAACATTAGAACGCTTGGAAAAAAACTTATAAAAAAATTCAAGATTGTGATATTGCTATACATAATCAAGGAGGTATAGACTAGGTAGAAATCCTAGAATTTGTTCCAATCCCACAATTGGAAGAGCGAGAGCGTTATTGGATAGAATATTTTAACGCTTATGAAAGTCCTTTGGGATATAATAAAACTCCGGGAGGAGATAGCTCTAATCAAACTGGTTCTCAAAATCATAGAGCAGTTTTTACTAATGAGTAGGTTTATGATATTAGAAAAAGACGATTTTTGGGAGAAAGAAAAAAAGATGTTTATAAAGATTATTCTTTTGCATCTTTTAGTGGTTTTGAGAAAGTTTGGCTTGGGACTGGTTATAATAATATTGGGCAAGAGTTTATTATACAAGCAAATCAAAAAAGTCGTCAAGAATATTCTCATGAAGCAAATTCAGGTTTAAAAAATGGCAGAGCAAAAGCTTCTTACGAAGATATAATCCAAATTAGGCAACGAAAAGATGCTGGGGAATCTTATATTTCAATAGCTAAAGATTTCCCTCATTTAAGTAAAAGTACTATTAGAAGAATTGCTTTACGAGAAAGTTATAAAGATGTAAAGTGAAGCCTGTATCGACTATCCCTTAGGTTGAAATGCTGGGGAGTAGGGCTACTATTGATACGTAGCAGGATTTTAGGAAACGAAGTCCTTTAAATGCCGAAAGAGATATAATAATTATTAAAAATAATTATTAAAAAATAGTCAACACTTATGGAAACATAAGATTATGTGAGTAAGCGATATGATGGATTTAACGAATTTAGAAACGAGATATTATGTCGCGCATGGTCTTGCCACTCCAAGGAATGCATTTATAAAAGAAATTATGAAAAAGAATGATTTTAAAATTCAAGGAGAACTGTCTCCTTTTAAAATAGCTTTTTACGTCGCTCCTTTTATAAATGCTACAATTCGTTCAGGTGAACCGCAAGATAAACTCCTTCTTTTTGAATCTATGCTAGATAAAAATGCGAATAAGCTTGTTCCTTCGACAAAAAGGGGATGTTTTGGTCAAGAAGAAAAATTAACAGAACAAGTATGCCGCAGAGCAGGAAATATTAAAAATCATCAAGATAGAACAGTAGATGATGGTTTAGCAATTATAGAAGATATAATTCAAAGAAAAAATTTACTTGATAATAAATTGTTGATTATTACTCTTGAAAGTCCGCTTGAACCAAATATTATTGGATTAATGGCTAATAAGTTAATGGGAAAATATAAAAGACCAGTAGCAGTTTTAAATAAAGGCGATGGAGTATGGGCTGGCTCAGCTCGTGGATATGAAAAATCAGAATTAAAAGATTTTAAAGCTTTCTTAATTGAGTCTAGTTTTACCACTCTCGCACAAGGACATGCTAACGCCTTCGGTTTACAAATTCCTTTTGAAAATTTACAACCTTTAATTGATTACTCAAACAATAAGTTAAAAAATATGAATTTTGAAACTTGTTATTTAGTAGATGCTATAAACCCAACAGAAGAAGATATTTTAGAAATTGCTTCTCTCAAAAATATTTGGGGATAGGGTATAGAAGAGCCTTATGTAGTTTTTGAAAATGTAAATATTACTCCTGATAATATAATTTTAATGGCTAAAAATACTTTAAAAATAACTAGCGATATAGAATTTATTAAATTTAATGCAAAGCCAGATGAATATGAAAAATTAAAAGCAAATGATAACGGTTGTATTACTGTTGATATAATTGGTAGATGCGCAGTTAATGAGTGGCTAGGGAAGACAACCCCACAAATTTTAATGGAGGATTTTGAGATTAAGAATAATCTTAAATATTATTTTTAATGCGAAAATTTTTTATTATTTTATTTTCTTTTGTTTTTTTGCTAAATACTTCTGCAATAACTTTAGACGAATTAAAAGAAAATAAAAATACCACTATTCAAAAGATAAAAGATAATGATTTTTTTATTCAACAGATTAAAGCTATAACTCCTTCAATACAGAATCATGAAGTTTATCCAGAAATTCAAAAAATTTTAAAAGATTTAGAAAAAGAAAATAAATCATTAAAAGTTAGTTATGGTATTCTTTTGGATGAAATAGAGCTAAAGAAAATGAATGAGTATCCTATTGCTTATAAGATACATAATTTTTTAATTGCAGAGGGATTTACCGAAGAAATAACGGCGGGAATTATGGGGAATATGATGGTAGAAGCGGGCGGCCGTACTTTGGCTATTGACCCTTCTTCTTATGACGATTCAAAAAATTATTATGGAATTTGTCAATGGTCAAGAAAATATTACTCAACAATTTTTGATAAAGATTTAGAAAATCAACTATTATATTTGATGAATACAATAGAGAATGAATTCAATACCTTTGGCGATAAGTATAAAAAAGGTTTTAAATATAAAGACTTTTTGCAAATGAAAGATACAAAAGAAATAGCACTTGCTTTTGCAAAGGTTTATGAAAGATGCGCGGCAGGTGGGTACGAAGGTCGTATGGCATGCGCAGAAGAAGCTTATAGCTATTTCTATTAAGCTCTAAACGTTAAGGATAGATAAAATCGTCAACCTAAATCTAAATAGGACTTAGAAAATTTTGAGGTAATTTTCTTAAATTGATTTATTAATTATTTTATGTTATAATTATTATATAAAATAAAGAAAGGAGTAATCCTATGGAGCTTACTCATAAGCAAGAAGAAGGATTAAAGTTAGCTGTAGCCAGATATAGAAACGGAGAAAAGTATACCGTTATATCTGGCTATGCCTAAGCAGGCTCAGGTAAGACTACTTTGGTGCGGTTTATAATTGACGCACTTCAAGTAGATGAAAATGCGGTCTGTTATTGCGCTTTTACAGGTAAAGCTGCTGAAGTGCTTAGAAAGAAAGGTAATAAGAATTGTTTAACCTTGCATAAACTACTTTATGATTTCGAGCCTAGAGAGGATGGGGGCTTCTTTAAAACCTCTAAAGAAGAGCTTGAATACCCCATAGTCGTGGTTGATGAAATTTCGATGGCACCGAAGAGAATGATGGAGCTACTTTTTACCTACGATTGCTATGTCCTATGCCTTGGCGACCCCGGGTAGATTCCACCACTGGATCAGAAAGATAACAACCATCTTTTAGACCACCCACATGTTTTTCTTGACCAAATAATGCGGCAAGCGCAAGAATCAGAAATTATTCGTCTTTCTATGAAAATTAGAAATGGAGAATATCTTGATAATTTCGATGGTAAAGAAGTAAAAGTATTCCCGCATAATAAACTTTCTACTGGAATGCTAACTTGGGCAGATATTGTATTAACTGCAAAAAATGATACACGGCTTAAAGTTAATAATCAAATAAGAGAGCTTCGAGGTTTTGGGGATAAACCACAAGATGGAGATAAACTAATTTGTTTGCGCAATTATTGGGATGATTTTACTACAACAGCAGCTCCTATAGTTAATGGTACTATTGGATATGTAAAAAATCTTAGAGAGGATGTTATTTATATCCCACCCCGCATTCAAACCTCTATGCGCACTATTGATATTTATAGAGCTGATTTTATAACTGATGATGGTATTTTAGAGGATATGCAAATAGATAAAAAAATGCTTTTAACAGGAGAGAAGACTTGCAGTTGGAAAGATTCTTATAAACTTCAGCGCGCTAAGAAAAATCATGGAGAGTTGGAACCTAAGGAACTAACTTATGCGTACGCAATAACTACCCATAAAGCTCAAGGTTCTGAATGGGAGAAGGTTTTAGTCTTAGAAGAAAACTTCCCATTCTCGAGAGAAGAACATAAACGCTGGCTCTACACAGCATGCACCCGCGCCTCTTCCCGTCTTGTACTGGTTAAACAATAAAGAAGGTTATTTTTAATTAATGCTCTTATTATTATTTTTAATTATAATAACAAGAGCAAAGGAGAAAAAATATGCAAGAAATAAATAATTATAAATAGATTCCTATTGGTAAGGGAAAGGATTACTCTAATTAGAATATTGGAGATTTTTTAGTTTTATATCGAACTGTTCCTCCAGAAGGAAAGAACCCAAATAATGCTTACTGGGTTTGTCAATGCCAAAAATGTAAAAAATATGAAGTTATTAGAGCACCTCGTATAAGTTCCGGAAAAATGGAGTGTTCTTGCAAAAATGATTTGACAGGAAAAACTTTCGAAAGATTAACAGTTCAATTTCTATGCAAACAAAAAACTAAGCGTAGAGGAAACATTTGGCATTGTGTATGTTCATGCGGAAATGAAAAAGATATTCCAGCAGAAACGCTTTTAAGAGGAGAAAGTCGTAGTTGTGGTTGTTTGCAAAAAGAGATATTTATTAAACAAGTTATTAAACAAAGGATTGATTTGACAGGTCAACGTTTCGGAAAATTAGTAGCTTTATATCCTATATATAGTAAAGAAAAAAATGTTCATACAAAATGGTAGTGTAAATGCGATTGCGGGAATGAATGTAGCATAGATATGGGTAATCTTCGTAGTGGGAAAAGTCAATCTTGTGGATGTACGAATTCTAAACAAGAAGAAAAAATCATAAAACTATTAACTGATAATAATATAAAATTTGTCTATCAAGACAACAGCTTTTTAGATAAAAGTAAAAGATTTGATTTCTATATAGAATGTAATCCAAAAGGATATGTAATTGAGTTTGATGGTTAGCAACATTTCTTTTATACTGGGACAGGTTGGGACACAAAAGAACATTTTGAAAGAACTCACCAAAATGATTTAATTAAAAATAATTATTGCTTTAGAAATAATATTCCTATTATTCGAATTCCTTATGATGCTAAGTATACAATTACTGATTTAAAATTAGAAACTACAAGATTTTTATTGACACCAGAAAATGAACAATCTTATTACGAGAAAAGAATGAAATATAATAATAATGAGCTGAATCAATAAGAAATATGCTATAAAAATAAAAAAATTATTATTTAATAAAAAATTTAAAACAATATATACAGCATGCACTCGCGCCTCAGATAAATTAGTTTTAATAAAGAGGTAAATAAAAATGGAACATTATACAAAAAAAGGATTATACAATTCTTATGATAAAAATCATAAAGAAAGAGATACTTTGGACTATTATGCTACTCCTCCCGGAGAAACTTTAAATATTCTGAATAAATTAGATTTAAATTTTGACAATTCTATTATTCTTGAACCTGCTTGTGGTGGTGGGCACATGGTAAAAGATATACAACAATATTTGCGAGATAAAAACTATAAAGCAAAAATTATTGCAACAGATATTCATGAACATGAGCAATTTTGTGATTTTAATAAACGAGTTGGATTAGAGTATGATTTTATAAGTGATAATTATCCAGTTGAAGAAAAAATTGACTATATAATTATGAACCCACCTTTTTCTACAATAGAACCTTTCACTATAAGAGCCTTGGAAATAGCTAATAAAGGTGTCCTTATGATCGCTCGTTTGCAATTCCTTGAAGGAAAAGGAAGATATGAAAATATATTAATAGATAATCCTCCTTCAGAAATTTATGTTTATGTTGATAGAATAAATTGCTGGAAAGATGGTAAAGTACCACAATCTAGTTCGGCGCAAGCCTATGCATGGTTCTTTTGGGATAAAACTATTAACAATACGCAAACAAATGTAAAATGGATAAGAAGAATATAACTATTTCTTATTTTTATCAAATTAGAAATTTTACTCCAAATATTATACCAGTTAGTACTGCCTTATCAGACCCTATATGGTATAGACCACCAGAAGGTAAAGAATATTATATAGACAAGAGAGGAATAATTTGCGGGCTTCGCTATGAGCCTCTTATAGTCCAGAGAAAGGCAGAACATAGTTGTCCTTGTGAAAATAGAAACTTAGCTCCGCAATGTCCTATGCTATTGGAATATCGTAAATTATTAGAAACTATAGATTTTAATAAAATGATAAAAAGTTTTGAGTTTTGTCTTAATAAATTTAATAGAGATACTATTGCTTTAATGGTCTATGAAGCACCAAACAATCCTTGCAGTGAACGTTTCCCGCTTATAGATTATTTCGCCACGCATGGTATTAGCTTGACTTTAATTTAATAATATGGTATAATATATATATGAAAGGAGAGATAAAAATGTTATCTTATCCCGGTAGTTTACATGGGCATACAGATTTTAGTAATTTAAGACTTCGAGATTCAATTAATAAATATAACGAATTAATTGATTATGCAATAGAGTTAGGTCATGAGTGCATAGCAATTACTGAACATGAAACAGTAGCAAATGCAATAAAAGTAGAAAAATATCGTGATAAAATTAAAGAAAAGCATCCTGATTTCAAAATAATTCTTGGTAATGAAATTTATCTTTGTAGAGATACACTTGAAAAAGATACAGTAGAACAAGGTGAACAATTTTATCATTTTATTCTTTTGGCTAAAGATGCTATAGGGCATCAACAGATAAGAGAGATTTCTACGCGAGCTTGGAAACGTTCTTGGCAAGGTAAACTTCAAAGACGAGTGCCGACTCATTATCAAGATTTAATAGATATTATAGCTAAAAACCCGGGGCATGTAGTTGGAAGTACAGCATGTCTAGGTGGATATCTCCCACAAACTTTAATTAAAACTAATGAGATTCCTGTTGCATGGCTTAATAGTATGGTTAAGCTTTTCGGTAAAGGTAATTTCTTTTTGGAAATGCAGCCTTCAAATCAAAAAGAACAAATTTTTGTAAATCAAAAACTTTATGAAATATCTAAACAAATGGATATTCCTTTTATTATCACTTGCGATGAACATTATTTGAAAAAAGAAGATAGAGAAATTCATGCAGACTTCCTGCGGTCGCAGGATGGTGATAGAGAACTTGATGATTTCTATGCTTCAACTTATTTAATGGATACAAATGAAATAAAGGAATATCTTAATTATTTTTCTAATGAAATTTTGCAAGAAGCATTTGATAATATTAGAAAAATAAAAGATATGTGTGAAAATTATAGTTTACGGAAACCTTTACGGATTCCTAATTTGAAATGGAAATCTGTTATTAATTTATCAAATATTGAGATATATTTTGATAAAATTCCTAATCTTAAAAAGTTTTATGAATCTGATTTTGAGGGAGACAGAGTATTAGCTCAAAAAATTTTTGAAAGAATAATTCAAGATAAAACTCTTCAAAATAAAGAAACTTATGATGCAGTTAATGATTGTTTGGATTCTACTTGGGTTAGTTCAGAGGTAAATAAAACTCATTGGTCTTCTTATTATCTTAACCTTGAAAATATTATTGATGTTTGTTGGGATGCAGGAACCTTGATAGGCCCGGGGCGAGGTTCAGGTATTGGCTACATTCTTCTTTATTTGCTGAATATTACCCAAATTAATCCATTGCGGGAGACCGTTAAAACCTACCCTTGGAGATTTCTTAATCCTAGCCGAGTTTCTGTTTTGGACGTAGATATAGATATTGAAGGTTCAAAACGCTCCGCAGTTTTAAATAGATTAAGAGAAGTTTATGGTGAGGATAGAGTCGCTAATGTAGCTACATTTGGAACGGAGACATCTAAACAAGCTATTCAGACAGCCGCGAGAGGTTTGGGCATAGATAATACAGATGCACTTTATCTTTCTAGTCTAATTCCTAGCGACAGAGGACAAAACCGCACTCTTAAACAATGTTTTTATGGCGATCCCGATAATGATATGAAACCTATTCCAGAATTTGTTTATGCAATGACAGAAGAATTTCCTGAACTTTGGAGAGTCGCGCAAAGGATTGAAGGATTAGTTTGTAAGATTGGCGAACATGCAGGTGGTGTAATTTTTGTTGACGAGCCTTTTACAAATTCTACAGCGTTGATGCGAGCACCTAATGGAGATATTATCACGCAGTTTGATCTCCATGATGCCGAGGCTGTGAGCTTAATTAAGTACGACTTACTCTCGGTTGAGTGTCTTGATAAGATCCACACCTGTATCGACTTACTTGAAGAATATGGATATGTTAAACCCAAGGCAACGCTGAAAGAGACATATGAAGATATATTGGGTATTTATAATATTGAAAGAGATAATCCTGATATGTGGAAGATGGTCTGGAATCACGAAATTAATAGCCTATTCCAAATGGAGCAACAATCTGGCATTCAGGGCATCGCACTTACAAAACCTGAATCTGTAGAAGATTTGGCTCACTTAAATTCAATTATTCGGTTAATGGCACAAGAAAAAGGTGCAGAGCAGCCTTTAAATAAATACGCGCGTTTTAAAAATGATATAACTCTTTGGTATAAAGAAATGCGAGATAATGGTTTGACACAGAAAGAACAAGATCTCCTTAAACCGATTCTTCAAGGTAGTTATGGTATTGCAGAATCGCAAGAATCATTTATGCGGTTAGTTCAAATTCCAGAATGTGGCGGATTTGACCTTAACTTTGCTGATCGTCTGCGTAAGTCAATCGCAAAAAAGAATCCTGCCGAATATGAAAAATTAACTGAGGAATATTTTAAAACAATTAAAGAAAAAGGTTTGAGCGAAAATCTGTGCACCTATGTCTGGAACGTTCTCGTTGCTACTTCTCGCGGATACGGGTTCAATGCGGCACATACGCTAGCTTATTCGCTCATCGCGCTACAAGAAATGAACCTTTGTTTTAAATATCCGATTATTTTTTGGAATTGTGCTTGTCTTATTACTAATGCTGGTGGTTCAGAAGATGAAGAAGAAAGTACGAACAGTGATTATGACAAAATTGCGAAAGCAATAGGTAAAACACAGGAAATGGGAATTAAAATTGTTCCTCCCGATATTAATAATTCTAAATATACTTTTTCTCCTGACGTAAAAAATAATCAAATTCTTTTCGGTATGAAAGGTATGTATAGTGTTGGTGAAGATTTAATTGCAACGATTATCCAAAATCGTCCTTATGTTTCTGTTGTAGATTTTTATAATAGAATTAAGCCCAAGAAGAATGCAATGGTTTCTTTGATTAAAAGTGGTAGTTTTGATAATCTTGAAAATAATAGAAAATTAGTAATGGGTTGGTATTTAACTGAAACTTCTGATTTAAAGAATAAAGTTAATCTTCAAAACATGGCAAGTTTGATTAAATATAATCTTCTGCCGAAAGATGAAAAAATTCAATTAGCTCTAAGAGTTTATGAATTTAATAGATATTTGAAAGCTAAATGTAAAACAAATAAAGTTGATATTTATCTCCTTGACGAACGAGCTGTTAATTTTATGACTAAGAATAATATTGGAGATAATCTTATTCAAAATTTTCAAGGAAATTATTTAATCCAAGTAAAGCCTTGGGAAAAGATTTATAATTTTTATATGGATTATATAAGAAATTATTTAAAAACAAACCAAGCAGAAGTTCTTCAAAAGTTAAATGATACTATCTTCAAAGAAAATTGGGAGAAATACGCAACAGGCAATTATTCTAAATGGGAAATGGATTCTATTTGTTTTTATTATCATGAACATGAATTAGCTAACATTAATATGGGTAAATATGGTATTAGAAAATTTAGTTCTTTACCAGAAGAACCAAAAGTTCAAAAGACTTTTAAGAAAGGTAATAAAACAATTAATATCTTTGAGCTGAACCGCATTTGCGGGACTTGTATTGCAAAAGATAAAAACAAAGGTTTAGTTTCTCTCCTAACTACAACAGGAGTAGTAACAGTTAAGTTTAGCAAAGATTATTTTAATCTATTTGACAAACAAATTACTGAAAAAGATAATAACGGAGTCAAACATGTTTTGGAGAAGAGCTGGTTTAATAGAGGTTCAAAGATAGTTATTATGGGAATAAGACGAGGAGATAACTTTATTCCTAAAAAATATGCAGCTACTCCGGGCCATGAACTTTATAGAATAACAGAAGTTTTGCCAGATGGAGAAATAGTTCTCCAAACGCAGAGAAAGGCAGGAATCGCAGAAGAAGATGAAGAAGTATAAAATAATAGCTCTTTGCGGGAAAAGTGGCGCGGGTAAGGATACTCTCTTAAGGGAGTTCCTTGCTCATTTCCCTTGCTTACATGGCATTGTTAAAGTAACTACTCGTCCCCGTAGAGAATACGAAAAGCAAGATATAGATTATCATTTTATCTCTTTAAAAGAATTTACTAATAAACTTTTAAATAATGAAATGATAGAAGCCGCAGTTTTCAATAATTGGGGTTATGGTACTTTAATTAAGGATTTAAAAGAAGATAAAGTAAATATAGGCGTTTTTTCTCCCGAAGCCATTAAAATAATAAATGATGATCCACGTGTTGATTTAAAAATAATTTATATAGTTGCTTCAGACAAAGAGCGTTTAATCCGACAATTAGATAGAGAAGAAAAGCCAGATATAGAAGAAATAATTAGACGTTATCAAACTGATAATATTGATTTTTTAGAATTGGAAGAATATGATTATATTATTCTTCCTAATGAAAATTCTGTAAGTTTAAAATATCAATTAATAGCTTTTTCTAATATACTGGGCAATTTTATGTAATCCTCTTTTTCTAATTTACATATATATTGTATAACCTTAAAAGGAGGAAAACAAAATATTGAAAAAAATCATAAAACGAGATGGCAACATAGTAAATTTTGATAAAGAGAAAATTATTAATGCTATAAATAAAGCTTTCTTAGAAGTAGATGGAGAGCTTTATGAAACTGAAACTTCTGAAACAATAGCTAAAGAAATAGAAGAAAAGATTAAAGATAATTCAACTGTTGAAGAAATTCAAGATATGGTAGAAGAAGCTTTAATGGATTCTGAAAGAAAAGATGTAGCTAAAGCATATATTCGTTATAGATATAAGAAAGAAGTAGCAAGAAATAAGAGAGATGACTTTATACAAGCCATTAGAAAAAAATTAAATGCTACTAATATAGAAAATCAAAATGCTAATATAGATGAACATTCATTTGGTGGACGAACAGGTGAAGCAAGTGAAATAGTTACGAAAGAATTAGCTTTAGAAGATATAGTCTCTCCAATGGCTAGAAGCAACCACTTAAATAATGAAATATATATACATGATTTAGGTTCTTATTATGTAGGTTCTCATAACTGTTTATCTATTCCTTTTGATGATTTATTGGCGAAAGGTTTCAATACAAGACAAACCGATGTTCGCCCCGCACAAAGTATAAGTACAGCTTTCCAATTAGTGGCAGTTATATTTCAACTTCAGTCTCTCCAACAGTTTGGTGGGGTAAGTGCTACGCATTTAGATTGGACTATGGTTCCTTATGTAAGAAAAAGTTTTTATAAACATTGGTTAGATGGCTGCAAATATATAGAGAAAGCTTCAGTTAAAGGTTTTAAAATACCAGAGATTACTAGTATTGAAGACAGCTTTTTTAAGTTTATGCCAGAGGCTTATCAATATGCTTTAGAAATGACAGAAAAAGAATGCGCACAAGCGGCAGAAGGAATGTTCCATAACCTAAATACATTGCAATCTCGTTCAGGTAATCAACTTCCTTTTACTTCGGTAAATTTAGGTACATGCACCCTACCCGAAGGAAGAATGGTAATAAAAGCTATCCTAGAAGCTTGTTTAAAAGGAACAGGTAAACTCCATAAAACAAGTATTTTTCCTTGCTTGATATTCCAATTAGGAAAAGGTATCAATAGATCTCCTGAGGATCCAAATTATGATTTATATCAATTAGCTTTAAAGTGTACCGCATTAAGGCTTTATCCAAATTATGCTAATATTGATTGGAGCGGCAATGCAGGTTATGATAAAAATGATCCAACCACATTCTTCTCCACGATGGGGTGTCGCACAAGCAATGGCTGGGATATAAATGGATTGGGTCAGCAAAAAGATGGCAGAGGTAATATTTGTCCAGTTACTATTATTATGCCTACTTTAGCCATGGAAGCAAAACAATATTGTGAATCTCAAATAGAAATTAAATATCCAAATAACTCAAAAATTTTAGCGACTATGACTATTCCAGATATAATAGAAGCTTTTATGTCAATATTAGATACTAAAATTGATGAAGCTAAGGATATGTTAATTGAACGTTTTAATTGGATTTGTTCACAAAGTCCCGAATCAGCTAAATTTATGTATGAAAATAATGTTATGGCAGGTTATGTACCAGAAGAAGGTATTCGAAGCGCTCTTAAGCATGGAACTTTGGCGATCGGGCAAATTGGCCTAGCGGAAACTCTTCAAATTCTAATTGGTTGCGACCATGCTTCACCGGAAGGAATGGCTTTAGCTAAAAGAATAGAACAATTATTTAAAGATAAATGCGCCCAATTTAAAGAAAAATATAAACTTAATTTCGGAGTATATATGACCCCCGCAGAAAATCTTTGCTATACTGCCATGAAAAAATTTAAAGAAAAATATGGTACAATTCCTAATATCAGTGATAAAGAATTTTTTACTAATTCTATACATATCCCAGTATGGAAAAAGATTTCTCCTTTTGATAAAATTGATTTAGAAAGTCAATTAACAGGTTATTCTTCTGCTGGATGTATTACTTATGTAGAATTAGATTCTACTGTAAAACATAATCTTGAAGCTCTTGAACAAATAATTAATTATGCTATGGATAAAGATATTCCCTATTTTGCTATTAATGTTCCTAATGATACTTGCCTAGAATGTGGTTATTGTGATGAATTTAATGATCATTGCCCTGAATGTGGAAGTACCAATATTCAGCAATTAAGACGGGTGACAGGTTATCTCACAGGCAATTATAAAACAGCATTTAATCTTGGGAAACAAGCAGAAGTAGAACAAAGAGTTAAACATGTGGGGGTAATGGAATAATGCTTAGATATGCTGGTATTATTAAAAATGATATAGCTAATGCTCCCGGAGTATGTGTATCTGTATTTTTGCAAGGCTGCCCGCATCATTGCCCTGATTGCTTCAATCCTGAAACTTGGGATTTTAATGGCGGAAAGCTCTTTACAGAAGATACTATGAATGAAATAATCAATAGTATCAATGCAAATGAAATAATGAGAAATCTTTGTATACTTGGTGGAGAGCCGCTATGCCTTGATAATGATGTTTTAACTTACCATATCGTTAAAAAAGTAAAAGAGACTTATCCAGATATAAAAATTTATATCTGGACAGGTTATCTTTATGAAGAATTAATAAACAGTGTAAGTCATTTTCCTAAAGATATTCTATCTATGGCAGATTATTTGATAGATGGACCTTTTATTAAAGAGCAAAAAGATTTAACTTTAAAAATGCGGGGTTCTAAAAATCAAAGAGTCATAAACTTGACAAAAACGAAAGAAAATGGTATAATATATATAGAAAAAGATTAAAGGAGAATAAAATGGATTTAAATAAATATCATGAGAATTTAAAGAAAAATAAAAATTATATTGGTCAACTTTCTTCTCTCGAAGTAATTGAAAAGCTTCCTAATAAATCAGAAGAAGAAATTTATTCTACTGCTGATAATCAATTCTATATCGTTCGTGATAATAAATTAGTTAATATAACCGAAGGAGACAATAGACCCTCTGCTACATTATATCAATTAAATCAATGTATGATTGGCGCTTTGAATGTTGTCCCGAAAAAAGTTATAGATAGAAAAATTAATATTATTAATGATTTCCTCGCAAAAGATAACAAATATTATATGCTTTTAAGTAATGAATTAAGATATTATACTTTATTTGTTCACACTCCCGAAAAAACTGCTGATAATTTTGGCGAAACAGTTTTTGAATGCTTAGATATTTTTGGCAGTATTAAATATATAGAATGTGATGAAGAAATAGGAACAGCTGAAATTTGGGTACAGGAAGAAGGAGACCCTTACGCACACGTCTTTTACTTATTCCCTTACGATACAGGAGTGATAGAAGTAAATGGAAACTAAAAGTCTATTAATAATCGCTCTTCCAGTACAACTTTTAACTATTTATTTATTGTCAGAAAATCAAGAGCCTGAAAAAATTTATGAAGATTATGCTATTTATCCAACAGCTAAATATGTAGTTAAATATTGCGAAGAAAATAATATAAATAAAATTTATATAAATGGACCTATTGATTACGTTATTGGTGTCAAAGAACATCTTTTAGCTTTAAATAATAATTTAGAAATTGAGGTATAAAAATATGAAACTTTTAATTACGAGAACAGATACCTATAGAGTCGGGACAGTTGCTGAAGTAGAACAATTACATGAACAGCTCAAAGCTTCTTCTGATTTTACGCTTGCTTCTTTTGGATACAAAACAAAAGAAATAAAAGCAAAAGGAGAAGTACTTGATACTTACCAGCTTGTCACAGTTAAGAAAATCTATAATGATGAGAAGAACCCTGATGGTTTTGGGGCGTAGGACTAATGATTAAATTTGAAATAGTAAGTAAATATAAACACGCGGGACTTAGCTTACCCGAACGAAAAACTGGATGTTCCGCTGGATATGATTTTGCTACCGCAGAAGATGTTGTTCTTGAGCCTTACGCGCATTTATCTTAGATTCTTTCTAACCAAACAGAATTTCAGCCTCTATTCATAGATGACTTTATCAAAATGACTAAAAGTACAGGAGCTAAGCCCACTCTTGTATCGACAGGAATTAAATGCCAACTACCTAAAGATTACTATCTTGAGTTAACTATGCGGAGTTCAGTGCCTCTAAAATCATGGATCACTATGGCTAACTCGGTTGGCATTATTGACGCAGATTATTATAATAATGAGTCTAACGAGGGCGAGATATTCTTCTAGCTTATAAATCTTTCTCCCTATCCTATTATCATTCCGAAAGGAACCTATATAGGTCAAGGTATAATTAAAAAGTATTATACAACAGATGATGATAGGGCTATTGGAGAAAGAACAGGCGGATTTGGAAGTACTAATAAATGAGATTATTAGCTCTTGATTAGGCTTCTAAAACTTCAGGCTATGCAATTTTTGAGGATAATAAATTAATTATTCATGGTCATTTTACTTTTGGAGATGCTATTCTTGGATAGCGTTTATTGAAAATAAGGCAAAAAGTAGATTCTTTAATAGAGGAATATAATATAAACTTTGTAGTGTTCGAAGATATATAGTTGCAATCAAATGTAGGTAATAATGTATCAACTTATAAAGCTTTAGCAGAAGTAATTGGAGTAATTAGTGAATTACTTGAAGAAAAAGATATGAAATATGAATGTCTTTTGGCTAGTTAGTGGAAGTCTATTTTAGGGATAAAAGGTAAAACTCGTCCCGAATAGAAAAGAAATTCTTAGGAATATGTTCTAAATAATTGCGGAGTCAAGGCAACTTAGGACGAAGCCGATAGTATTAATATAGGACTTGCTTTCTTAAAATCTTGGGCAAAATAAAATAAACCTCCTTTTATAAAACTTAAATTTTATGAAAGGAGGTTTCTGTTTTATGATAGATTTTTTAGCGCAGCATTTACCTGAACTTATTATGTCCCTCATAACCGCTGGCGCTCTGGGACTGTGCGGTTGGTTTCATTAGCAAACAACCAATTATCAAAAGTTATTAAAGGAACAAGAAGATGAACGAGTTCAAGAACTCATAAAAGAACAAATAGAGCCTTTGGTAACTGAATTAAGAGATATAAGAAAATATGTAAAAGATTTTGAAAAGCGGGAAATCGCACAAGTAAATCTCATTATATCTTTTTATAAACAGAATCTAATATCTCTATGCGAAACTTATTTAAAATAGGGATATATCACAACTGAATAGTATAAACATTTGTCTGAATTTTACAAAGTATACACAGATTTAGGCGGAAATGGTCAAGGTAGAGATTATTATAAAAAAGCAGCTTCTCTGCCTATAAAAGATTAAAGGGGGACAATAGTCCCCCTTTATTTTATTTGTTTGAAAACAGCATTAGTTATATTGATAATTTCCTATCCATAGGTAGATAAAAGATCAGCAAGAACTTCTTCTTGATAAGGATCTAACGTGATATTATAGCTAAACATAGCTGCATGAGTTAGTTCATGACACAGTACCTTTTTCAGCTAATAACCTTGTAAAGCTGCATTAATGTAAATAATCATTTTATTATGGTCGCAACTACCTAATGTAGCCGTGCCGTCGCTTCTTAATAAAGCTGGGTGATGAGGGGATGCCCAAACGACATCCCACTTCTCACCATTAATATCTATCATCTAGCTTGCGCTATTTTAGTTCCTAAGTCAGAAACTTTCTTGCTTAATACTTGACGCTCTTCGGGAGTAGTATCTTCTAACATTTCCATAATATCTTCCGTAAGATCGTGCATATATTTTTCTAACTCTTTCATCTGGGTTGCTTTATCGCCTTGCATTTCCTTTGTTTCCATATACATGCGGCGAGCGTGAGGGCTACGTCCTTCGCGACGATCCCGCACCTAATCATAAGGATACTCAAGGCCCATACGATCAGCTCTATACTGCGGTTCAGTATACATGCGAGGACTTTCTCCGTAATACATACGACCACGTTCCCTATCCATATCTCTATAATAAGGCTCGTTATAGTATCTATGACGAGTTTCGCCCTGTTCTTCCATAGCTTTAGAAATAGTGCAATAATAAATAGCCTCCTCGAAATCTTTGACCATATCTACAACTTCGCCAAGCTCTTTAGCGTCTACACTATCTAAGTGTCCTAATTGATTTTCAACTGCACACATTAAAGTTTCTTTTGCTTTTTTAAGTCTATCTTCCATTGTTATGCCACCCTTTCAATTATTAAGTTTGCGTTTTGCACATCAATAGCTTGCGCAGTTGTGTTTTTAACGCTGATAGAAGAGCAGCAACCACGAGGGATATCAATAAAGATAGCCCCGAATATGTTGTTAAATTCCTCAACAGCAGCAGGAGTGGTAGTCATAGTAGTCGTAGCGATCGGTTCGCCATCAACAGCTATAGCTAAAGATATTGCGCCAACTGTTCCACCGGTCGGCAAGCCAATATTGCCTCCAAAAGATACCTTAAATCTAGCTCTACACTGATTTGTGATACCTTTTAAGTTAATTAAACCACTACCTGCGCGATGAGAAATGGAACAACTGCCACTAGTAATCTAATTAGTGAACTGAACATTTTGTCCAGCCGCTACTGTTTGCAAAGCATTAGCAGTAATTTCCATCAGTTAGCCCTCCTCAATAAGAAATATTAGCTGCGCAGCAGCCAGTTGTAACCGCATTAGGATTAGGCACAACATAAGCAGGGATAGCGCAAGGATCTTTCAACTGGTTAACAAGATAAGTATTTTGAGCCTGTTGAGAAGCCGCAAACTTCAATGTCTGATTTTCTGCGGTTAAAGAAGCAATCTTATCCTGCGTTAAGAAATCCAAGATAGAACGCACACCAGCGTTATTGCTATCAATTATATCACGGGTAGAATCTGTAATAGCACGTCTAGTATCGCAAGACTGGGAAGCAAGATTATACGAGAGATCTGCGTAGTTTTTAGCGTTCTCGTATCTCTAGTCGCAGCAACACTGAGCCATCTGAGTGCCAAGAGCAGTTAAACCAGCAGTAATTGCATTAGTATTCTGCATATTAGCAATAGTATCAGCATTTATAGCTTGCATTACAGAGTTAGTATTTTGGTTCATGCCAGTGTTAACACCCGAGAAACCTTGGCAAAGAGCAGCTTGAACACCAGAGAAACCATTAAGCATACCAGTATTCATAGCGTAGAAGCCATCACATAAACCGCTCTGAATAGCACGTACGCTATTTTCTAAGCCGTTCATATCAAAGCCATAAGCTATTTCTTCGCGGGTAGTTGTACCGCCCTGACGACCTCCGCCAAAACCGTATCCACCCCAACCGCCGCAGAGAATAAGGATGAATAGAACGATCCATATACCATTTTCGCCCCAGCCCATTCCGCCATTGCGGTTTCCGTCTGTTACAGCCGCTATATCAGAGAGGCTATAACCTTCTTTAGAATTAAACATAAGTTAATTCTCCTTTCTAAAAAATATATATTATTTAACGCCAAACTATTGTTTAAAAGCGCTAAATTCTTTATCAAAATCTATACCTCGTTCCTTTGCTAGATTGCGAGCTATAGATTCTATATCCCCAAAATTACCATTTTGCATTAACTGCAATAAATTAGCACTCATGGGGTTTTGGGAAGCCTGCTATTGTAAAACAGACATTAATAATTGTTGCGGATTTTGTCCGCTTTTTATCATTTGTATTAATTGCATTGGATTAACTTGCATTTGTTATCCTCCTATTATTTAAATTCATAATTTTCAGAATTTGTTTTCTTTAACTCTGCTATGGCTTTTTCAAATTCTTCTCTTGTAATGTAATTATTATTTGTCTATTGTACTGCCATAGGAATTTCTTTTAATTCATACATATTTAAAGTAGCTGTCCCATCGGGATTAATTTGCTTTGTATAAATTTTTCTATTTGCTAAATCTGGAAAATAAAAAACTGAACCATCAAAATCTATTAAACTAGCCCTTGCTTCGTCTATGGAAGATACCGGTCTTCCTTTTAAACTAACCGAAGGAACTTGCGGACGTTGTTGATAGAAACTTTGTGGCTATTGGTAATAATTATTATTATACATTTTTATTTTTCCTCCTTTCCATAGATATATGGAAATTATCTGGGAAAGATTTTACTAAAAATTCCAAAAATTTGTAAAAAAAATAAGGACCAACTTGTTTAAAGTTAGTCCTAAAAAAATAAAGGCTAGTCGTTAAGACTAGCCTTTTTCTTATTTTGTTTCATTTACTGTGGTTTCAATAGTTTGATCTAAGTAAGCATTGAAGTCTCCTACAATATTGGTAAGATATTTCTTAGCTTCTTCGGAAAGAACAGCTAAAACCGCCGTTTTTGTCATTTCAAATGCTTTCTTTTGCGCCTCTTCTGTAAAAGCATCTTGCCCTTTTAATGCTTCTACATAAGTTTGTTTAGTAGCAATTACACAAGTAGTGACTGTATCAGTAAACATTTTGATATACTTTTTAGCAGTATCATTATTTACTTTTAAAATTATTTCTTGCGCTTTCGCGTTTAGAAATCTAATCAAGAAGCCAGTTAAAAGTCCCAATAAGGGAATTAAAACCACTTCAAAAATTTGTTGCAATAATTCATTTGTCATTTTATTTTTCTCCTTTATTTAATTTTAAGATATTCGTATTCAGCATTCGATACTTTTGGGATAGTAAAGGAATAAGTAATCGGAAAAATTGATTCTAAATCATATAATTTAAAGGTAAAAGAATCACTAGTACCATTTATACCAGAATCTATAATATAATGAGAATAAATCTAAAAATAAGTAGCTAAATTGGGAGTATAAGCTCGGGGAAAAAATTTAAAAAATAAAGCTTTATCTAATTCACAAGATATATCTACTAATTTTTCAGCATCCACACCAAAATAACCAGCCGTATTAGACCAAGACCTTTGTGGCTCTCCAAAAAATAATACTTTATTTTTTTCAGAAAAATAAAAATCTCTACAATTTATCCTATTCGGCGTTATAGCTGATAAATCTTTTATAAAAGAACTTGATATTGATAACGTTTCATTATTCCATAAATAAAGCTTAAAATCATCTTTTATAATATAATATTTATTATTTACTTCAAAGAAAGCTATCGTCCCAATTAAATCATTACTTTTTTTTATTTCTTCTTTTTGTTTATCAATTAAACAACCCACCCCTTCAGTATTTTTATAGACTGCATAATTAGTCGTAAGATTGCTCATTTCTGAATTATAGTCTTCTAAGAATAATTTTTTTCCATTCTTTAAAGTAAAAGTTTTGTTTTCAGGAAAAAAATAAGTATTATCAGAAGAGTTCCAAAGCACCTATGATTTTGGGAAATTATTAGATTGACTAAAAATTAAATTTTGATTATTAATTGTAAAGGTATAATAATCATAAAGTGATCCATTGTACCTTTTCATAGCTATATAAAAAATCAATTTTTTATTATCATAAAAAAAATCTGTCAAATAACTACGACTTGTCGAAAGTACCTCTTGATTTTTAGCTATTTCTTTAAAGACTAAATTTTCAATAGTACCATATTTTTCTGAAAAAATAGAATAATGGGCAGAAGATTCATCTTTTGAAACCTACTAAAACATATAAGGTAATCCAACCCATTCTCCATTTTTAGTCAATGTGCCATCATCTTCTAAAGCTCTTAATTTTATATCACCAATTTGATCTTGCTTAGCGTCGTTACTAGTTAAATATCCATTTTCATTATCTAATTCATAAGGGACGGGAGATTCATAAATTTTATCTACTCCATCTATTTTAGTAGATATTTTTAATCTATTATTATCAATAGAAAAATCAAGCTATCCTTCTACTAAATTATTCGAGTTATCTCTCGTTAAATAAATATTTTTGTTTGAAACAACTAAATTATCATTCTATATTTTATACCATAAAGGTTGAGACAAAGTGCCTAATAGAAAACTCTATACTTCTTTTGTCTCTGTCTAATATTGCATAATATTAAAATTTGTATTAGTAGAATAGACTCCTAACCAAGTCTCTAAATCTGAATTATATTTTACTTTATCCTCTTCTGTAAAAGAATAATTATCTTCTATTTTTAAATTCGTAATAGAAAAAGAATTTCCTTTTTCTCCTTGAATACCTTGCTCTCCCTAAATACCATTAGGACCGCCATAAAAACTTATCATTAATATTCACTCCTTCCACTTAATGAGCTTCCACAACAGGAAAACTTGCTCCATACCAAGTTTCATCAATTATATCATTTGGAGTTAAAGCACCTTTATAAGCTATATCGGCACTAGTATCACCATTTATAGTAAAAATAGTTGTTGAATAGCCCGAAACCTCAGTTTCATGTTTGTAATAACCAGCACTTGAATCCATACTTTGCAAAATTGAACTTTGTGATTCAATAGAAGAAAGTTTACTACCTATCTAAACGGTAAAAGTTTCTTTTATATCCTCCATAAAATCAGGACATCCCGAAACATATAAAGAAAAAGTGACTTTATTATTTTTTTCATAATAAGAAACATTGGTATTAGATAAAATAGGATTTTTAATCCACCCATCTATTTTTTTATCTAAAACATTAAGATAATAATCACCTTTTTTATTTTCTTTAAAATTTAAAGGAGTTAATAAATTTTGGTTATATTTATTTAATAATTTTATTTTTTCATTTAAATTATTAATGGTATAATCTAAAATAAGGTCATATTTTTTCATCTAAGAATTTAAATATTGCTAAGTTTTAGGATTAATTTCAACATTCTAATCTGATTTATATTTTATGAAACGCAGTTTATCTGCATCATTTACTATTCCATCATTATTAACATCAGCTACTTCTGCATTAAAGTTTACAGGCTACTTCTTTAAATATTTCTATAAATCAATGTAAAAATCATTTAATACCTTTTTTCTTATACTTTCATTTTCAAATTCTTCAAAGTTAAAATTAATATTGCCATTTTCTTGTAAAGATTCATTCAAGATAGAAAATTTTAATAAATCTATATTATTATCTGCCCAAAAACCAGAATACTAATAACCTAAGAAAATTTTCTATATATTATTATTTTTATTTTTAGAATATCCAAAACTTATTTTTAATTTATTAAAATAATAAACAAACCATTTATTTTCTTCAAAAGAAGGCAAATTAGTAAGGGCAGGAACAAAAGCAAAAACATCATCTATAGTCTCACAAGTATTGTCCTAAATTATACCCTTTATTAAAAAATTAAATCCCTATTTACCCTATCCTCCTTGAATGCCTTGCAGCCCTTTTGGACCACCATAATAATTCTCCATTAACTCACCCCCGTATCTATCCAAAGATAAATATCTGCATCAGTCGGCTCAATATCTCCAACAGCCAGCATATCTTTACCATCTTTACCATTTTTTCCGGGCGGGCCTTGTATATATTGAATAATAATATTAGAAGATTCTAATTCTTCTATGCCACCTTCATCACTATTATCTTGATATATTATAGTTATTTTTTCTTTAATAGGAGCAATAAACTCTACTTTCTAAATAGTTATTGCTTTACTATCTAATTCAAAAAAACCATTAGAAGGAACTTTAATTTGAGTAGTAAAAGATTTATTATAAGTAATAGAAAAAATTGTATCAGCCGGCGCGGTCACAGCAATATGAGTTATTAAACCCTCGACATACAAAGATTTAGGATCAGAAGATGGTGTAAAAGTTACTTGTTTTAAACTCATGAACTCGCACCTTCCTCATATTCTATATATAATATTTGATTATCTCCTAATTCTATACTATTTATATCTTTCAAATATTTATAAGAAATTTCCCATCTTCCTGCTGAACCCAGCTAAACAATAGTTTCTCCATTTAATTTAAAATTATCCGCACCATTAGCTAATTTCTCAACCCCAATATGGGTAAGATTTATTCCTGATAAATTAACTATACCGCTAGTAGCATAACTTGCAAATTTCACTGTAATTCCTCCTTTAACTCAAATTTTAGATAATGCCTAAGTAGCAGAAATGCTCATTAAACCATTATAGCTCAAAGGCAAACTCATCTAATTTATAACAAAACGACCCTAAATATTATTGTCTGTATTCTTAATGTAAATCAAAGTATTCGGTTCCAAATAATACTTAGGCAACATCGAAATAGAAATAGAAGTATTATAAACTAAATACTAATATAATAGATCTTTAATTAAATCGTAAGCACTAGCCGCAACAGAACTAATACCTAACTTATTATTAATGAAATTCTAAGATGCAAAACAAATATTATATCCTTTGTTTTTATTTCTCGCAAAAACTTCATCTTTATCTTCAGTAGTTAAACAAAATAATATCTGCGGAATTTCATTTTTAAATAAAACATGACAATCATTATTAGTTATTACTTTACTTCTTCTACCAATAGCAGAAACAGAATACTGACTAATGATATCATTTGTATCAATATAATCTAGCCAATAATTTAACTGACCGGGATCAGATAAAAGAACATAATTCCAACCATCATACATTTTAGTCTGAGTATCTTGCGAAGCCCAATCTGCCATAGTATCATATATTTTTCTCCATTCAGATAATAATTCAGCTTCGCAATATCCATCGGGTTCCTCTTTCATTAAAGCCTAACGATAAAGCTCTTCACGCCATTCCTCGCAAGGATAACCTTTTAATTCATAGTTATCCTATTTAACTGGTTCATTTGATACTGCATAAGTACTTTTATTCACCAAATAAAGATATTTCTTGCATAAATTTAATGTTGGTTTCTTCTCAATAACTAAATGATAACGGATTTCAGAAGTAAAACCCGAAGTGGATTGTTTCTTTCCCCAAACAATAAAATCATTTTTAATATTATCATATTTAGGAGAATAATTTAAAGAAACAACAGACTTAGTATCATTAATTATTTCACTATACCAAGATTCAGGGTAAGACTTTAAATATCCTATTTTAAGTATGTCTTCCAAAGAAACAAGATTATTATATAACTAATCTTTTTTCTATTGAAAAATAAAATTTCCTTCTACATCAAAAAAATATTCGTAATTCCCTAAAGTCTAAACTATTTTATCCAATAGAGAAACAACATTTTCGCCTGCTGAAAATACTAATTCACCGGGATAAGTAAATTCACTTTCTAGATATCCAACATCTTCACCGTAGGTAAAAGTAATCGGATAATCAGCATTATAATCATCTAACTCTTTAAAATTAGAATAATCAGAAGTAAAACCTAAAATTTTGTCTCCTAAATATTTCACAAGAGTCAACTAAGTGTCAGATAAATCAAATATTTTAATGCGGTCGTAGGGTATCACGCCATAGGTGTGGACTGCTTCTCGTATAATCTAGTATATTGTAGGACGTATCTTGACGATATTGTCTTCAGTATAGACTTCTTCATATTCATGAAAAGTTACTGAAGCAGGAAAAGTGCCTCCAACGCTACCATCTAATTGAACCATCTTATCTTTTGCTATTAATGATATAGTGGCGCCAGACACCGATACACTTAAGTTTGCCGAACTTATGAAATAAGTCCCGCATTCAAACCAAACTATCGGTCCAGTTTCTTCTCGCAAGGGAGATTCATATCCAACCTAAACCTTTACTTTCTTATTTAAAGAAATTAAATTATTTAAATCCTCTAAATTATTATTTTCTTTTGTTGCGAACATACTTAAACTAATGGTTCTGCGAATAGCCGCAGAACCATTAATCGAAATATTGCCTGACTAAGAAATACCCTATATTTCTCTAATTGGATTTTCTTTAAAATCTAATAATAAAAGTTTTAAATATAAAACTCGAATGGGCATTTCATCTAAAGCTTTTTTTAATTTTTCACTTATCATTTGACTTGATACCCCTCCATCATTTTATATTCTATTCTTGCAATTCCAAAAATATTTAAATTTAAAGGCTTACCGTCAGAAGATATTATTTTTAAAGTTTTAATTAAATCCTAATCAGTAGCTTCTGCATAAAAACTACCAGTAAATATAATAGGATTACCTTCTGTTTCCTCTTTGTTTATATAAATTTTAGCTATTTCTTTTCCCTATTGTTCCACATCATTTATAAGAATCTAAATATACTAAAATCCTAAAATGCTATATTCATCTAAATTAGAATATCCTTTGATTTTATCTAAAGTCCAATTCATAGTAGAAAGTTCTTCATTCCAAGCCACTATCTAATCATGATAAGGAATAGATAAATCTCCCGCACTAAAATCTATAGTAGTTTTATCTTTTATCTATTGATTTCCCGCAAGAGCTAAATAAGATATATTTTTCAAAGTCTTTCGCGCAAAAATATTATACTTAATAATTAAAGTAATTTGTCCAATAGCGCCTGAAATAGATTTGAACTTATTGCATTCTTCTACTGGCACATAAAAATCAGATTGTGGTTCAATAGTAATAAAGCTATCGTTAAAAGATAAAGTAAGTCTTTTAGTCTCGTCTAGATTATTAATATAAATATATTCAATATTTTTAATCTCATAACCTAACATGCGGTTTTCTTCTAAACCTATTAATTTGCTCTGTAAATCTGCTTTTGTAATTCCATTATTTTCATCAATAGATTCAATAAATATTTTTTCCTTATCTGAAAAATAATTTTTAGATTCTTCTAATTTAATAATTTCATTCTTAATGAAATTCTCATAATTACATTCCGCAACTTCATAGCCAGTAGAAGTAAAAGAATAAATCATTCTTCCTAGTCTCTATTCAGGAGAAAATGAAACATTTAGAAGACTAACAATTTTATTTCCTTCCGAAGGAGATTTAAATAATTTAGGCTTACCATTATTTAAGAATTTTTCAACATATTCTCTAAATTTACGCTCAATATAAAAATTATCTTGAACTAAATCAAACGGAGAAATATAATTGTTTTCCTTATCATCTATTATTTTATTATCTTCTCTTATATTATTCGCGGAAGACGCTTCGGTGGACGGGAAAACTAGCTCATTATCATAATAATAGCCATCTACTTTCTTTTTAAAGAAATTATAGTTATCATCCATCTATAAAGTAATCAAACCCGCCACAGGAAACTCTGCGTAATAAGCATATCCATTTCTAAAAATATAAGGATATTTACTACCTAAGGTATCTTGTTTCTATTGAAGAATATTATATTTGAAGCTGGATAAATTATTATTAAATTTTAACTTTAACTATTTATTTTCTCCAACCAAATAAGCATATTCAAAGCGAACTTTTACTGGATTTGATTCAGTTTCCTATTCGATGTTATCGGAAATAGACATTTTCTATAGTAAATATTTATATTCTTTATTATCTTCACAAGTAAAATCTGTAAAGATTGAACCAGTATAATAAATTATTTTTTCTTCACCGACTATTTCTTCTACGTGAGAAAAAGCTAATTTATTTAATTCTTCTGCATTATAATAGCAAAGTATAACATTTCTATCCTTTTCTTCTCGTAATAGTCTATATTTACCTTCTGATAAATCCTTGTCTCGGTCTAAATATACCTTAATCGCGCCTTCCTCATCATCAGGTTCAGCCCGCAATTCTTTTACATTATCTACTGGACCATAATCTACTTTTAATACTTTAAAAGTATAACTTTCTTTAAATTGATAATTATTTAAAGTTATACCTTCATAATAAACAGTATATTCATTTTCAGGATCTAAAATAATACCAAAACAATGCGAATCAACACTTACATTTAAGTCTCTTTCGGTAGTATCTTTATCACTTAAATGATTTAGCCAGCCTGAATCACCTACTAAATTATTATCTTTATCGTATAAAGTAAATTTATATTTAGTTAAAATTTCTTCCGCGGGACCAGTATAAGTACCGGTAAAGGTAGGATTAAGAGTATTTTCAATAGAAAGAATAGTAGCTATTCCCTGAAGCCCATTATCAATATTAGTATCAGGCTTATAATCTAAGACCTTTACAGCCCCCCAGTTCGACCAATCAGAATAATAGTTAGAATTGATATACTTTCTTAACTATATTTTATAAACTCCGGGAGTCCAAATTCCACCTTTAATCTATTCAGTAGCCTTAATAATAAAAATATCGTGTGCAGAATTGCTATCTATTGTTAAAAAATCTACTCCATTTATTAAAACGCTATTTCCAGAAAAAGCAGAATAAATACGAGCTTGTAAAGTCCAATCAAAAACTGTATCATTTGAATCATAAGAAAAACTTATATTTTTATTGGTAGTATAAAAAGCTGGTAAAGTTGAGTTTAGAATTGGAGCAGATAAAGTTCTTTTAAAGCTTGTTACTTTATTGCTACTTTTTTTCTCAATCCATTTAATTGGAACTTTATAACCATCACTATCATATTGTCCTGATTGTCTATTAGTAAATCCTGCATTGCAGAGATAGCGAACACCATATTCAAGCCCTTCTATAACTATTTCACCAAAATCATTAGGGTAAGAAATTTGTCCTCCTCGCTTTGCGAAATCTTTAAAATTTAAGCTGTTTTTGTTATTGCTTGGATTATATAATATTTTATTTCTATCTTTAATCCAATCTTCATTCTCGCCATTTTCTGGTAATCTAGTATTTAAAAAGATTTCCGTATATTCTTGTTCGTCTTCTCGTCTAAAACTTATTTTAAAATAAAGCCATTGCTTACCAGAAGAGTCGGTCGGTATCTTTTTAAGCTGTTTAAATCTAAATGTAGCATTATAGCTTTTTTTATCATACGAAAATGTAGGACCAGCCAATAATTGCTATGTTGTATAACCACTAGCCACTATTTTCACCTCCTTTTTCTCTCTATTGATTATAAAAACTAACTTAAATTATTTTCTCTCTTTTGCCCAATCATGTTGAAGACATTAAACTTTTAATATAAGCTTCTAAAGTCATATCTCCTATATAAATAGAACTAGCAGCAGGTAGTTTAATAGTATAGCCATTGGGTATTGTTAAGGTTATCTTTTTTGAAGTATCATCACTATTTATCGCCAAGCCTACTATGTTAGCTCCTTTAGATTTCCCATTAGCAATCAAATGGATAGTTTCATTTCCATCCTCATAACCATATAAACCATAATTTTTTTCTTGAATACCGAGAACCATGCCTGTGAATTGATTATTATTTACTATACCAACGCCAGCTTGCGAAGAATCTATAATATTATTAGTACCTGCGGTTATACTTTGACCATTCCATCCTTCAATACTAATAGTATTATCAATAGAAATAAATCTTAGAGCAGGATAAGAAAAATCATTTTTCCATCTAAATTGTCTTTTTTCAGTACTGCTTAATTCATTTACTTCATTAATAAATCCTGAAATATTAGTAATATATATAGGATTAAAACCAGTTTTACTATATTTAACATACATAGGATAATAATCCCCTTGTCCATAAGGCATAGGAGTTATAATAGACATAACTATAGTTTTACTAGAATTTTTTAACTGAAAAGAAGAGGTTATATAATTATTTTCAGTAATATTTTCATCATTATCTCTAAATATAATAGGCACTTCCTCTGTAGAAATAAAATTCTCATTATAATTTATTTCCTACTCATCAGTTGATTTACTTGAATTTTTCTAAAAAAGATTAGGATCTTGCAAGATTCCTTTATAAAAAAACATAGCCCGCAAATAAGTTTTATCAGTTGTCCTCTAAGTATAATAAGAACCAGTTAATTTGCCATCATAATCACAAGGTCTAAGTATACAGCTATATCCTTCTGGATGAACCCCCTAATCGCCTTCCTATCCAAAAAATATTTCATAATTAGTCTAATTAAAGGTAAAACGATTATCATAATTATTTATATCATAACTAGTTTTTATCTAAAAATGTAATCTATTATAACTATCAATCCATGTATTTTTTATCATGGTATCTTGTTTAGAATAATCTGTTAATCCAAAAGGAACAATATTATCTAAAAAATTCCAATAATTGTTATTATTAAAATTTGATAAATTACCAATAATATATTCCTAATTCAGAAGAGAAGAATCAATAGTATTATATTTATTATAAACAAAATAATAAATATCTTTACCATTATTCAAAGAAGGAGTATTTTTCCCTTTATAAATTTCAATAGTATGAGAATCTATGAAAGCCTAAACTGCCAAATCATCAGGAGCTTTTGAAAAATAGCCATATGAAGTATTCTATTTCTCTTCTTGAACCCATTGACCTTTATTATAACTATACCATTTAAAAGTACATTTACTTGTTATATCTTCATTATTTTTATTATAGATCTTAGCAATATACCTATTACCACCATTCTCTAGCTGAACAATCTCACCTTTATATTCTATTTCGGTAGATTTTATTTCTTTAACTGGCGTTATTTTAATCTTTTTGATTATCAAATCATTAGTAGTTTGACATTCAAAAGTAATAAGCTGATTTGCGCTTATATTAAAATCTATAATTTTCGATTCTATGATTTTAATAGAATTCTTTTTTCCATAATAATTACCCTAAAAATCTTTAAAAGTATATATTTTTTCCTTATCAGCGGATAAGGAGAAATATTCCTTATTTTCATCAGAAGATAAGATATAGTTAGCTCTTTTTTCTCCTTCAATATCAATCTATATTTTTTGTGCTGATACAAAACTTTCTTGAAAATTCCAAGTCGTAGGATTGCCTTCAGGAATCGTCCAATAAGAAGTTGTGGCTAAAGGTATCTCATAAGTCTCATTTAAAGAAAGATTAACATTTTCCGTAGTAGCTAATTTTTCTATTAAAAGTTTATTTGACATATCATTTTCAGGAATTTTTACTAAGACATAATCTCCTACTTTATAGACTGCGGTTGGATCAATAGAATAAGCTAATTTAATGTTATCTTGTATTTTTACTTCATAAACACCTAAAGTAGAATCCTAAATAGAAACAATTAAACCCTAAATAGTTTTATCAAGTTTTAATGTTTTTATTTTAGCATTTACAATAGTATCTATAGCTTTAACTATGTTGTCAGTTATTAAACTCAAAACTCTAAACCTCCTTAATATAACTTATAGGATAGGGAGGTTATACCTTACCCTATCCTATAAATATTATATCATAAATTTTTGATAGATGCAAATTGCGCGGCTTGGTTTACAAGATCGGTAAATGCTGCTTCTATTTCATCTTTCGAGCTAACATTAGGGAACGATGCCTCAATCCGCACATTCTGCTCTAACTAACCATTAGGATTAATTGAAGGAGCAGAAGACATACCTGAGAGTAAATCCATTAAGAATCCACTATTAGCAAATATATCTTTTAATATGCCAGAACTTAAAGAACGAACCGCATTAACCGCATTTAGAATATTAGCTGTATCTTCTTTATTGAGAACTAGTTCTTTTTCATGAAGTATAGCCAATTTACCACCAGAACCCCAATCACCAGTATAGCCGCCAGTATCATATTTCTAACCTTTTCGGATCCCTTTCCTTATTTCATCTACGGTAAGTTTAGCCTCTTCTCCTAACTTTAATTTATCAATTTTTTCATTTCTCTTCCGAACGGCTTCTTCAGCAGCTGTTATATCATTCCTAGCAAGTGCTTCTTCTGCTTGCCTATAGTAATCTGTATCAGTATACTCTTTTGATGTAAAAATCTTAGATTTACTTTTATTGCTATTATCTTTACCAATAGATTCCGCATCAAAATCTCCAAATCCAGCTAAACTTTTGCCAATCTTTTCTAATCTTTCAATTAACTAATCAATAGATTCAAAACTTTTCGCAATATACCCAGACATATTAGCCCACATATTTCTAAAATCATCAATCTTTTTATTTAAGCCATCCATAGTATTACTTAAATCTTCAGTAGCTTTGTTCATATCTTTAGTTTTCTCTATCGAAGCTACTTGGGCCTAAGTAATAATCTAATAAGTATTAGTCGCTTCAAAACCAACGGTTTGGAAAAGGTCTCTAGTTTGAAAAATTAGATTATTTAAAGCATCACTTGTATCAGTATCTAACCTCTCCGCAGCATCTGTTATATTATTCATTAAGTCAGCTAATGTTTTAGTGCTAGTAGCTTTAGCTAAGTCGGTATCTGCATAATCAATATTAGCATAACTTAAAGCTTTTTCTAACTATTTAGCATAATTAGCAGCTTGCTTCAAATAATTTTGATTAAGTTTATAGGCTTCCTCAGCTTGTTCTGCGGTTATTTCTCCACTAGCTACTTTTTTTGCAATATCTTGCATACCAGAAGAATAAGACTATAAAGAAGAAATTAATTTCTCGCTCATATTGTCAACCATTTCAGAACTGGTTTTATGAATCTCTTGCTATTTATCTTCTAAATTCTATTGCGCTTTGATTAAATCCTCATTAGTTGAACCATAAGCGTAGCTCCAAGTACCATTGGCATTTCTTTGAAGTCGCATCTATGTCTTATTCCATTGAGCTTCTTCGAGCGCTATTTCAGCCAACCGCAAATCATATCTCTGCTGTAGATTCTTTAGCTCTTGTTCACTTAATTGCGTTTTATCCTTTTGAATTTGATTTATTTCTTCAAGTAAATTCTTTAAACTATTCTGCGCTTTTAAAGAAGTTTTATTACCTATTTCTTGCGCAATAGTACGAGATAACTTACTTAATTCATAAGTCTAAGTGACAGAATCTAAAACCTAATCACTTTCTTCTTTTTGGAAATCAAAAGCTTTTTTCAAATTTTCAAGAGAGCTATAAGAGGAAACTGAATCCTCAAAGTTTTTAATAGCTTCATCAACAGACTCTTCAAAAATAGAATTAACTAAATCTAAACTATTTTTCCAAGTTGTCTAAATGCTATCTTCTACTGATTGAAGTTTTTCCTCTGCGGTTTTAAGATATTTTTCAGCTGAGGCTCTTTCTTCTACTACGAGAGTTGGATCTGCTAAGTCTCTCTTTAACTTTTCAATCTCTTTCTAATAAGTTTTTCTTTCAGCTATTCTTGCAGTAAGAATATTTTTATTATTATCTAAGGTCAACTTATTAGCTTCTTTAGTCAGCTTATTAATATTCGCAAGGACTTTTTCATCAAGACTTAAGAAGAAGGTACTGGATTTAAGTATATCATTAAGATTCTTAAATCCTTCTGCGATATGATCTAACCCATCAATATAATTATTAATCTTTTCATCACTTTTATCTAAAATAGAATTTATTTCATTAGTTATAGATTCTCTCGTCTTCCAGAAAGCAGCTTGAGCCGAGCTTAAATTAACAATAGCTTCTTGATATTGTTCTATGGCATGTTTATCATTTTGATGATTTTCATAATAAGCTCTCGCTTCTTCAAAATTCTTACCAGCTAGAATTATATCGGTTAAAGCAAAGTTAAGTCCTTCAATTTCAGATTGAAGTTGTTCTAAATCAGTGGCGCCTTGAGCTTTCTTAATATCAGCTAAATCTTCATATAGAGATTTTTGATTTTTTAATAATTGTTCTATCTCTTGATATTTATTTTTAATGGCGTCTAGTTCCAGAGATTCTCTTTCACTTCTTAAAGATTCAATTTCGGCTAAGATAGATTCTTTCTGAGCCGCATCAGTAGTAACCGCAAGAAGAGCTTGCTATTTGGCTATTAACTAATCTACAAGGTTTATTTCTTGCTTCTCCATATCTCTGCGAGCTTCGTCATAAGCGTGCTCCATCTTGGATTGAAGAATAGAGCGACGAGAATTTAATTTGTCAATTTCGGTATTGAGTTTATCTGTATCAGTCTCGCTACCTGTAAAATCAACATCACTAAACTTTCTACTAAGATACCATTCTTTATTTTTTCCATCATAATTCAATTTATATCCTAATAGCTAATATAATGCAAAATCGTTTTTGCTTAAATTAACTTTCTCACCTAGTGAAAGTTTTTCTTCTCCACTAATATAACTATTAATAAGTTTGTTTGAAAAAACACTCTTAAATAAATCAGAGTTAGCTAATTGTAATAATTGTACTTTTAACTTTCTAATAGCTTCTGCGGAACCGCCTGCTGCTTCTTTTAAGCTATCTAATAATTCAGGATAATTACTTAATTGCTCCCAAGTTAGATTAATTCCTATACTTTGTAAATAAATAGATAAATCCATTAAGCTATCTTTCCACTCATTAGAACCCTTATCTACTTTACTGAGTTCTTCATATGTTTCAGATATAGTGTCTACAAATTTTGACTATTTTTCTATATTATCTATTTCTTGTATTTTTTCTATAATTTTGTCATAATTTCCTATAATATCATTTAAAAATCCAGCAGCAGCTATTTCTTTATATTTATCTCCTGAATTAGCGATAATAGAAATTATACCTTCTTTACTTGCGGTTTTAATTTCCTCATCAGTATATAGTCTATTTCCATTTTCATCAGTTTCTTTTTTTAGTTCATTAGTTAATGTTTCTAAGCCAGTAAGAGAAGAAATCGAAGACATATCTATAGGATTATTCAAAATATTCTAAGCCGTATTTACATCTTCTACAGCCTAAAAATATTTCTATTTTTTACCTTCTACTTCATTAAGTCCTGCTGTTTGCCATTCCTATATCCATTTTTTAACATAAGGTTCTGTCCCATCAACATCTGCTCCACTATAACTAGCAACAACTTTACCATTAACTTCAGATACCCCTTGATCAAATAAAGATTTTATATCACCGGGTTCCCATTTAGCACCATTCCATGAACCATAATGCCCTTGAGCTAATAGATAATTTAAAAATGATCTCCATCCTTGTTCAGAGAAAAGACTTGATTTAGTATGTAAAGCAAAATTTCCATTTTCTTCTATTTCATACGAAGATTCCTAATTATTAAAATACTCATCTGCATTTAGCCCTTTAGGTATATTATAGCTGTCAATAATATCCTAAGCTTCTTTTTTCATTATAATAGCTTGCCCTCTTTGAGCGCGCTATCCTTGAATATAGTTTTTTGCACTTTTTCTTTCTGATTCTTCTAAATCCTATTGCGTTATTATATCTATTTTGCTATAAGAGCCATCTTGATTCTTGGCGAATTTTTTTTGCATACTTGGGGGTAAGGCATTATATACAGCTTCTTCAATCGTATCACCTAAATTTAAATTTTTAATTTCATTAATCGCTTTTATATAGCTATTAACTATCGTAGACAATTCATTTGAAGTAACTGCACTTAATTTTTCTAAGCTTCCTATCCATTGATTAACTAAACTATCTGGATTAGAACCGAATAAGTCAGTAACTAAACCATTAAAATTTTTATCAAACATATTAAACTTGGAAAAATCAAGATTATTTATTTTTGCCAGAAGATCTTCATCATCACCAGCAGCTTCTACCATTTTTTTTCTTAAATTTTTGCTTATTTCAAACCATGTCTCTGCTGCACTTTCTCCCCATGTATCTTTTACAACTTTAAACTAATCTATAAAATTTTGGATAACACCATAAGTCCAATCTTCAGGAATCTTTAATCCCTATTCAGTTAAATAATTTTTATCAAATGATTTAACGACCTAATTTAAGCCCTTTTCAACTTCTTCCTTTGAAATTCCATATAAATTTATTAAATCATCTTCTGATATTCCTGATTTTTTTAATATAGTTTTAATTGTCTCTCCACTTAATTGTTCAGCATCAAATTTAGTTAAACCATTTATCCCCTAACCAGAAGCTACATTATAAAGAAGTTTAGAAATCACATCGCCATCTTTGCCTCTTTGCTCCAAATTTTTTATATTACGAGCAATTTCTTTAGCCTAATATTGAGTATTCTTATCAATAGAAGCTAAATATCTACGAGCGACCTCGTCTGATACATCTTGTTCTTTGCCTTCATTATCCATGTATCTACCTTTATTGCCGCCTAAATCTTTGACAAAAGTCCAACCAATGGCTTTGGCATAAGCCTTTTGAATTTCTTCATCAGTCATACCACCACCAGTTTTACCCTTATCTTTATATTCTTCGTCATAAGCATTTTTAGTGGCTACCTTTAAAGCCTAAGCTGTAATTTTAACATAATCACTTTTTTCAGTATCTGTATTTAAAGAATTATAATAAGAATCACTCTACAAATTATTTTCAGCCAACTATTGCCAATACATATCTTGCTAAACTCTAGCTTGCGCAACAGAAGCAGCAAATTCATCCATGGCATCTCTAGCTTTTTTATTTAATTTAATTTCTTTTAAATATGCTTCAGCAGTTTCATCAACGGTATAACCTAAAGAACGCATTTTTTCGGCAAATTCAGGATCTTCTAATGTGGCTCCAGTCTCATTCATGGTATCCGCAACCTACTCTGCAAAATTGCCTAGTTTTTGGTTATTACTTTCTATAATGGTGCTTGATGCGGCAATTGTGGCTGCACCACCTGCAAGCAAACCAACTATTCCACCAATAATTGTACCAACAACTGGAACTACGCTGCCAGCAGTAGCGCCAGCTAAAGCCATTAAGGCCGTGGCACTAGCAGCACCTGCCCCATAACCTATAGCTGCGCCACCCGCTGTGCCAAAGATTCCAGCAAGGGCGCTTCCTCCACCTGTCCAAGCTTTTTGCCCAACTGTCGCGATATCATTATTTTGAGCAAATGCCTAATTATTAGCAGCTTGTGTCTACTGTGAAAGTGCTATCTCATTTAAAACCATTGACTATTGGGCGGTTTGAGCCTGTTTATAAGCGGCACCTTTTAAAGCAGTCTCACCCTTTTCAGTCAAAGAATACAATCCATCACTATCTATTCTATAATATTCTTTATTTAAAAGTTTATAAGTTTTTAATAATTCAATTAATTGATTATTAGATTTAGATATAGCTAAATACCAATCAGTAGTACCCTTAGTTAATTTATTAATTGATTCGGTCTGATCTCCTAAACTTTCTATGCTTTTATTTAAATCATCATAAGCATCAACGTTTTCCTATAAAACTTCTTTATTTTTTTCATATTCTTCTCTAGCTTTTTGTATTTTCTTTTCGGGTCTTATAGATTCTTTATAATCTAAAGCATATCCTAAAGCCTTGAATGAAGCTAAAATAGCAGCTAAAGCGGCTAAAATTTTTATAGTTCCACTAAAACCTACGCCTAAAAATTTCATCTAAGAAACTATCTACATAATGCTAAATCCCATAGAACCTAATCCCGAGACAGTTGATTCTACTTTTTCGCTAGCAGATTTAGAAGAATCTTTTAATGATTCTATAACACCCTCAAATGAACTCATAATCATTGACAAAGACATCATGGTATAAGTTACTGAACTCATAGCATTTCCAAAATCAAGAGTCGATTTTTTAAGCTTATTATTTAAATCATCTTGATTTTTTTTATCTTGTCTATCGGCGTTAGCTGCAATAAAAGCAGCATTTACTCTTACTTCGGCTTCGTCATTACCAGCTCTTCTCTATTCATCTATTAAATTATAATTTTTTGCTATTTGTGAATTAAACGAATAAATTCCTTTTAAATTACTCTTAGTAGAAAAATAATTATCAGTTGTTACCTCTCCATGAGGATTTATATTTAAATCTTTTAAGTATTGCCTACCTTCAATAGAAGTATCTAAATCTTTAAGAGCCTAGGTTAGTCTCTAAAGAATTTGTTTATTCTCTTTAGTATCTGCAATTTTAATTAAATTACCTTCAGAATCTCGTTCTCCTGCTAAATTTTTTTCAGCCTAACTATATAAGCCTAATATTCTCTCAGCAAATTTACTTTGAGTTGAAGCTTCAATATAATTATCAGGTACAGCTAAAAGATTACTTGTCTATTTTTTAGTTTCTAGTAAGTCTAATTGTCTATTATACTACTAGACCAAAGAATCTTCAATTTGACCATTTAAAGTAAGCTATTGACGATCTTGCTCAGTAAGTTTGTCTGCGTTCTATAATATTAAATTCTAATACTTATATTTTTTAGCATATAAATCACTTAAAGCTAAATCTTCAGCCGGCATGTCTCTATCAGCAGCCAAAAAAGAAGCAGCTTCAGCAAAATTCTGTCTTTGATTAATAGTATCCTATCTTAATGCGGTTTCACCAGTAATACCTTGCCAACCGCCTTTAATCTTTTCTCCAAAAGTTTTACCATTCTTTAGACCCTATCCTGCTAAAACCATATTTCTGCCGAAAGCATTAAAATTATCAGTCATCTATTTAGAGAAAGTTTTCATCAAAATAGCAGAAACAATAGTAAGAACACCTTTTAATCCGCCGACGCCATCTATGATATTATCTAATACATTTAAAACATCGCCAAAGAAATTGGTTAATTTAATAAAAAATTTATCATTTATTAAAGAAGAATAAATTTCTTCCGCAGAAGCCTTTACTTTCTTGTTCGCAGCTTCCCACGATTCAGCATAAATCTGGGCCTGCGCCTCCAAAGTGCCAGCCGAGCCACGTGCAGTATTGACATTCTATCTAAAGAAGTCCCAGTTATCCATCAATGCAATTAATTGTGTATACTGTCTAGTGCCCGCAACTGTTTGCGCTAAAGAAACTTGTTCAGCCTTACCTAAAGTTGCCCATTTAGAGCCCATTTCGTCGAGAATCTGGTCCATTTCTTTCAATTCGCCATTTTGCTCTTTGATATTTACTCCAATTGTAGCTAAAGCTTGAGAATAAGAGCCAAGAGAAGTTCCATCTTCAAGGGTTTTACCTAATTCCAAATCTTGTATTCTTGCAAATAAAGTCTTAAATGCAGTACCAACAACTTCTGCACTTTGTCTAGTAGTAGCGGTTACAGTAGCCAATGCCGAGGTAGCATATTCATAACTTAAACCAGTTGTTTCTGCAATAGCTGCAAATTTTTCCAATCCAGTTGCGATTTCATCAGTACTAGAAGCAGTAGCCGCACCCAATGCAGTCATAACATCAACGTAGTATTCAAGATTCTTAGAGCCGTCTGCAAAGTTATTCCAAACCGCAGTTAACTGGTTAGAAACTGTCTCAACAGTATCACCAGTAACATTAGATAATTTAATAGTAGCATTTGTACGCTCGGTAATTTCTCTGCCTGTTAAACCTTGCTGATAGTAAATTAAAGCTGCATCCGTATATGCCAAAGTTGAAGCTCGCAAAGATTTAGCCGCATTATTCGCATTTTTAGCAAAATCTGCCATCTAATCAGTACTATATCCAGTAACAATTCTAATTTCATTTAAAGATTTATTTAAATTCTACGCATAACCATAAGCCTATTGTAAACCAGATTGTAGACCATGCATAATATTGCTAGAAATCTACCATTTAGCAGTATTAACTAAAGTCTAACTAAATTTACTTAATAAAGTATTCGTTCTTTTTAAAGGAACTTCGGCGCTCAAGACCGCGTCTGTTAAAGCATAAAATGCTTTCTAGCCAGCAGGTCCCATATCTACCATAGAATTTCTTAATTTTTCTACATTTAATCCAGCGGTATTTAACTATTTACTAAAATTAGATAAATTTAGTTTTCCAGATTCATCAATAGAATTTTTAAGAACAACATTTAACTTGGATATATCATTTATTGCATTAGAGAAATCAGGAGTTTGGAATAACTATTTACTACCTTGCATTGTTAAACTATTTATCTAATTCTGCAAACTCTATAGCTATTTCTTTACCTTTTCTGTATCTGCATTAAAAGATATAGTATAGTCAAATCTTCTACTATTCATTTTTATCTCCTTTCTCCTTTATAAAAAGAGAAGGAACTAAAAACTAGTTCCTTCTCCGAATTTTCTCATTTATATATAAAAAAGAATTTAAATAAATTAACCAAGTTTGGTTAGAATATTTCTAAGAGTATCTAAATTTTCCTTATTAGAAATCTTAGCTTGTAAATCATCCACGTTCTCAGCCAAATCGCTATAATCAGTATTAATAGCTTCCATTAATCCCAAAAAAGAAGTATTATATTTATAAACATTATCAATAGACTCTTCCAAATATTCCATTAAACTCTTGTATTCATATTCAGGTATTATCGCTATGACTTCATTAATCACATCATTATATTCAAGTGTATCATAAAGTTTTGTCGGATCTTCTTTCTGTTTTTCGGTAAAATTAATATTAGTATAAAATTCTACCAAAGCTATACCAGTAAATACTTCAATCTCAATAGGCTTTTTAATCTTCGTGTCAAGCTTATTAATTATGCTAGCAACGAAATCACCCTTAACCGCAATAGGAAGAAATTGACGAACCATTACTTCCTGCTCATTAATTTTAATAGTAGAAAATTTATCTTCTACCTTTTTCAAATTCAATTTATTTAAAGAAATTTTTGCCATTTTTAAATCTCCTTTATCTCTTTTTCTTTTATTATAACAAAATTTTTTTATTTTGTCAAATCTTTTTCCATTTTTCTTACCAATCTATTAAATTCTTTTTCTTCCATTTCTGAAAGCTAAGATTTGTAAGTTTTCTCTTTTTCCTCTTTCCACCATTTATTAATAAAATTTTGAAAACTCTCTTTAGTATATTTTAATTTTTTTAACTGCTAAAAAGCTTTCGTAACTTCTATAAATCCCTAAGGCGACCCCCAGCCACCTTTGACTGCGAGCTATATTCCATCTTTTTCAACATCGCCTATTAAAAATCCTTTTCTGCCATCTGCATTAATTGCACCATATTTTTTACTTACCATAAAACCATTAATATTATTATCTAATATTCTATTGGTTAACTAAATATTATGAATATAAAAATTTACAAAAGCCTCATTAATTGGGCCTCTCGTATGTAGTCTATACCCCTTCCAATTTTCATTTATTTTCCACAAAACTCTTTTTTTGTAATTATTATAACGTCTTTCAACTTCTCTCGCAGTTTCTTGTAATCCTTCATTTTCTTGATCTGGTAAAGAATTTTTTAATAATTTTTCATGTTCATTTAAATCATAACCAACTTTAGCATATTTTGCTCCCCAAGGGGTTTGCCCCTCTACTGTTAATAAATTTTTATTTGTATTTTCAGAAACATAAATTTTTCTATACCCCTATGAATCGGTATAGACTTGAGTTAATACAATTTTCTGTCCTAAATATTCATTAAATAAATTCTAAATTACAAAAAAATTTGAATATATTAATTCTATTTTTTTATCCATTATTTTTTTCTACTAATCTATAGTTAAGTTTCCAGAAAAAGTGTTTATATAATTTATATAACTTTGATAATTTTTTAAAAAAGTATCAATTACTACGGGCAAAATTTTTAATATTGTATCATTATTAATATAATCTTGACTAATGGTTAATAAATCTTTTTCAACAATATTACCAATTTCATCTACTAATGCCATCTCTTCTCTCCTTTCCCTTAAAATAAAAAAATAGGAGGAAGAGATAATCTCTTCCTCCTATTCCTACCATGACTTATTCAGTCCTCAATATAAACATTATTATTATCTAAAGAAGATAATAACATATTATCTATATTACTTAAGCTACTTCAGCCGCCAGCTTCAACTGTATCATCATCAGTCTTTTTGCCATAGCCAAGGTAGCTGTTATTCTCGCCTACATCATCATTATAGTTATAACGAGCAAGCGCACCTTCATTTTCCAAGCCAGCTTCCTTATCAAAGTTATCGTCTGCACCGATAACCTGAATAGAGCAGAGCACTTTCTTTGTAGGATCGAACTTAGTATAATCCGGGAAAGCATCCATCGTGAAAGTGAAGGTCGAAGGATCACCAGAGCTTGCCATTGTAAGCGTAATGGCAGACTGAATCTTAACCTTCGGAATTATAATTTCTGCGGGAAGGTCTACGCCATCCATCTGACGACGATAGAGAGTCGAACCTTCAACATAGTAGTAACCAGCAAACTTATCAGGTGTAATATCAACTTGGAAAGCATCAGTCTTATGCTCGATATAATAGTCCACAAGAACTGTATCGCCTGCTTTGAAAAGATTAGCTGCCACAACTATCTCATTGTTATCTTTAACTTTAGTGGCTTTTACAGGCACACCACTCATTTCACCATTCGGGTCAAGCAGCATTAAATAAGTATCACCATCTGCATAAATAGCATCACCAGTAATGGTAATAACATTACCAGTATCCGGAGTCGTAGCTGCTTTAAAGTTTGTGTCTCCCAGAAGAAGTGTCTGAGTAGCATGCTGTTTAACAGTTTGAGTCGTACCATTAGCATAGATTAAATCAGCACCAGTAAGAACGGCAAGACCGACATCACTAATGAGAGCGTCTTCAACCGTAAAGGTCAAAACTTTCTCACCCTCCCAAGCTAGCAATCTCGCATTACCACGTCCACCAGTAGCATACACAGTAGTAGCAGACGTTTCTATCGTTGAAGTCTTAGCAGTATCAAGATAAAGAACAGGCTCACCTGCTTTAAATACATGAGAACCGATTTTCACAGCCGATTTAGCCTTAAAAACTATATCAGCGCATTCGCGAACACCAAATTTCATATAATTTTCCTCCTATTTAATTAATTAGAGTATAAATCTTTAGTCCAATCTTCAGGCTAACCTTCTACTTTTCCGCCGGCTAAACGTACTTTGAAATCAGCTTGCCAAGAAGAATAAAGATTAAATCTTTGTAGCTCGTCTAAAAGCTAAAATAAGGTGTATTTATTTAATTCCATTCGAGACTTATTACTACCAACAGATAGAACAGAGAGATACCGACCTAAAGTACTACCCTTAGAACCATTACCCTCTCGCTATGCCTATACACGTTGGCGTCCCCGCATCAACTTATCCGCAATTTCTTGCGCTTTTGTCCCTTTAGGATTAAAATTAGTATGTCCACCAAGCATACTATTATTCATACAAAAAATATCATTAAAAATAGGCTAAATTGTTTCAAAATTATTTGAATCAAGAATAACGATATTTTCTCCCTCTTTCTCTTTTAAGATAATAGATTGCGGGGTCATCATACAAGAATAGTTGGGAAATATCAGATCCAATAAAAGCTGAATAGAATTTTTAGTTTCCCCAGTCTTATCTTCCTCCAATACCGTCATTATTACTTGAAAATTCGTTATATTGTCTAAAAGAGTTTTGTCCTTCAAATAAGCAGTTTTACTTAAACAAAGAAACTAAGCTCCTATAAAAAAATTTTTTTCGCCCATTAAACCTATTTCATAAATAGTAGGTTGATATACGGTTAAAGATAATTCAGGAACTGGAATCATTGCCCCTGTATTTAAAGATAAAGAATAATCATTCAACTTTATCTTCTTCTCCATGAATAGCCTGATAATTTAAAGTCAATCCTGCTAATTCAGAATTTAAAACTACCTAAGAGCAACTTAAAAACTATAAAGTTCCTATACCTGTCAAATGCTTATTATTAAACATAGCATCTATTTCTCCAGCTATTTTATATGGGCGTAATCTAAAATCTCCAAGATTCCAATAATCAAAATGACAAATTATATCAAAAGTAATGACATTATCTCTGAACTAAGGGTTCTCTCCATTTGGCACAAAATTATCAAAATTGATAATAATATAACTAAAAAATTCTTTATCAGTCATTACTTTAGGAACTAAACGAATTTGCTTATTAATAAGGGATAAAGTATCTTTTTGAGAGATATTGGGAAGCTCTAAACAATGAGCATCTTGATAAAATAATAATTTCTTTAAATTATCATTCTTTAGCATCTCCCGCACTATTATCCCAGAGTCCTTTTCTAAAGAAAGAAAACTTGATTTTTTAATCGTATAATTTTCTACTTTCATACTCCTTTATCTCCAATCTATATTAAAATAGTGATTCCACCATTATTATTTTCTTATAAATCTAATCACCAATTTTAGCTTGTAATTCAAAAGAACCACTAGTCATAGACTCCCAATATACTTCAACCGCATTATTACCTTGCGGAACTATCTAGGCCGGACTTCTTGGACTAGCTATTAACCACTCAACATTTTCATCAGTTTCTATCTTATAAGTCTCACTAGATGTAGGAATCATTACATCGCTGCCACGAATAATTTCTGAATCATCTTCTTCTACTTTAACTTTTTCTACTGAAAAATCATTAGCAATATTTTCTTTTTCATTATCTAAAGTAGGATTCACAAAATCTTCAACAGCAATAAACTAAATAATTCCTTCAGGACTTATACTATCAGAAGTCTAAACTTTCCAAGCTTTATCTGCAAATAAAAATCTTGCATAACGCTGAAAAAACTTTTTGGCAGATTCAGTATAAGGTATATATATTTCAAGAGATTCATTTGGTACATCCGCACTAATTCCATTCTTTTGAATAGATTCTATCCGAGTCTCAATAGGACCACGAATATAAGCGTAAGAACTATGTTCTCCTTCTTCGTCTTTCCATTTTAATTGATATTTACATCTGCGGATTTCCGCTCTAAAATAAGCATCTTCAGTAAACTCTTGTAAATAAACTAGCCAATATGTTTTTTTCTCACACCAATAAAAAATATCACCGGGCTTAAAATGAAAAGCATAATCGACAGAGAGAATCTTATCATCATAATTCATTTTATTTTTATCAGGATTAATTAAAGCTCGACAAGGAGGAGCTTTTTTAGGAGCATTTAAATTTTTAATATTGGCAGCTTGGTAAGAATATTTCAAAGCTTTCAAAAAAGTACGATACTTATCTTTAATCATGCGGTTTTCTTGGTCGCCGCCTTGGTAGTCTAGCCTTGCCCGCATTAATTCTAAATTATCCATCGGTGTTTCCCACCTCCTAAAAAGCTTCATGAATTAAATTAATAGATTCAAAAACCTCTTTACGATAAATCATAAAATCAACAGTAGAAATTCCTTCTAATTTAGCCAATAATATTAAAAATTTAGGATTACTCATAAAAATTTTAGATAGTCCTACTATTTCAGTAATAACCGTCTATAGTTGTTGTTCCCAATTTTCTTCATTCTCACGCATAGGAATAAGTTTCCAAATTTGCGCGATTAATCTCTTTTCACTCGATTGAATCATATCTGTTGTAAAATCTAAGTTATATTTGTTCACTTCCATCACCAAACATACACCAAGTAGACTTTATCTTCCCAGTCTTCGGATCCAAAGTTCTCCTCTTATAAAGTCTTTGAGCCTTTTTATCATCTACTAAAGATTTTTCTCTACTAGATAATAATTTGCCTAAGTGGGAAGCCTAAGAAGTTAATTTAAAATCGCTACCAGAATACTTCATTCTAGTATTTTCAACAGAATCAATCTAACGATTTAACCAAGAAATTACCATTAATTTAGCAAGAATATTTATTTCTTCTTCGGTTAAATCATCGTAAAAAGAATCCTCGCTGTGTTCCAAACTACAGCGAGGAAATTCAAAATTAGGAATGGCATCTAATAATATATTTCTTACATCATTTTCTGTATCTTCTTGTGTCCATTCAAGATACATATCGTCAGTTATCTTTCCAAAAAACTTATCATAAACATCATTAAAAGAAGTAGCCATTCTCTTCACACTCCTATTACTTTATTACTTTATATTTTGGAGCGGTAGAAACTGTGGTGCGTCTAGTCTTACCTGTTGCAGTTATATCTGCGCCTTCGCCCATAGATTCATCATTTGCAATAGCAGTTTGCATTTTCAAAACATTGTCAACATCAAAATGAAGTTTGTTCTTAATAGCCTCTCTCTTAGCACTATCATTCAAAGGAAGTGAAACCGCATAAGCCTTAATTAATTCCAAAACAGATTCAGGTGCAAAATCAAGAGTATCTAAGAATTGATCCATAGAACCATTAACAAGTAAATCTTTAATCTTTTCTTCATCGTAAAAATATTCAGGTTCTACAGAAATATTCATTGCATTAAGAGCAGCAGAATCAGTTACTTGAAGAAAATTAGTTATAATCTCTTCTCCACCGGAGACATAACTCAATGCTTGCAATTCTTTCTGCGGGATTTCCTTAATTTCACCGGGCGTAAATTCTCTACGGACTCCCATTTCAGGAATCGTATAAATAACCGTAGCAGCACCACGATTTTTAACTTTGATATTTTCCATAATAAACTCCTTTTTCTCCTTATATATTACTTTTTGGGAAAAGATACCCAAAGATACCTTTTCCCATAAGTAATTATTTATTTATTTATTTAAGCGTTAGCCTTTTTAAGAGCTGTATTCACATACAGAGCCATATCAGAAGTGATATCAATACCGACACCAAGCTTCTTATAAGTCTGGATTTCACGAGACCAGTCATGATTCTCAGCTTCTCTAACGAGCGTCTGACCTTCAGCCGCAATCATAACAGGCTTTCTACCATTAGAAGGCATAATATAAGCAAAACGAGGATCAATCACCTTCATAGCATTTGTTTCATCAACAAAAGACTGAGGAAGGACAACGACCGGAACGCCACCCTTATAACGAGTGAAGTAACCATTTGCCCACAATTCATCTTTCATGTTATCAGAAAGAGCGGTCGGTTTAATTTGAGTAGCAAATTCATAAGTGCAATACACCACAGGCGAACCATAAGCACTGACATTGGCGATAAGACGATCAAATGCAGCCTCATCCCAACCATTATGAACAACAGTGTTCACCGCAAGGAACTTACCAGTAGCAGTATCAACATTAGTCGCAGTAACCGTACCAACAGAAGCTTCAAGAGCCTTAGCAATTTCCTTGAAAATCGAATCAGCCATGCCTTCGGTTACGATATCCACCATCTCAGAAAGATCGACACGCTTATCAAGATATTCCTCAACACCAATCTGAGCAGCTCCGCCGTAAGCGGTCATCGTAATCTCAAAGGTCGAAGAAGCAAGTTTAAACACTTCGTAAACGCCAGCCAAGCCAACCTTGGTTACGAAGTTCTTAGCACGCCGCTTGCCAAGTCTACGCTTGAACACGGGCTTATCACCCTGTGCAAACTGTCTGAATTCAGCAAACTGACCATAGATTTCATCTATTTTCTTAGGAAGAACATCGTCATAGATTTCTCCGAGCAAACGGAAAATAGTATTCTTATTATCTTCAAATGCATAGTAGTCAGAAGCGAGAGACTCCAACTCATTGCGGAAAGCCTCTTGAACACCTTCATAAGAAAGGTTCTGACCATTAAAACTATAAGCCACAGGGTTTGTGCGGGAAGCATTCGCCGCAACCTTACCAAGGGCAACAAGATCTTTAAATTCTAATGCCATCGTTATTTCCCTCCTTATGCAATTCTCATAAGCTTGACAGCCTTCTGACCATCAGCTAAAGTATAAACCTTGGCAACCTCAAAACGCATACCAGTAACTGCTTCTGTCTTTGTAAGAATACCAACCTTATAAGTTGCAGTACCTTCAGTAACAGTTGTCTCGGTAGGCGCATACACATCACCAGCAACAGGCTCAGCTTCACCAGCCATTATGCAGTTAGTAGTATAAATATCACCCTCATGGGTCTTGAAAAGACGAGGAGTCATTTCACCAGAAGTATAATTTTCCTTTATCATAGAAAAATCTTCTTCAATTTCTCTTTCGTCATAAATCTTAACTTCATTATAAACAAGCATCCATTCGCCAGCACCAGTTGTATTAACCTCGCCATTTGCATAATCGTACTTCATAAACATACCATTATCAAGAGCGAGAATATCCTTCTTGCAAGGAAGCTGTGCGTAAATCTCGCCAGTGCGCTGAGCCGAAAGATGATTCGGTTCAACTTGGCCATAACCACGGGTTACATAAGTAGCCGCGCTTAATCTTTTCTTAGCCATTATTTATTCCTCCTTAAAAATTATAAACTTTTTTCAGTTTCCTGTACTGCTTTAACCCATGCGGGAACTTCAGCAGCTTCAGGCTCTTTATTAATTTGTTGGTTGAGACTATAAGTAATAGCCGCACCTTCTCCCTGCGGGTCTTGTCCAGCAGAAAGATTCAATTTATTTCTTACGCAAATAACTGATAATTTAGACTCAATTTCATCAAGACTATATTTATCAATATTTTCTGCGCAATCAGCTTTTTCAGCGTCAGACAGCATAGTGAAACTAGCTATCATCTCTTCCTTAGCTTTTCTCTCTTGGCCCAACTTATATTCATTAAGAGTATTTAATTGAGTTTCAAGTTCGCCACATTTAGTTTGTGCGGCGTTATAATCATTAGTTAATAGATTATATTTATCAGTTAAATCATTAAATTTCTCCAAAAGCTCAGTATATTCGGGAATTTCATCCAAAACATAAGTCTGCTTAGGAGTATAAAAAGCTTCAACTTCTTCATCAGAGAATTGATCTTCAATTTCATCAGCCGCATAATCAATAAGATTTTCTGCAAGTGAAACTGCATTCTCTTCATCAAGAGAAAAATCTAATCTGTTCAAAACATTATCTTCGCGATGGCAAAGGAGAGCAAACTTCTGCCCCTCTTCTTCATAAAATCCTTTGATTTTATATTCGGTATTGGGATATTTTTCTGAAACCGCGGTCCAGAGCGCATCGCCTATGTTAACAGCATATTTTTCCATTTTATGTTTTCCTCCTTTGCCTAGAATTTCTTTAAGTTCTTCTGCCATCTGAGAGAACCTAGCCGTAAAACTCTCATCAAGAGCAAAAGTGGCTTTAATTTGTGCGCCTTCAAAACAAGGCTCTACATCTTCGCCTAAGATACATAATTTTGAAATAATCGCCTCATTTATTATAAAAAATTGAGGACCATCATTACTATTTTTTGTCCAAGTTCCATCTAAAGTTTTTTCATCAAGTTCCATAGATTGATTATTGCCTTTTTCAATAATGCGGCGAGCTTCAGGATATTGTCCAGTCCAGATATATCCTTCTGTGACTAGATATTCTCTTTCAACTTCACCATCATCTACAAACTTCTAAAACCAAACTTTAGCATTAAGATCAACAAACCCATAAGGAATTGTCGTATCTTTAATGGTTAAAACTCCATTAGAAATATCTATTTGTCTATTATGTTCTTCAAAGTCATCCGTTTTGTCTGAATAAAAACCAACGATAGGACAACCCGGCAGCGAGTTAGCCATACTTGCCGCAACTTCTTTCGTGATTATACTTCCGTTGCGGTTAGGATCTTCGCCCACATAACAAACTTTTATTTGACATTTAGAAATAAGAAGATTAACAGGAACTATATTGATAAACTCACAAGAGTTTTCAACAGGAATACTTAAATGCATTCTTTAATTCCTCCTTACATACTTTCTTTATTAGCTAATGTTTTATCACTTTTTTCAGAGTCATCCTTTTCTGGACGTCCCGGAGTTTTTTCTTCACTATTATTAGAAGATTTATTAGTAGTATCTTTTCCGGTTTTGCCCAAAATAGTTTCACTATTAGTAGTATTACTACTTAAAGGAGGAATCATAACAGTATTAAGATTTAATATATCGTTTTCAAAATGCGCGAGAGCCAATATTTCACTTTGAGAATGCCCCAAAGCAATTTGTGGTAATACTTTAGAAAAACCTATCTACGTTTGCTCTTTATACATTTTAGCTAAATCTTTATAATTATATATTGTTGTTTCCAACATTCTAAATCTAAAAGTATATTTCTTAGAATCAAATTTCTTAGCTATAATTTTATTAAATACTTGTTGGAAAGATTGAATCAATAATTTAATAGAAGCTTCATCATTTACAATAGAATTAGTAATACCTAAGTTACCCTCTGCATTAAATAAACCTTGTGAAACACCTAATTCATTAAAAACCGCACGTTCTATTCTTTTTAAATCATCATTCGCTGTTGTATTACTATTACTATCAGACATATCAATAGATTCAACATCAGCAAAAGTAGTAAGAACCTACGCTCCTATTGCCTTTTTCATCATGGCAACCGCATTATTATGTAAATCTTTAGCTTCATCCAAGTCAAAAATTAAGTTACCATTTTTATCAATAGGCAATTTCTATACAAAAATTTTTAATAATTTTTGCATTGTTTTCTAACGATCTAATTCTTTGGCATTATCTAGATCTATAATCGCGGGAATTGCTGTTATCAAGAGCGGAAAATCTTCATGCCCGCAGCTAATCTTAAAAGCACCACCCGCATCTAACATGTACCAGCCTTCGGTATCGCCTTGAAATTGAGGAGGAAGTTTTCCTTGCTTATATAATAAATATCCTTTAGAAAATTCTTGCGGAAATACATTTAAAATTTTTACACGATATTCTAAGTCAGGAAAAGCTTTATCAAAATATTTCATATTAAATTCTACAATAGGATTACCGTTAACAGAAAATCTACTGCGGCAATATTCTATTGGTAATTCTTGAATAGCCAATCCTTCACCGTTATCTAATGCATATCCATAATAAATACCATTAATAATGGTTTTTAAAGCTATTTCCCCGCAAATTTTAGGAATATAACTATTATCGTAATACTTAGAAGCTTTAGCAAAATCTGTTAAAGCTTTATTTACATTTGCGCCATCATCTATATAAGGAATCAATAGCCAATCATAACGATATAAAGTTGATAAATATTTAACAGAGCGTTGATAGATACCACTACTTTTATAATAAACCATTGATAAATCACGCAAAGTAGTCAAATCTTGACGGTTAATAGCTTCAAGTATAAATTTTTTATCTGTATAATTTTTATTTATAGATTTTATTATATTTAAATCAACTATAGCGTCATTAATTGACCCGCCATTAATCCGCAATTTCTTAAAATCAAAATCATCAACTATTTTAAAACCTTTGCTTCGTATTTCTTCCTATCTATTTCTCAATTTCTTTCACCCCCAATCTTTTTAATATCCAGCTTTCTTCATTATGTAATCATAAGTGATTAAGTTTTCTTCGGTGTAAGGAATTTCTATCATTTTAAATCCTTGCAACATACAAAATCTTCTTTTTTTATTATCATTATGCTGTTGCTGATAGAACCCTCTCTTCCCTCCGAACTTAGCACTTGGTTCATAATGTTGTCGCCCTTGATATTCAATTATAAAATCTATCTTTCCATCATCGTCAAAGATGACAAAATCAAATCTCAAAGGGCGACCATTTTCACTAGCTAAGCCCGCAAAGGAATATTCTTCTTTAAAATTTAATCCATTCTATTCAAGAATTTCATGAATTTTTATTTCTCCACGACTGCTTAACATTTTTTCGCTCCTTTAATTTAAAAACATCCAATCTTTAGCACTAAATCTTTTCTTCTTTTTACTTTCTTCTTCTTGTTTAATATAATATAAACCATATTCTAGACTTGATACTTTATCTTTTTTAATTGCTTTATTGGCTTGTTTAAGAATAATATTGACACCTTCGTTTTCTTCTCGAAGGTTCAATAGTTCCTCTCTTAATATGGAAGTTAGAGTAAAAGGTTTTAAATAATCTGCCCGCTGATTTTGGCTCATTTTTTGCCCTACTCTTGTTCCAAGGAGTTTTTGTTTTGCATCCTATTCACTTATTAATAGTTTTACTTTACCAGAAGAAAGCTAAGATTGAACATTGCTATGCGCTTCTGTATTGATTGGGGCATTTGCTTTAATAATATAAAGCGCATTCTACTCTGTATTAGGTGTTTGATATTGCTTATAATAACCTTCATCGTCATTATAAACGCCAAAGTCTGGTATAGTTTCATTTGTTTCTGGGTCGATTTGCGGTTTTATCATGTAATCGACAAGTCCTATACCTAAGCCATTTCCATCTATGACCAGCCTCTTTGCACGATATTTATAATAAAGTTTCTTCAACCAAATAGCTTGGTCTTCAAAGTGGTCGTCTGAACGAGTAAATATATTAACTATATTCTTCAAGGCAGCTCCCTACGCTTGCGGGATAACCTTGATAATAGTGCATACTGAATCACACCCTTTTCGTCCCACATCTACCGAAAGAACGTAATAGGATAGCTTTGACGATCGTTCTGAATATTCATATTCAGGCTAAAGAAGTTTGCGATTTCGGTCAAAAGTTTCTGCATTGAAGAACGCATCATCAGCACTTCCAGCCCATTTGCTTTCATACTCTCGTCCAAATGAGCTATCGTTAAAGGTACCATCCATCTTAAGGTCATTCACAAATGATCGTTCCAACAGCCCCATTAGCACAGGAATTTTATAAGTACCGCCTAATACCATTGCTCTATCAGGGCTTACTATTTCCCAAACTAAAATCTGAATAAGTTTTTGATAAGGGAATGTATTCTTCCAGCCTGCCGTGGTTATATACACCTGACTCTTATTCAGTGTTTCTTCGTCGTGCTTTGTTCCATCCAAACATCTGCGTGAAACGTTCATGATAGGTAGAATAACATTGTTAAGGATCTCTCCATCTATACCAACACATTCCTCAAGTGCTCCGCCATGTCTACGCTTACCTCTACTCTTTTCGGAGGCAGCTACGTTATCTAGGACAGAACCATTTCTGAATACATAACGGCAATAATCTTTTCCTTCAAGAGTCTAACCTCTATTCCAATCTATTTCTCTCTGAAAAGATGGAATAAGTGTACATATTTCTTGAATCTTTTCGCGCATGATACCGGCAGATTGCTCTTTACCTCCAGAAGTTACAAATAATTTCGCACCCGGATAGAGAATACATCGTATCATTAAAGTCATCATCGTCAAAAACGACTTTGAATATGCGCGAGGATAAACCGCATAGAGGTATTTATGGCGAGCTGCCGCCCGTAAAAATACTCTCTAATAAAAATATAATTTAAATTTAGAGTTCGGTCCAGCCATAAAATCTACAAACATGTCTGGATATTCTCGCCAAAAGGCAATATACTATCGAAGTTGAGGAATGATGGCCCGCACTCTTTCTTCTGAAAGACCAATCTTTTTATCAGAAGAAGAAGCACCAGCTTCTAATAAATCTTTAAGAGCCACTATCCTCAGCCTCTCTTTCCGCATCTATTATCTATTCCTATTCGATTAGTTCATTGCGTTCGACATAATCATCATCAGTAAAGGTTAGCTAAGAATCAATAGATTCAGCAACATCGTCCAAGGATTGCGGATCTTCCTCGTCTATTGCTTCTTCTTTTTCTTCTTCAATTTTCATACTCTTGACAGCGTTTTCAATCAAATTAGCCAGACCCAATTCTTCGGTAACCAAAGTCCGCAAATACTCTTTACTATCTTTCAATACTTCATCAACTTTATCTTTTGGCTCATCTATATAATAACGAGGAATAAATCCTTCTTTTTCGCACATAGAAACAAGTTCACTAACAGAATCTACAAACTCGCCTTGCTCTTCTTTATTCTGCGCCGCAGTAAAGCGCCCACTCTTCATCAAACTATCATAAACCTTGCTCATTTTTTGATAACCTTCAACATCCCCATAATCTATGAGCTGGTTTGCTTTTAAAGAGGTCTTGCATATAAGTTTTAAAGTATCTTTATGACCGGCTGTCTGAATATCATAAGATTTCATCATCTCTTGATATAGCTATTCAAGCTGTACCCATTCAGATGGCTTGTAAGTATTTCCCCACTTCAACCGTAAATACTAAGTTTCTTCTTCTGTAAGTCCTAAATCTACTTCTGGTTGACTAAAATAATCCATCGTAGGTGCTATTAGAGAATCTTTGACGGTTATACCTTCAGGAACGGTGGAAAAATTTGGAACAGGCTATTGAATATTAGGATCAATATCTTTTACTTTGTTTTCTTCAACAGCCTAAGTAATTTCCGCCGCAGAGTAGCCTTGTGCGGTCATGGTGTCCCGCAACTTTTTTTCTGCCATTTGAGCCAAGAATTCGGTATCTTTCCATCGGTAATCTTTAAATTGTTTTAGTTTCATTTTAGAGATATATCGACCAATAATAGTAAGCCCGGTTATCTTAGTGGGGTCTCTACCAAATTTCTCCATTAACTTATCCCATTCTTCGGGAATCCAAGGAATATCAATCTCTTGCAATAGCCAAAGAAAAGTTTTAGAATCCCAATTATCAATGTGCATGGTCGCGCATTTTTTACAAAGATTTAATAAACCTTCATTAGGATATTTTTCTAAGTTATTGGAGCGGTAGAAGTCGCTCTAATCCATTACTCTTTTACATTTTTCGCATCTTTGTTGCATTTTCTTCTACACTCCTTGCAAATACTATAGAATAAATCTTTACTTGTTTTATTTTTTGAAAAATTCTTATTATTGGCTAATTTAATTTGCCCGCATCGGCTACATTTTTTATAACGTCCGGGCGCCACATCTAAGAAATAATAATCTAAGTAAAGATCTTCTGCCTTAGAAGCTAAAAGTTTTGGTATTTTGTTACGCCAAAGAGAGGAAATATATTCAGCGCTATAATAAATACCATCTTTCAATAATTCTTCTTGAATAGCTGCATTTGAAAGACCGTCTATTTTTAAATCAACTATGCGCTCGTAAGTAGGATAGTTCATGAGAGCTAAGTCACTGACGTGATCGAAGTCCCGCAATAAATACCAAAGATCATCATCAAAACGATCCCAGCATTCTTGTTTAAGAGCAGAATAATTGCAAAGAATAATAGATATAATTTTTGGATTTAGAAGAGATATTCCTTCTGCGGTTGCGCGCTAGTTTTCTAAAGAAACTGTGATTTTTTCTTCAAGAGGGATGGGAAATTTAGCAGAAAAAAAGGAAAGGGTTTGTACAGGATTGCGATAAAAATTTTTTATTATGTATTGGTCTTTCCGCATCTCTATTAAAGCTTTTTTAATAATATAAGCTTCTTTTCCTGAAGATTTTTTTAATTTTTCTTCCCAACGAGTTATAGCATCGCGCAAAGCGCGCAAAGGAGGAATTTCTTCTAAGTCTTTTTTGGTTATTGATATTTTAGGGGACAAAAGAACATTCTTATCAGGTTCTTGAAATAAATTATAAACTCCATCTTCGCCACTTTCCATTTTTGCGGACAGTCCTTCAAATGAGGTTTCATGTTTATTTACGGTAGCTAAACGATTTTCAGTTAAGATTTTACGTTCTTTTTTTTCTTGTTTCTCCATGCAGATTATTAAATAATTTGTTAATATATCTAAATTATAATTTGGATTTTCTTTTAATATTTGTTTTACTAATTCATTTCTTTGCTATGGAGAGTTAAGACTATAATCTAATTTAGTAATCTTTAACACCTCCTTTATATTTATATTATATAAAAATTTTTGGAAAAAGTCAAAATTTTCTAGAAAAAATTTTTTAGGAGAGAGAATTTTTCGTAATTCTAAATTGAAAAATCGTTATTTGAAATTAAAAAATGATTTAGTGAGGGGAATTGTCAGACAAAACTAAAAAATAAAAATAAAATATTTTTTTCCCGAAATACCCACCCCCCCATCTTATTATCTTTTTCAAATGATAAAATAATATAATCTACCTTGCGGACTTAAGCTATTTTTCAACCGGGCGTCAACGCCTGAGTAGCCCGGAATTTACATTTACTAATCATTACCAATAATTTCCAACCAAATTTTACCAATTACCAAAAATTACCTATTTCCTATAATTGGATTGTTAAAAATTTAACAGGGAATTTTTTATCTTTCCAGTCCCGACTTTGTTAAAAATTTAACAGTCTTGTACACCTCGCACAAATTCATTTATTAAACTTTGTTGAAGTTGCCTATTGCATTCCTTGCCTTGACGTGTTATACTGATAATGTCAATAAATCAAAAGAGAGGCAAATAATCATGATGAACGTAAACGAGGCAAAGAAAATGACTAACGAAGCAAGAGAAGCAAAAATGCAAGAAGCAAGAGAAGAGGCAAGAGAGATTTGCGAAGCCACCCTCAACGAGAGAATCGAAGAAGCCGCACGAAACGGTCATAATACCGCTTTTCACGCAAGTGACATGTACATGTACGACAAAGATTTTTACAAAGCAGTCAAGCAGTACCTTGAAGACAAAGGATACAAAGTTTACCAGCGGAGTGCAAGAGTGATTACCATTGAATGGTAATCCTCTTTTCTTTTTGCACAGTAGCGAGTTTGTTAAATATTTAACAAAGTTAAAACTGCACAAAAAAGTTTATAAAAGTTTGTGCAATTTGACTATTGCAATTCCCTCTCCAAAGTGCTATAATGAATACAGAAAAGAAAGAGAGGTACTTGAAATGAAAGAATTCAGTGCAAGCGTTTTTCACTGGAACACCGATACACTCACCATCCACAAAGTGACCGCGGAAACCGAAGAAGAAGCAATCGCAAAGATTAAAACCCTTCCTGAATTTGGCGAAGACGCGGAAGTCTTCTACATCAGCGGAAACGTTATCCTTACAGGGTACGACCCTTGAGGAAACAATGGCATTGCACCCTTCGAGGTAGGTTTCTTCAATCCTAACGAAAAGAGACTTTAAGTCTCTTTTTGCGGGAACGAGTTTGTTAAAAATTTAACAATTCGGCGACTTGCACAAAGATTCGTAGAAAATTTTGTATACTTTTTTCTATGAAAAGACTTGACAAAAGACAAAAGAAGATGTATAATAAATACAGAAAGTAAAAGAGAGGTACAAACAATGAAACAGTACGAAGTGAGAGTGTACTACGGAGACGCAAGGGTAATTGACTACTACACAGTCAACGCAGAGGACGAGGCAAGCGCACGGTTTAAGGCAGTACAGAGAGTAGCAAGCGAGACAGACTTTGACGTGTTTCATCCAGACTTTGCGGTTCTTGATGTAGAAGAGGTGAGATAAATGAAAGGCTTTTCTGAAATGGGCATCGAACGAGTGTACGTAAACATGTCAACGGGTGAAATGACCTACTGGCTCTTCACTGCTCTTGCATGGGCGAATGCGGGGCACAGAATCAGAGAGTACAAAGAATATCCCGATGAACTTGTATTTGACCATGATTGGGGAGAGTAAAATCTTCCCAATCTTTTTTAATTTGCGGGCTGGAAATTTTTTGTAAAAAGATTGTTAAAAATTTAACAATCCCCGTTCTTGGACGACCCACCCTGAATTTGTTAAATATTTAACAATCCAAAAATATTTTTCCAAAATCTACCAACCGAAGCTTTGTGCATTTTGCCCAAAAGAAAAGCAATAAGTTTGTGCAATTTGACTATTGACACAATAACCGCATTGTGGTATACTATAATCACAAAAGAAAGAGAGGTACAAACAAATGGAATACAGACACGTCGCATACAACACTGAGACCGGAGAGGTTCTCATGTCTAACTCTTCTAAGCGGCTTAATAAGATGGTAAAAGCTACCGGTTATACAGGTTGGATCTTCGCTCATCACGGTTATGAATCCATTAAGAAGAAACTTTAAGTTTCTTCTTTTTTTATCCAATAGCGACTTTGTTAAATATTTAACAATCTCAAAATTGTACAAATTAAACGCGCAAACTTTGTCTATTTTGACTATTGACTTTAGGACTTTCAAGGTGTATAATAAGTACAGAAAGTGAAAGAGAGGATTTAATCAAATGGAAACTATTAAGAATTTAATTAAAGACAAGCCGGTTATGAAACATTTTTGTGAACTGTTACTTTTGATGGTAGAGGATGCCAAAAACTGTAAAAGTCGTTGTCGTGTATCCTTTCTTGAGAACGCGGCAGATGATTTAATTGAATGTATTGATTACTTGTATCTTACTGCCGAAGAAAATAAACTTTTTCAAAATTGGTATAAAACCGAAATTGAAAGAAAATTTTGGAATATTGAAGAGAGCCTTGTCTGAGGCTCTCTTCTTTTTATTTATTTTTCTTTTCTAAAATTTGACAAAGGAAAATTTTTATGTTATAATAAATATAGAAAATAAAGGAAAGGAGGAAACAAAAGAATGACTTCCTTTGATACCCAGTTATAGGAAAGCATTGACATGATTGTTGATACCTGCATTTATCATGAAGACAAATGCGAAGAATGTGAGTTAAAGCAATTTTGTGAATGCGGGAAACCTATTGAATACATAGGTTAAATTAAAAGATATTGCGGACCGCGTGAACGGACGCAGTATCCGAATTTCCGACTGGTAGTATCTGGGAAAAAAATCTTTTCATTTCCTTTTTACATCTATAAAAATACGACTTCCCGAAAATAAACCAACAGGGAAGAAAAATAAACCTAACCGCAAATTATTATTGACATTTTATTTCCTATTTGGTATAATGTATACAGAAAGAGAGGAAAGATAAATGATTAAAATGATTTGCTTTGACATGGACGGCACAATCGCCGACCTTTACGGCACAGAAAACTGGCTCGCGCGTCTCCGCAATGAAGATGAAACGCCCTATAGAGAAGCCGCCACAATTTACAATCCCGAAATCCTCAACGCGATTCTTGCTGAACTCGCCAACAAAGGAATCGAAATCCGCGTTATCACATGGCTTTCGATGAATAGCTCTGAGGACTACAAAGCCCGCACAAGAGAGGCAAAACTTGATTGGCTTGCAGATAACGCTTTCCCCTATACCCACTTCCATGGCGTTAGATATGGCGCGACAAAAGCCGATAGCATTAGAGAATATCTCGGAGAGGGCGAAACCGCAATTCTCATTGATGATAATGAAAAGGTGCGCAAAGGCTGGCACATGGGGGAAGCAATCGACCCAACCGCGACAAATATTATAAACTATCTCACCACAATATTGGAGGAACTCAACAAATGATAACAAATGAAAACACAGTGCGAAAAGTAGATGAACTGGGGAGAGTGGTTATCCCCAAGGGTCTCCGCAATAGATTCAATATAGCCGTAGGAGAGGAAGTCGCATTCTACACGCTAACTTCCCCCGAATATGGCGATCTTATCGCCGTCGGCAAGGTTAATCCCACAAATGATTTTGATGACTATACAAAAGCGTATAATCTTCTTACGAAACTTCGACTTCCAATCCCTGACGAACTTTTAATTAAAATGAGAGGATAAAAAAATGAAAACTTTTATCATTGCTATTTTGGTTGCGCTTTCCATCTTCGCCGCTCATGAAGATATACCTACCGAGCGTTCAGAGGTTGCTTTGATGGTACGACAAGTAGATACCGAAGTACTCTTTGAGACTAACGGGCATTTATTCACTGCTCAAGTGGATGAATTGTTAGAACTTGGTGGTTATTACCATTTGACATTTGACACAAAAGGAACAGCAGACCACACGGATGATGAAATAATTGGTATCTCGCATACCATTAGGAAAGGCTGGTAAACAATTACCAGCTTTTGCCTTTTGAGAGAGGAAAGTTTTGGTAAAAGATAGAAAATTCTGCCAAAGCCCCGCTCTCTAACGCGGGCGGGGCTTTTTCCAGTTTTTGGAAACCTTTGGAAATTTTTGTCATGGAAATCCATTTTATGACTTTTGTGCAAGTTGCCTAAAAATGTTGATGAAAGTTTGTTAATTCTGACTATTGCATTCCCTGTATAGATTTGATATAATGATAATGTCAAAGAGGAAAATAAAATAAAAAAGAGGTAAATCAAAAATGGAAATGATCCGCATTTACAATAACGATGATGAAATGATAGAAAAGACTTTCGTCTCCTACAAAGTCGCTAACGAATTTGAGGATATTCTTTATTTTGTCAATGCTCATTATGAGCGCTTCTCTGATGGAATTAAAATTTCTGAGAATAGAGGTAAATAATTATGATGAATGCAGACGAGGCTAAGAGAGCGACCGACAAAACAAATGCTATGTCTGAAATACAGAAAGCAAAAAAAGCAGCTCAACAAATTTGTGAAACCGTTATCAATAAGAAAATTGAAGATGCAGTACAGAATGGTTGTAATATCATTTTCTATGCAAATGGAAAATTGTATGACAAAGATTTTCATAAAATGATTGAGCAGTACCTTAAGGACAAAGGATATAAAGTTTGGAAACAAAGTACAAGAGTAATTGCCATTCAATGGTAATCTTTAATTAAATAATAGCACGAAATATTCCGGAAGGAAAAAATAATAAATTAAAAGAGAGGTAAATTTAAATGATTGAAAGAGTTAAGGCTTTTGCTGAAAGACTGTTGAAAGAAGCCCAAAATAACAATAATCTTGATTATATCTATAATAGATTCGATGTTGCATGTGGTGCTGTATGCTTTGTAATTGAAGAAACGCATGATGACAATCTTGCTGAATGGTGGAATGAAGAAATGCGCTATAAATTTTATGAACTTATAAACCAAGAGGTAAACGAAAATGATTAAAGAGGTAAAAACTTTTGTCGAAAAGAAACTATCCGATGCTGAACACTCTTATGACCCCGCATATATTCGCGATATGTTTTTTGCCGCATATGGCGCAGTCTGTTTTGTCGCAGAAAACAAATATTCTGAAGAGTTGGTAACTTGGTGGGACGCAGAAATGTGGGACAAATTTCATAAACTTATAAATTGAGAGGCAAATAAAAATGAAAATTTTTCTGATTATTAACTTTATCGGTTGCGCGCTCTATTGGATTGGTCTGCTTGCCATTCTCTATTCGGCAGGCAAGAGAGGTGCAAAAGCTAACTATAAAATAGCCGAAGACTGTTGCAGAGCATTGCTATTCTCCATTATTCCACTTGTAAATTATTTTTGCGCTATTATCTATTTCATTGCAGAATACTCCATTCTGAAAAATGAAATTGATTTTAGTGATAAAAATCTTGAATAAAAGGGAAATATTTCCCTTTTATTTTTTACCACTTGATTGGGAAAATTTTCCTGTCTTATCTTGGAAAAATTTCTCTGAGCCAGCCGTCTTCCAACGCGACGGCTGGAATTTCCTTCCAGTAAACCTCTTCCAATAATTTATCATAAATTCCCATCGCATGGAAAGATCTACCTTTTTCCTATAATTCTCACCTATTGGTAAAATTTCCATTTTTATGGTAGCCACTTCGTTAAATATTTAACGCGATTATACAACCTATACAAAAAAATTTATAAAAGTTTATGCAAAATGCCTATTGTAATCGCTTTGGTAATGTGGTAATATAATAAGTGTCAAGGGGATGTCCCCCCTTGAACAAATACTTCAAGAGGTAGAAATAAATGGATAAAAGACACATCTATGGTATCATGCTTGATACAGAAACTGCCAACACGCAACAGGAAGAAGATGGAAAACTGGACATGCGCTTCGTCCTGCCTTATGATTTTGGTTTTGCGGTTATTGATTCGCACGGCAGAGTATATGAAAAATTTTCCTTTGTAAATTCTGACATTTATATCTATGAAAAAGACCTCATGCGCTCGGCGTATTATGCGAATAAACTTCCGCAGTATGAAAAAGACCTCGCAGAGGGACGCCGTGTTATGGCAAATACTTACAATATTCGCCGTGTTCTTCTGAAAAAAATCAAAGAATATGATTGCAAGTTTGTTTGCGCGCATAATACCTATTTTGACTTGAACGCTTGCAATAATATCCAAAGATGGACAACAAAAAGCAAATACCGATATTTTTTCCCTTATGGATTAGAATTTTGGGACACCCTGAAAATGGCAAAAGATGTTCTCGGAAAACGCCCCACATACAGAAAATTCTGTGAGGAAAATGGCTATCTTACAAAACAAAATCAATGCCGATATACCGCCGAAATTATCTATCAGTATATTATGCAAGATACAGATTTTTCTGAATCGCATACCGGACTGGAAGATGTTGAGATCGAAGTGCAAATTCTTGCATATCTTGTCAGCAGAAAAAAAGCAATGAGAAAAAAACTTTTTTCATAAAACCTATTGACAAATACAAAATAGTGTGATATAATAAAAGTACAAAAGGGGGAAGGAAAAAGCCCCTCCCCCTAAAAATAAAAAAGAGAGGTAAAAACAAATGGCAAACAAGATGACGAAGAAGGACTATTTCAACCTTATGCGCGCGCATTTCAGCGATATGCCTGAATTTGCAAATGTGGTTGACTTTATCGACCACGAAATCGAACTTCTCGACAGGAAGAACGCAACGAAGAACGGCAAGCCCACCGCAAAGCAGATTGAAAACGAGGCGCTGAAGCCGATTATTCTTGAGGTTCTCCGCAGTGGCGTTATTGCCAAGTGTTCGGACATTATCCGTTCCGACGATCGACTGGCAAATTATACCACGCAGAAGATTAGCCCGATTCTCAAGAAGATGGAAGCAGAGGGCACTGTGGTAAAGATTGCCAAGGGCAAGGATATTCTGTATTCTGCAAATGACCAGTGAACAGGTTGAAGCTATGCGCGGATTGGGTTTTACCGAAGAAGAAATCCAGTCCGTAGCAGAAGCAGACGCCCGCATTGATAAAGGGGAAGACCTCTTCCCCCTATCAGCGGAGCAAGAAAAAGCAAGTAAAGCCGCCCGCATAACTCACTCTGTAGACGCTTATGGTAAAAAGCGGACAAGAGAAAAAAAGGAAGATAATGACAAAGCGCATTTAATCAACCTACTTGCGGGGGCAGTTAGCAAAAATCCAGTTATTACCAATCCCGAAAGAGAATTTGAATTTCAATATAATAACAGGAAATTCAAGGTAGTACTTTCCTGCCCGAGAAAGTAAATAAGAGGGAATTTTTCCCTCTTATTTTTTACCATTTGATTGGTAAAATTTAACTGGAAAAAGCTCCCAGCGTCGCGCTCACGTTCCTAAGCGCGACGTTTTCCAATTTTTACCAAACTTAGCAAAATTTTATTACCATTTTCTGCTATTTTTTTTCAACCATTTTTTCCCATAAAAATATACAAATTCAAAAGCAAAAGTTTGTGCAAAATTACTATTGCATTTCTTAAAATCTTTTGGTATAATAAGAATGTAAGAAAGAGAGGTAAAATAAATGAAACTGTTGATTATCTTCATTATTCTGAATATCTTCAATGTGATTATTCAGACAGTCAAAAGCATTGCAACAGTCAAAAGTGGAAAACTTACCGCGGCTCTTGTGAATGCACTTGCCTATGGTCTGTATACTGTGGTAGTGGTCTACATGATGTGCGATTTGCCTCTTTTGGTAAAAGCTGGAATCATCGCACTGTGCAACCTCGTAGGCGTTTATGCGGTCAAGTGGTTAGAAGAGAAAACTCGTAAAGCCAAACTTTGGAAGGTAGAAACTTCCATTCTCAATACCGATGCAGTAAATGTACGCGAATTGCTCACTTCTGCCCGGCTCTCGTTTAACTTCATTGAGGGCGTAGGCAAGTATACAGTATTTAACATCTTTTGCCATACTGAACAGGAAAGCCTTGCGGTCAAAGAGATTTTGAAGAAGTACAATGCAAAGTATTTTGTGAGTGAAAGTAAAATTCTGTAAAGGAGAGGAAAAAATGAATTTGCATTTCGTTTTTACGAAAACTTATGATTTGGCTGTGACAGATTTTCCCAGTGATCAAATAGAGGAAATTTCTTCTTTGATGGATGGGAGCGCAGGAGAACAGCAAGAAGCAGAAGCTCGACTTAACAAAATCTGGGAATCGTTGAATATAGAAAATGGCAATTTAATTCGCATTTATTCGGAAGAAAATGGAAAAGAAGAAAATCTTCTCGAAAATTATTAAAAGGGATTTATTCCCTTTTAATTTTTAGTAATAGATTGGTAAAATTTTCTTGCAAGCCTTGGAAAATCCTTCCAACGCCGCGTCAAGGAACGAAGACGCGGCGTTTTCCAAATTATGGTAATCTTTGGAAAATTTTATCACAAAATGCCATTTACCAGTTTATACCAGTCTCTCCCATAAATAACTTGCACAAATTCACCCGCAAAACTTTGTGCAATTTGCCTATTGCATTTTAGGTCTCTATCTGCTATAATAGATAATGTCAAGAGGGGAAGAAAAAGACGAAACCCCGAAAAAAATTAAAAAATTTTCAAAAACCTCTTGACAAGCCGCACAGAGTGTGCTATAATATAAGTGTCAAAGGGGCAAGGAACCAACCCCAAAAGACAAAATAAATTATTTTAAGAGAGGTTTATCACTATGGCTACTATCAAAATCACGAAGAACGACCGCTACAACCAGCTTCTGGCAATCGCAGAGGTTGCCGCAAATCCCGAGCTTGTTTCCTTTATCGAGCATGAGCAGGAACTCCTTGTACGCAAGAATGCCACCAAAAATGGCAAGCAGACCAAGGCACAGGCAGAGAACGCCGCACTTGCCGAGCAGGTATATGCGATTATGCCGTCTGATTCTATGCTTGTCAAGGAACTCACCAAGGCAGTACGCGAAAATATCGACCTCACCACGCAGAAAATGACCGCGGTTCTTGCGGTTCTGCTTGAGCAGGGTAAGGTCACCAAGGAAATGGTAAAGGGCAATCCGTACTACACCAAGGTAGAGGGCTAACCCCCTCTACCCCTCTAAAGGGGGCTATATATGTATACAAAAGAAGAGGCACTAAAGCGCATTCAAGAGGGCTTGAATTGCTCCATCGAAGAGGCACAAGAAGTCTATGAATATGACCAAAAAATCGAACATGCCGGAGCTAAAGACAAACAAGAATTTGACTTGACGCCCGAGCAGGAAAAGAATGTCAAGCATTGGACGAAAACGGGAACGCGCAAAGCTCCGCCCGTATACAACTTCAAACCGAGAGAGCGCAAAGCAAATACTACCAAAACCGCAATCATTGAGCAGATTTTCAATTTTCTGTCAACAGTGAGCGAATATGAAAATATTACCATCACGAATAAAGAACGGCAAATAGCATTTTCTTCCAATGGAGCGAATTTTGAGTTGACGCTTGTGCAAAAGAGAGAAAAGAAATAAATGGAAAAGGAGTACCTTTATGTAGGGCACTATATGGACGCGCAAGGCAATTATATACTAAAAATTGGCACAACTAATGACCTTGCGCGTCGGCGTGCCGAGCATACCCGCAACTATAGACGGAGCAAAACGCATACAATGCCAAAAGAAACAGAATTTACCTATGATTGGCATTTGCCTCTCTCGAAGTATAACACTTTGCGGTTTGAGGATAAAAATCGGAAAAACTGGCAAGAAAAGGAAATAGGCGAGTTTATCCGCAATGATAGATTCGTATGCGCGCGCCGTCCTGCTATGGTAGAAATTACCATCCGGAAAACTTACAAAATCATTTTAGGAGATTAAAAACATGAGAATCGCTACTACAACAAGAATCAGCATTAACCCCGATGAAAAGTATACTTGTGAAATGTTCAGAAATATGCTCACCGTTTGGCAAGATAAAGCAGAAGAAGTCAATAATTGTTCTATTGACATAAGTGATTTTATCGACGCAATAGAAAACTGTCTTGACGCAATGGAAGAATTGGATACTTACATCAACGAGGAAACAGAAACGGAGCGGTAAAAAATGGAAATTGTGCAGGTACTTTTTAGGGATGAAGAAAATAACCTTTGCGCAGGAATCCGCCTTGATGATGGGCGGATTCTATGCGGGTGCTGTGGAGGAATCCTTGAACCGGAAGAAATTACCATTGTAAAGGTCTTCAAAGATTGGGTAAATATTTCCAATGCTATTGCGGGACTCAATGATGGCTGGAAAAATATGTCAGACGATGATATCGCGCATTATGAATAAAGGAAGGTAATATTTACCTTTCTTTTTTTACCTCGGTATTGGTAAAATTTACCAAGATTTTCCGGTTAGCATACACTAACTCGACGGTCCGTCGGCGAATGCCTTAGGACCGTTTTCCCGACCGGCATACCTATATGGACTTTTTCTCCTAACTCTAGCACCTTCCAAAATTTTCCATTTTTTCCCAAAAATCACTATTTTTTTATAGATCTTCCAGATTTTTCTTCCAAAATTTACCAATTTTTACCAAAAATTTTATAAAAAAGAAGAAAATTCACCAGAATTTTCTTCTTTTTTCTTTTTTAACTTGCCCTATTCGCTTTATATGGAAATTTTTTCTTAACTCTAAGACTCTATTCCTCGAAAATCCGAAACTTCTACTATATAATTCTTCAATTTATCTAAAACCGCTTTTCTAATCCTTTTAATAGTATCTTCGTCCGGCAATACCTGATCTGCGGGCAAAGAAGCCTTACCCAGCATAGCGCTCGCATACCAAATGTCATAATTCACCGCTCTACAAGCCGCAATTATAGAATCATTGTCCAGCCCTTTAATTCTATCCAACAGCGCATGGATATTATTATCGCCATCTTCCGCAATAGCCTCTTCTTTTGACTTCACGTAGCCAGTGTCGATCATATAGCTTACTCTTGTATTGTATCCCTTTTTGGAATATTCAAAAGCTTCGTCAGACTGCATTATAAAATTAACTAACTCTTCTACCGCAGGTCTAAACAAATTCTCAGTAAACATTTTCCTTTCTTTCTCTGTAAACATTTTTTCCCTCTCTTTTATTTTCTATATATATTATATAATAAATTTTTTAAAAAATCAAATTTTCTGAGTATTGGATAGCTTGTTTTTCCGCGCAAATGCAGAAATAAGTAAAATAATAGGCTCCTGATTTAAACAGAACTTTACGGAGAGGGATTTTTTCAATAGGAAAGAGAAAAAGGAGAAGAGCGGGACTGCTGGTTGACCGATCTCTCAAGCAGACAATTTGTCTCTCTGAAAAATTTAAAAGAAACAAAATGGCTCTCTCAGGTTATATGCGGGGGTATGACGGATATGTCTAAAAAGCATATATCCGAAATATTTTCTTAGGCTACCCTATGGCGGATATGTCTAAGAGATTTTGACTAAAATAATAGTATTAGTGCGGAGATAAGCGAGCCTATGACAATTTTGTCTAAAAAAATGTGTCTAAAAAATCCATATTCGAAAGAATTATACAAAATTGCATTAGTCCAACTTTATAACGATTTTGTCTAATGATGTACAAAATTTTAACGAAAAATTTTAACGCTTTTCCTTAAAAATTAAGAAGAAAAAATTTTTTACCCGCGAGGACTTTTTTGGTTAAGGTATTAGCTATAATTTTCATATATAGTGGAAAGGAAGTGAAAAAATGGAAATTTGTAAAAACTCTAGATAGATCCCACGTTCACCAGAGATATGCGGGAATAAGAAATACTTAGATATATTATATGCATATCTGCAACAAGTCTCGCAAGTAGAAAATAAAATGAATTTAGTTTATAAAGAAGATGTAAACTTTACTAAAATAGGTAAAATGTTAGGATTTACTCGCTAGACTATTGCCAAGAAATTTAATAATCTTAAAGAATTAGGCTTAATAGTAGAATCAGACGAATATCCTAATCATTATATATTAACTAAGTTGGAGAGAGATATAGCTTCACTTATTCCTTATCCTACATTAAAATTATTAGTAGATGCTTTAAGTGAACATGCAATTTCTACTTATGTTTATCTTTTTAATCTTTACTATACCAACAAATGCGAGCCTACTAAGTTCTGTTATGCGCAAATTAAAAAATTTTTAGGTATTTGCGATACCACTAGAAGTAATGATGAAACAATAAGTAATATTTTATTAGTATTACAAAAGATAGGATTAATTAAAATACATTTAATTACTGAAATTGCGGGAGATGGTCGTTTTGGAAACGTTAAGAGTATGTATTAGTTAGATTGGCTAGTAAACGTCATAAAAGAGTAGTGTTAAAATTTTGTACATCATTCGTTAAAATTTTGTACATCATTCGTTAAAAAAATAGTAATCTATATACTATATAATATAATATAAAATAAGGGCGAAGAAGGCTAACGCCTTCTTCTTAAAGAGAATTAAAAGATATACGAACTTCGAGCTTCGCTCTCAGTTCTATATCTTTTAATTCTCTAGCGAGCCTCGTCGCGCCGTTAAATGAAAAGTTGACAATAAAAAAATTTTTTTGCATATCACCACTCAATTAACAACATAAAATGTAAATTTTATGTAATACCCTACTCTAATCAGTTAATTAAAATGTAAATTTTCTTCCACTCAATTAACAACATAAAATGTAAATTTTATGTAATTAATTATTAATTCTTCTCTTCCTCTTCCCTCTTTAACCGCCAACTCTAAACTCTAATAGGAAAATCATTATATTCATCCATAAATTTTTCCTTAGCCCGCAAATAAAAATTCAATTCTTCTTCTATACTCTCTCCTTCTGCTAATTAGCAGCTCTCCCTTCATCTATCTTCTCTACTGCTAATATCATTTATTAAGAGCTTCTCCCTCTAAAGGTTTATAACTTCTAAAATAAACCCAAATCACTTTCTCCGTATTCATCAAAAGGTTTCTTAATATATCTATTTACTACTCTATTATGACCATAATCAGGATAACCAAATTTTTCTATAGCTTTTCTTGCTACTCTACTTTTGCTATTAGGAGTAAATTCTTTATCTAAAGACTTTATAGTAAATTCTTTATATTTTTCTTTCTTTTCTAAAGTCAGCTAATCCTATCTAGGTACTTTTCTAGGTAAAGGACGATATTCTCCAATAACTTCTAAAATTTCAATACGATGCGAATTTCCTTTAAAAAAATTAAACTCATAAAAATTCTTTAACCATTCCAAAAGTTCTTTTAATCTTCTATCAGGCTAATTGTTCGGGATACCTAATTCTTTACAAAATTCTTCTTTAAATTTGTAAACTTTACATTCTATCATTTTTGTACCTCCTTAAGACAAACGTAAAAACTAAACTATGACCGTATTTTGTAGAAAATCTGTCATACCCATTATATATATACTATGACAAGTTTTCTACAAAATCCATTAGTATATCAAAATTCTTTGAAATAGATTATATAAAAAATTTTTTCCTTAGTTATTACATTCCTCTAAAGCTATCCCGTCTCACCATACCCCAATTTTTTACGATTCTCTATACCACATAAAAATTGAGGTATGGTGAGAGACCCCAGCCTATTAAATCTACTCTTTAACCAAAAGTCCTATTAAATTAGCCCCAAAAGCATTCCCTACAACTTCTATCAACCAAATATCCCATCTTCCATTTCCTGCTAAAAAATAAAAACTATCTGCTATACTATGCGGGAAGCCTGCTAAAACGAACGCCATAACGCACCCAATAGTCAATAGAGAAGAGACTACTTTATTCTCTATCTTAGAAGCTCCTATCGTAGCTATCCACATAAGAATCCCGCAAAATATACTCCCTAAGAACGTCTTAATTGCGCTTTCCTCTCTTAAAGCTACTATCCCTACGCTTTTTTCTACTATTATCTGGCTTAATCCTGTTGACAAGAGCCATACCATTCCTACACCCATAAAATTCCAAATTAATATCTCTATTACTTCTTGCCATTTGATCTTTTCCTCTATCAAAAGACCTACTTTACCAGTATATAATTTCTATCCCAATCCTATAATAGTAATTAAACCAATAGCAAAAAGATAAGCTTTACCAGTTATTAAATAAATAACAGCACTTAATCCTATTAAAAATCCTGCTACTATCATTTTATCTCCTTTTCTTTATTCTTTATATATCTATTATACTATAAAAATTCTCTAAAGTCAAAAATTTCCTTTCTTTTGACATTTTTAAAAAAATATATTATAATAAAATAAAAAAGAAAAGAGATAAAAGAAATGGTAGCTAAATCTTTCCAATCCTTTGAAAAACTTTCTGAACCTTATGAGAAGAATGGAAAAATGTATATAAGTTTGCGGAACCCTGCTACAGGAACGGTGCGGGAAGCTCGTTGGTATCCTGACCCAATAGTAGTAGATTATAAACAAGCTTTAGGATTCTCTGAAGGTCCAATCTATCTCCCTACTAGCGGAACTGAAACCGAACATATCGAAGACCGCAATCTTCGCTTTGCTACTTCTATTGGTTGGTATTATCCTTCTACTATTCCCTCTTCTCTTCATCTGTTCTCTACTACTCCTCTCTCTTGGGAAAAATATCTTGAAAAAAGACCTGACTTGAAAAAATAAAAAAAATATTATATAATATATATAGAAAGTAAGAAAGGGGATAAAAAGAAAATGCGGTTTATCATTATGACAGACAGCGATAAAAATACCAAATATATTTGCGAAAACGGTAAAATTTATTCTGCTCTTGAAGTTCTTCAAAATGAAGCGGTTCATTATCTCTATATGCGGGGTCTTAAAACTTATATTCATGAGACAGAACTTAATGGCAAAAGAGTAAATAATGCTTTGCGGGCACTGCTTGACCCGACCGTTAAAACGCAGTACCGCAATCTTTATCCCGCTCTTTACGATGATGCTTTTAATATTCTTTGGAAAGAGGCAAATAAATGCGTGAATTAATTACTGAAGAAGAATATCAGATAATGGATTCTTATAGAGAAGACTTTGGCGTAGATGAAGATAAGTCTTATGAAAGTGAATACGAAGATAAAAATTTCTCTGCAGAAAAGATTTGGAATAATAAGGCTGATATTAAATCTATTCTTCTTCCTTGGGAAGAAAATAAAGCTTTTCTCTTTAAACTTTTTGGTAATCAACTTATTGTTTCTAAAAAAATTTCTGATATTCCTGTCCAACCTGATAGTATCAAAATAACAGAAAATTATCAAAAATTAATTCTTCTTCCCTTTTGGGTAGAATTGGAAAATTATATTGATAATAAAAAATATGGTAATTTACAATATTATCTTTATAATTATACTCATGTTCAAGGAGATACTATAGGAAAAGATATAACCTTTGAAAATTCCGAACAAGAGAAACCGCTTATTCTTAAAACTGGTATGAAATTCACTCGTGCTATTGGGAAAATTGCTAAATATTACAATATTCCCGATTATGAGGAATTCCGCATTGCTCTTTCTATGGCACATCAAGAGATTCTTAAAAAGAAAGATGAAATTCTTTATCTTTCTATTCATCCTCTTGATTTTATGACTATGAGTGATAATACCAATAATTGGGAATCTTGTATGTCTTGGCAACAGAGCGGATGCTATAGAGCGGGAACGGTAGCAATGATGAATAGTCCTTGTGTTCTTGTCGCTTATCTTACTTCTTCTAATCCTATGCGCTATATAGATTACGAACTAAATAATAAGAAATACCGTCAGCTTATCATAGTTGACGAAAAATTTCTCGCTACTGTTCGTCCGTACCCCTATAAAAGTGATATTCTTGACCATGAAATTCTTTCTTTCATTAAAGAACTTTATCAAAAGAATATAAACGTGCAAGCTACTTTTTCAAAAGATTATTCCTATGTTCCCAAACTTAACTATTGTCCGGATGATGCCGAATGCCGAAAAATTTGCTTTGACTGCGGCGATGTAATGTATAACGATTTTTGCCATTCTAATCATAAAATTTCTTTTCGGGAAGATATTCCTTTCTATGAGGGAACTAAATATTATGAATATAATGGACCAAGTGAGTGTATGTGGTGCGGGCAAACAGAACCATGTCTTACTACGCAAGAATTTTTAATCTGTGAGGATTGTCTCCAAATAACCCCCAATAAGGTTTGTAATCAATGCGGCGACAGCTCTGGCGAACTTACAGAAGTAGATGGAATGCAATATTGTTCCTATTGCTACGAACGTTATATCAGAGAGGATGCCTTTACAGGAGACCTGCATAATATTGATGATATGCAAGTTATTCTCCTTTGGAATCCAACTACGCAAGATTTCTATAGAAACGCACGCGGTGAAATTGGAATATATGCTTATTATCATAAGAGAGATATTCCCGAAACAATTACTTATGATTGGATAAGTGTAAATCCGAGAAAATATAGCACAGTAGATATTCTTCCTGTTGGAGAAGAAGATTTAAACGAAAATTATACAATAAGTTATATCGACTATTGGGAAGACTTAACTAAAATTAAAGAACTTATTTGAAAATCTAAAAAAAATATTATATAATAAAATAAAAAAGAGGTAAAAAAATTATGACTACTAAGATTACTAAGAGAGATTATTTCGCAGAGCTGGCTACCCTTGTTAACGCTTATGCGGCTGATGACCGCAAGGATGCCCTTAATGACTTCATCACGCATGAGATTGAAATGCTCGAGCATAGAGCTGCTACGGCTCGTACCCGCAAGGCAGAAAAGGATGACGAGGTTATGTCTGCTGTTATGGCAGCTCTTACTGGCGCAGAGGACTTCATGACTATTGGTGATGTTGTCGCTAAGATTAATAACGAGGATATCACCGCAGCAAAGGTGCAGTACCGTCTTACTAAGCTCACTAAGGATGGTGTGGCTGAGTCTACGGACATTAAGATGGGCGGCAACCGCATCCTCAAGGCTTATAAGTTGCTCTAATAATTTAGCCCTCTTTTGAGGGCTTTATTATTATTTCAAAAGGAGAGAAATATGATTATTGAAAAGAAAGAATTTATAAGAAGAAGATTTAAGTTCTTGAGTCTAATGCAAGATCCATTTAATATATTGCGGGAAATGGGGATACATCTTAGTGCGGCAGGCTATACTAATATTGAAATAACCGAAGATTATCTTATTGCAGAGGGTAATATACCTCTTACTTTACTCGCGCATGCCGATACTGCTTTTAAAACAAAACCGCAAGAATTCTTTTATGACCGAGAAAAAACTGTAATGTGGAGTCCCAATGGTATGGGGGCAGACGATAAAGCCGGACTTGTAGCTATTCAATTTCTAGCAGGAGATTATTTGGAAGAGCCGTTAGAGCGCCGCCCGCATATTATCATTACAGATGGAGAAGAGAGTGGTTGTATTGGTGCGCAAAAGCTAATAAAGAAATACCCTAAATTTCCTTTTGGTGAATGTAAGTATCTTGTCCAACTTGATAGAAAAGGTAAAGAAGATTGCGTTTTTTATGATTGCGCGAACCCTGAATTTATCAAATATATTGAGTCTTTTGGGTTTAAGACTAATTACGGTACTTATACAGATATTTCTGTATTCGGACCGGCTTGGGGTATCGCCGCAGTTAATCTTTCTGTTGGATATGAAAATGAACATACGACTTCAGAATATTTGAATTTTACTAATCTTTACCTTACAATGGATAAAGTCGAAAAAATGATTGCAGACATTGATAATGCCTCTTCTTTTGATTATATCTCTAATAAACCTAAATATCTTTGGGATAGTTTTTATACCAGTAAATGTTATCTTTGTGGAAATAAAGTATCAGACTTCGAGACAATAGGTGTATTAGATGATACAGGACATTATCGTTTCATTTGTGTCGATTGTGTAGCAAATCCCGCAATTAAGATTTGTGATTCATGTAATGAAATGTTTCTGGCAACAGAAGAAAATACTAAATGCTTTAAATGCAGAAAGGAAGAAAAACATGGCAAGAGGAAGTAATGCTAAATTAGAGATTACAGAAAAGCTTCGTAATCTTTATGGAACAGATTTTATTGGTATCCAAGATAATAAAATTTATGTATGGGAGAATGACGGCGCAGAGCGAGTTCAAATAGCTATAGCTATGACTTGCCCAAAAGTAGGAATGGAGGGTTCTACGAATACTCTTGTGCAAGATAACTCTAGTCCTTTTGAAGAACAAACTGTCCTCCCGCAAAGTAAAAAGGATGAAATTCTAGCCATGATGGAGAGGTTAGGTATTTAATGGCTGATTTTGAAATTAAAAGAATAGAAAATTGTGATTTGTATGAACTTCTTTATAAAGGTAGACTTATAGCTACTAATTTAAAAATGGAAGAAGCTATAATTTTAATCAAGAAGATTCAAAAGATATAAATTTAATCAAGGAGATTCAAAAGAATGAAAAAGAAACGAATCCCTCAATTATATCAGCTATTTAATGATAGGTGGTTCAATTATTATTATGATAATATTTTTATAATTAGCGACACTCATTTTGATGAAGAAGATATGAATAAATATTATAACAGACCTTCTTCAGAAGAAATAGTAAGCAGAATTAATTCTGTAGCTCATAAAAATGATACTTTGATTATTCTTGGAGATGTTGGAAATATATATTGGATAAGTAAATTAAAAGCGGGTAGAAAAATACTTATAACTGGTAATCATGATAAAGGTGTTTCTAATTATGAAAGAAAAATAAATCAAGTAAGTCTTAGATGCGATGAATACAGTAAAAAAGAAGCACTTGATCTTATGAAAGCAAAATTCCCTAATTGCACTATTAGTATTGATAAGGGATATCTATTTGAAAAATGGGATATTATATCTAATAACAATTTGTTTGATGAAGTATATGAAGGACCTTTGATTATTGGTCCAAAACTTATTCTTTCTCACGAACCTGTAGATGTCCCATTTGCATTAAATATACACGGACACACGCATAACAAAGAATATAAAAATGATAATTTTCATTACTGTGTATGTGCAGAAAAGTTGGATTATAAGCCAATTAATTTAAAACATCTAATTCAAATGGGCATGCTTAAAAATATAAAAACGATACATGAACAATGTATTGAAGAAAGGAATAATAAAAATGAAGATTAACACAGTATATACATGTGAATTTTGCGAAAGAGAGTTTAAGAATGCTGATGCGTGTATAAATCATGAGAAAGAATGTAATTATCGTTTAAAATTTTATGATAGATGGTTGAATTTAATTGAGCTTAATAGCTTAGATGATGTTAGTTATATACGTGTACCAAATTATAGAGAATATGCGAAACTTATTGGTATGTATCCTGATACCGCGGTTTTGCATAATACAAGCTTGGTTAATTTTCCAATTATTATTTGTCGTACTGCGCTTAGAAAAACTGAATGGATGTTATTTAACGATTATTATAAAGCAGTAGAAGGGAAAATAGGGCAATAAAAAAAGGAGTTTATAAAATATTTCTAAAACCATGCCCTTTTTGTGGAGGGAAAGCTGAAATTGTTTGCTGTGATGAAGAAGGAAATTTCCACGGTGATGATTATGAGAATGATCCATGGAGCGGTTTAGGGTATCAAATCAGGCATTCACACGAAGAAAACGAAGATTGCCCGATTGCAAGATACGCTGATGAAGGTGCTATCATTGGTGGCATATATATTTATGAAACAAGAAAGGCAGCAGCAGAAGCTTGGAATAATAGGAGTAATTAAAAAATGAAAGAAAAAATTAGATTAGACACAATGCGGGACATAGAATCATTTGTTTCTATTGTTTCGCGCATTCCTGAAACAGTTTATCTCACTAATGATTCGGGTCTGCGGGTTTCAGCTAAGTCGCTCTTGGGAGCTATCTATACGATGGAATGGGATAGCTTATATTGCGAATGCGATCGCCCCATAGACGCTTATATCAAAGACTTTCTCATTATTGACGGCGATAAGTGAGCTTAATTGATTTTTTTATAAAAATATATTATAATAATTATAGAAAATAAGAAAAGAGGATAAAATAATGTTGGATACGAGTACGATTGATAAAGTATTAAATGATTTTCTTGAACCTTTTGAAGCTACAGCAGAAATGGGTGAAACTTTTTGCTATTATCTTGTATCCAGTACTATTAATTATACTCTTAGAAAAGAGCCAGAAGAAAAATATTTTCTTGATTATGTTTTTTCTCTCGCGCCCGATCTCAAAGAATATGATGGCTTCCTTATCTCTTTTCTTCATGAGCTTGGGCATCATTATACTCTAGATGAGCTTTCGGAAGACGAGGTCAATGAGAGTTTGAATGCTAAGTATCGCATTAGTAATGAATATGAAGATGGGCGAGTGGATCTCCAAGAAGAATATTTTAATCTTCCTGATGAAGCAGCCGCGACTAATTGGGCTATTGAATATATTAGGAACAATAGAGAAAAGATTGATGAATTTTGGTCTAAGCTATTAAACGTTATTGTTCAGTTTTATGAAGCTAATATTACAGAGCTGAATTGATTTTTATAAAAATTTATTATATAATATATATAGAAAATAAAAGAGAGGAATTTATTATGACTGAAAACTTTATTTATGCACCGGTTATTGATCTTGATAAGTTGATTGCGGGAGTTAATTATCAGTATCTTATGGAATGCGATGATATCGCTCATATGATGTTTGATACTCCTGTTCCGTGGAATAAGTGTGTTTATTACATTTTTCTTTCTGACGAAGAGGCTTCGTATAGAGATACTGTTATTTATTGCATTAATACTTATCTTAAGGATATTTTTCCGAATGCAAAGGGTTGCTTGGTGAGACTGTAATGCGGATTATTATTTTAAAGAAAGTTTTATCTCCTCTTCCGGACGTAGTATCTGAAAATCCGCAACCTTATCAAATTTGTACTCCTGATAGAATATTTACTGATTGGAATAGTTTTGGGCGAGAAATTTTTACTCGCCCTTTTCAGGAAGTTATTGTGCGGGAATATATTATGACTGAAGAAGACGAGAAGAAAGAAATAGCGGAAAATTTCGACGAATTTTGGGAAAAATCTAAACTGGAGGACTAAGTCCTCCTTTATGCGGGTGTAGCCGAATTGGTATAGGCAGCAGCCTTAGAAGCTGAAATCTAGGGGTCCGAATCCCCTCGCCCGCACCAATATTATTAATAAGAGAGGTATTATCAAATGGCAAAGTATCAATATATTGTTTGCTCTAACGGACGTATTGCTTTGTATGAGAAGAAAGATTTTGAAAATGCAGTTTCTCTTGAAAAAAGTCTTCTTATTATTTGCAATGGGATAGCTTACGTAGTAGGGGCGGACCGCATTGATGATAATAACTATAGTTGTTATACTATTAAAGTAAATAATATTACTTATACGGCAGAGGAATTGCAGAAATTTTATAAAGTTATTATCACTGAAGGTATTAAGGTATATATGAAAACTGGTAGCTGTGCTACTCATTTTGATACCTATTCTAATCGTTTTGCTGATTTTCAAACGTCTTATAATGAGTTCATTGATAGTGCATATTATAATAATGAATCCATAGAGGAATCTGTAAAATATGCCTACATTGTAGACGTAGAAGAAACAAAACGGCGCATAGCAGATGATATTTGGGATGCTATTAAGGACATGCCTTGTTTTGAAGGAGATAAATAATGATGAAATTGTGGATAGATGATGTTAGACCAGCGCCTGATGGATATATCTGGATTAAAACAGTTGAGCAAGCAAAATCCGCTATACGCCATTATGAACGCAATATGACGGATGATACTATTATTCTCAATCTAGACCATGATAGCGGTGAGTTCGGGGACGATTATATTAAAATACTCGACTGGTTGGAAGAAAGGGGTATCGTTGATACCGGCTACTTCTTTCATATTCATTCTATGAATGTTGTAGGAGCAGAAAATATGCGTAGAATTATTCAAAAGAATGGTTGGAGGGAGGTAGTTTAATGAAAGGTGTAGAAGTACTTAATACATTTATAGAAGAAGGCGGGAGTTTGGGTGAAGGTATATATGCTATTATAACTGGAATAATTGCTATAGTAGCAATAGTTATTACTATATATCTTTCAAGAGAATGCTCTAGTGGAGGTACTGCACTTTTATTCTCAGTCATTCTCTTATTTTTGTCAATAGTAGGTATTTATCAATCTTTCTTTAAAGAAGACACTACATATTATCAAATTATTATTGATGATTCTGTGTCAATGGTAGAATTTAATGAAAAGTATGATATTGTTAAAGTAGAAGGCAAAATTTATACTATAAAGGAAAAAGAGAATTGATTATGGAAGCTGAAATTAAGAAACTTGAAGCAGCACTGTCTTTGATTAAAGAAGTAGCAGATAGTACTCATTTGAATATGAGTGAGGACAAAATTGTATATAATTTATCTCTGCTTAAACTTTGTAATAAATATAGTTTAAAAATAAATGACGTAGAGAATTACAACGCATATAATTTTTGTCTTAAACTTAAATCTAAGAATGTTGATTTTGTTATTTGTCATTACCCTTACATATCCAATTCTGCTAATAAAATTAAGTTTGAAGAAAGTGATTACATTGAACTTAGCAATGGAAATATCGGCAGATTGATGTTCCCTCATACAAGGGATATTGATATGAATTATAGTATTTCTGATCCTATTTGGAATGAATTTAAGGATGAACTTCTTTCTTATAATTGTATTGATTATGATAAGATAAATTTCAATTATGTATATAGTATAGAAGATGGTATGAGACTTTATCAAGATTTTGATTCAATTTATAAAAAGTATGCAGAAAAGTTTAACGCACTTTACAAAGTAGTTAAAATTAACAAAATGAAAGAAGAGCTTAAAAAGTTAGAGGAGGCTAATTAACAATGAAAGATTGTGAAAACTGCGAGTATTTTGATGGTTATGATTATGATGATGGGACACCTAATTGCATTATCAAAGGTAGATATGAAAATTGTCCTTATAACAAAGGTGGTTCTGTAAAAGAAGATCCGTTCAAGATTACTTTGGATGTTCCTGAAATTAATGAGTTTATTAATCATACTATTAGTAATACACTTCATGATGCTGTCTATAACATGATTGATAATCAGGTACATAATGTTGTAAGGGATAGTATTAAAGATCTCGCAAAATCTTACGTAGAAGAGAAACTTAAATCTACTATTGATGAAGAGATTGCTTCTTTTATGAAGAAGGACATTACAATCGGAGGTGGCTGGGGTGAAGCTGCTAAGACTATCTCAAGAGAGCAGTTTCTTTCTGATACAATTTCTAAAGAGCTTGAAAAGAAACTTGATAAAAACGCAGCAACAAATATTGTACAAACTTATTGTCACGGTACTATTATAAGTGCTATTGATAAGCTAAAGAGTGATGTAAACAGTAAAATTAAATCTACCTTTGACGAGGAAACAAGAAAAGCACTTTCTGATAATATTATTCAGGTGTTGATGGCAGGAGATACTTTTCAGAGACTTTCTGATAGTATGGGAAGACTTCTTAAGTAAGGAGAATGAGATGAACAATAATTATATTTTTATTGATGGCAAGAAATATTTACTCACTGAAGTAAAAGAAAAAGATAATCCTTTTTGGGTATCAAAACTTCCCTATGGTGAATTTTATTTTTACGTGGATACCGAAGATCATGTTACGGTAGGTAAACAAGTTGACCACTCTTTTGTAGATACTCGTTTTAATATAGCAAATTATTTTAAGGACGAAGATTTTGCTAAGCAAATAGCTTTAGAGCAAACACTACGTAGATTACTAATAAGATACGCATGTAGTTGTGAAGTAAAACCTCATGATTATGTTTATTATATTAGATACGATAGGATAGATAAGAAGTATGACGTTTTAGCAGATTATCAAAGCCCGTTAAATCTTTTTCAGGTGTACTTTAATACCAAAAAAGATGCAGAAAATGCTATTGAAGAAGTAATTAAGCCTTTTATGAAAGAACATCCCAGTTTTAAGTGGAGATAACTATGTGGAATGTATTATATTATAATTCCAACAAGAAAACTATAGAATCTTACGAAGTCGCTAATAAGAAATTTCTTGTTGAATTAAAACAGAAATATCCTACTTTTAATGAGTTTGAAAAAGCTCTTAAAAATGAAATGCAATATCATTATTGGTCTAAGTGCGAATGGGAACTTGTCATTTGTAAGGATGATGAAGGTATTTGGATTAAACCATGGATTGGCAATGAAGATGCAAAAATCAATGTATCCAATAATATCGGAAATGAATTTTATACTTGGCTTTTCAATAGATATTTTGCTGTTAATGGTGAAATAAAATTTGATGTTTATGATCAATTACTTTTCGCATGGGATGAATTTGTAAAAGATTGTTGGTGGGTGGCTAAAGATGAATAGTTGTGCTGATTGCATACATGATCCTGTTTGTTGTATGAGTGGTATACCCAAGGATCCTAATACAGACATTGAAAAACAATGTAGATATTTTATGGCAACCGATAAAGATAAGTACATTTTCAATATTCGAGATAAAGTGTATTATGTAACAGGTATATATAACAATATGGTCAAAGAGGCTACTATTATTGGTTTACGTTTTGGAGTCCATGGAATAGAAGACGTAACGGTGCTAAATGAGGATTGGATCACATTTACTAATTTTCCAGCTATTTTCTATAAGACGAGAGAAGAAGCAGAAAAGCATGTAAATAAGCAACCAAAAATAAATGCAGACCAATTCTTTGAAAAATATTGCAGTCTTTGCGGGACTCAGAGATGCGAAGGACCGGGTTCTCCTATGTTTCAAGGATGTCTATACCGATCGGAGTTAGAAAAAGATGAATAAAAAATTAAGACACTTTACTATTAATCAAAAATGGATTTAATTGGGAGTGGGCAAATTCTTTTAATTGATTTTATTAAAAATTTATTATATAATATATATAGAAAATGAGGAAATAAATATGAATTATTATTTGGTAGAAATTAAATGTTATGATTGTAAAGAAAAACAAAATATTTTAATTGCAGCTTATAATTATAAAGATGTCTTTGATAAAATAATCCCAGATTATGCTTGGGATGAAGATGTTGAAAATATTAAAATTTCTTTACTTTGTGATATTTATCAAGAACTTTCTGAAGAAGTAGTAGCATCTCTTAAAAAGTTCGCTGAAATTGAATAAAGATTTTTATTGATTTTTAATAAAAAATATTATATAATATATATAGAAAGTGAGAAAAAAACAAATGGCTGATTATATTACTTGTCCTACCTGCAAGAAGAGAGTGCAGTATGAGGGTGTTATTCTTGGCGGCTATCCACATATTGTTTGTTGCTATTGCGGGGCTTGGATTCCTCTTATTTAAGGAGTTAAAGATGGAGCTTAAAATCGGAAAAAGATATAAATTTTCTGTCTATTGGTCAGGAGAAAAGAATCTTAGCGGATTGCTTGAGTCTTTTGATGATAGATGGGCTTATCTTGTTTGTAAAAATGGAGATCGTTGGCAAGTTTCTAAAGATGGAATTGAGCTGGCTAAGAAATAATTTGATTTTTTAAAAAATTTATTCTATAATATATATAGAAAGTTGAAAAAGAAAAAATTATCCAAAGGAAACCGAATAGCTAAAACGGTCAATCAAGTTCTTTTTCGTAATTTAAGATGTACTTCGGTGTTAAAAGTCTTATTCTTTCTATATAATAATATGCGCCTTGTCCTCGACGGTATTGAGGACCGGTCTTATAAACCGGCACACATAGTTCGACTCTATGAGGGCGTACCAACGCAGGATTAGTGTTCAACGGTTAGCACGTTAGCCTTCCAAGCTGAAAGTGACGGTTCGAATCCGTTATCTTGCTCCAATATGCCGGTATGGCGGAATAGGCAGACGCCACGGACTTAAAATCCGTTGTCAGTAATGACGTGCCAGTTCAAGTCTGGCTACCGGTACCAATGCGACCTCGGCTACTATAACGGAGGTAGTAGAACTGACGTAATTTCAGTCGGGATTGACCCAACCAAAATAATAAGTATATGCTAGCTATATTTATTGGGTTAAATTTGGAGGACTGTCGGAATTGGCAGACGAGGTGGTCTCAAACACCATTGCTCTAATAAAGCATGCGGGTTCAAGTCCCGCGTCCTCTACCAGAAACTAGGTTTTGGGGTTTCTTACTGCATACTGTCCCCTTGATTATGAAAGTGCATAAATCATAATTGAAAAACACTATGCGGCGCGTTCGTTGGTCATTCGAGAGCGGCGTCAGAGCTCAACAGACCAAAGCATGCTTGGGTTGGCAAACCTCTTTTTGAAGAAAGCTTCCATTTTCTATGCCGTTTTAGCTCAGTCTGGTAGAGCAGTTGGCTGTTAACCAACTTGTCACAGGTTCAAATCCTGTAAGCGGCTCCAAGGAATGGCTTCGTATAATGGTAGTACCTAGATGCTGGTCTAGTCGTGTCCTGAGGAAACAGTTCGATTCTGTTAGTCGTTCCTAATTATGCGGTTGTAACTCAGTTGGTATGAGTACAAAACTTTTAATTTTGGAGTCGAGAGTTCGAGTCTCTCCAACCGCACCATACTCTTAGAAATTTACTTTTTAAGAGTAATACAATCCAATTTCTTGAAGTGTTGTCGCTGATGGGTTCGACACAAAATTAACCCATCAATATGGTTCAGTAGTTCAGAAGAGTAGAACGCTAGCCTGTCACGCTAGAGGTCGTGGGTTCAAGTCCCATCTGAATCGCCAATAAGATACAGTACAATGAGACTTAATAGCCCGATAAAGACGATTGAGAGGTTGTGTATCTCAATGCAGTCCTAAAATGCCCGAGTGGTCAAGACTATAAGTCAATAGTCAGTGGAAACAAATTCCGTAAGGTTATCACAGCGGAGACGATTGTGATGTAAAACGTGCATTGTGAGTTGGCAGAGCAACTACCAAACCTGCAAATGAGTGGAAAGCTTACAAACTGTATCTTTCCTATGTTGCTAATGAGTTCAAATCTCGTCAGTGACACCAGTAAAGGCATCCTAGGAGCTAAACTGTGTTCATTGTTTGCAAGCAATGGCGCACATTCTCTAAGTTATCCGGAGTGGGATTAGAAGAGAATCGGAAAGCTCCCGCCAAGAAAAAAGGGGAGCTAAAAAAGTTATGCAGTGTGATATATTCCGAACAAAAGGAGCGGTTAAGCGCACGGGTGGTGTACACGCCTTCTCCTTTAATATGCTGGTATGGCGCAACTGGCAGCGCAATTGATTTGTAATCAATAGGTTGTGGGTTCAAATCCCACTACCAGCTCCATAAAGACTTGTGAAATGATATATCAAGCTGGTTGATTGACTACAATCAAAGAGATGGAAATTGGGCTATGCACTCTTAAAAATGCAAAAAGATACTATTCATTCATGCCGTTATAATTAATTGTATTTACAAGTAGGAATAGATACTTGTATAGTCATTACATCGTGGCTATTTAATTGAAGTAGAAAGATGTTAGTAATTTGAGGGTTAGGTTTATATTAACTGTGGAGAGGTTCAAGCAATCCAACTAACAGTGATTCGGCTTGAGTGTAAAATTACTATTTCTACTTATTTATATAGATATAGCTCAGCTGGTTAGAGCGCATGCCTGATAAGCGTGAGGTCGATAGTCCGAATCTATCTATCTGTACCAAAGGAAGACGGTCTTTCGAGCATGTAAAAGGTGGTTCGAGTCCTCCGAATGTAAGGTTCGACTCCTTACGAATGTGGTTTGTAAAACATGCAGTGGTTGCGCAACGTACTGGGCATTAAAGTACTTCTGGTTGGATGAAGTCGCCATAATATATCTATACTATAAGCAAACTGTATAGACTCTTTTCGAGGATGAAAATGATTGCTTAACAAGTTTGTTGCTCTTGTTAAAGTTAAAAGCAACAATTATATGGGTGTGGTGTAACTGGTAGCATAGCAGTCTCCAAAACTGCAAGATAGGGGTTCGAATCCTCTCGCCTATGCCAAGAATCTACAAAGGAAGGCTCCAAAATGCAGCAAGGATTACTATCCCCTATGCAGAAACAGCGTAGATTCTATGATATGCGGGTTCAACTCAGACGGCTCTGGGCACTGTCTTGAAAACAGTTGGTACTGTGATAGGTATGGGGATCGGCACCTCGGACCCGCGCCAGCACTCGGATAGCCACCGCGAGTATAAAGGATGAAATTTCCTGTGGAGAAGCAGATGGTCGGTTTTATCTCAATCGTTAATTAAGAAATGTCTTACTGATAACACATAGAATCAGAGGTAATAATGTAATACTTGATGTCAGTATAGGATTATGGGCTACCAAAATGCCCACTTATGCAAATGTAAGCCTAATTGGTAAGGCAGTGGTTTGCTAAACCACCAGTAATTATGCTTAACAGCATAGTGTGCAAGTTCGAGTCTTGCCGTTTGCGCCAATGAGTTTCGTCCTCCCTTAAGTGCGTACAAGTATAGTAACTTGATGCGCCAGATAAACTATCAGAAAATATTAAGACTTATAAATCCGATAAGGTGAAACCACTAACTGATAGTATTTGATGAAACTCATATAAATATAAAAATTGAATAGTGAGTATAAAGCCAAAAGATTATATGCCACATGTACAAAACTATTTCATAAGAGTCCGTACAGCTCAAGAAATAGTGTGGCAGGAATTAGATGCTGTGGTGTAATGGGGTAGCACGCCCCCCAATAGAGGGGAAGTACGGTTCGAGTCCGTCAACAGCGTTGAACAAAAAAGAAAATTCCTTAAAAATATATTTTTTGAAAAAGCAGTATTAAATTTAATTAGAAGGTAGTGAGAAGAGTTCACTGTTGGTAATGGATCGCGACCTAAATCCAACTACTGCTCCCATAGGTGAAAGTCCTATGGTTCAATTTTTAATATCGGGATGTGGGACAACGATCGTCCACCAGTTTTGGGAACTGGATTAAGCAGGTTAAACTCCTGTCATCCCGACCATAAGCTCACACAGTTGGGCTTTTTTCTTTTATGTATTTTAAAGATTTTTTAAGGTATATAAAGGAGAGTGATAAAAATGTCAGAAAAAGAACTGCTTTTAGACGGCGTAGTCAGAGAAGAAAATCCTGACCCCAGAGATTATAAAGTAGCGAGATTTATACCTAATCAAGATATGGTTTAGGAAAAAGAATTTTGTCTTGATCTTCCAGATAATCTTAATATTACAAAAGATTAGAGCTGGTATAGCGCTTGCGTAGGTTTTGCTTTTAGTACTGCAATTTCAATAATTACATATCAAAAGACACATAAGTGGATTGATTTTGACCCATTCATGATTTATGGTACACGTTCCGGATATTTTGGAAAAGGCATGTATCTTCGTGATGCTGCCGACATAGTGTATACGGAAGGTGCTTTCTTTACAAGAGATTTTGGCATTAGGCAAGAGGTCCCGCAAATTACAAAAACAGTAAAAAGGTTCAAACAAGAACATCCCGATCTTGTTGAATATGCGAAAACATTTTGTGTCGAAGGTTATGCATTTTGCAACACTGATGAAGAGGTAAAAACCGCCCTTAAAAATGGAATGCCAGTACTTGTTGCTTATGATGTTGAAGGCAGTATGTATAATCCCGATAAAAATGGGTATGTTAAATATCCTCAAAAAGGAAAATATTATGGCAGCCACTGTATGGTTATTGTTGGATGGACTTCTGATGACCATTGGATTGTTCTCAACTCTTGGGGGAGTGGTGAAAATGGTAGTGGAGCACTTTATATTGATTTTAGAGAAATAAGAACCACCACTATTTCTCTTTCCGATAACATAGTTCCTATTAAAAATAAATGCGGTGTAATCGAGCTTACTATTGGAAATAAAATAGCAACAATAGCTGATACAGTAGAGAATTTAAGCAATCCTCAAAAGAGAAAAGAGATTATACTTGAAGTTGCTCCTTATATTAAAAATGATAGAACTTTTATTCCTGTGCGGTTTGTCGCTGATGCGCTTGGTGCTTCTGTTGAATGGGATGCAGAGACTGGTACAGCTACTTTAAGGTCTGAAGAAAATATAATTAAGCTTACAACAAATGATAAATGGATGCAAGTATCTGATTATAAACCTATAGTGTGGAGAAAATTCAAGATGGACACAGCTCCGCACATTGTTAATAATAGAATGTTTGTTCCGATCCGTTATATTGCAGAAAATCTTAATTGTGATATTCAATGGAATGGTAAAACCAGTACCGCTCTTATTATAGCTAAATAATTTAAAAGTCAAATGGTAATTTTTACCATTTGACTTTTATTTTTTTATATGATATAATATATATAGAAAAAGTGATAAGAGAGGAATAAGTATATAATGATTAAAATTGAGAATGTAGAAGTAATGGGTTGGGAAGCTGCGGTCCGGGGCATGAGAAATCCCCTCAATAGCTGGGCTAAGAGTGATAGCCATTCGTGTGGTACAGGAGGAGACTGCGATTTTTGTATTGATTATGAGAATTGTCCTTTTGACCATGATAGTAAAAAAATGATTATCGGTCCGAATGACCTTGATCTTATGAAGAGATTACGTGCCGCAGGTACAGATCACGGCAAGTTCATGCGTATGCTTACTGTGTATCTCGATATCATGGCTCCATTATACTGGTGGAAGGAGTTCGATACTTACAAGGTTGGAACGGTCGCTAATTCTTGTTCTACTATGCACAAGATTCATTCAAAACCTTTTGTTTATGACGATTTTAGTCATGAACATTTGTCTAATGATACTGATTTTGAGTTTCCTTTCATGAGCAATGATGAACCGTGGACAGCAGAACAGGTACTTCAAATGTCTGTAATTGCACTTAATGAATATAGAGAGAAATATCTTGAAACAAAAGATAAGAAATATTGGTGGCAGATGATTCAGCTTCTTCCTTCGTCTTATAACCAGCGACGCACAGTAATGCTCAATTATGAAGTTCTTGCTAACATGTATAAATCACGTAAGAATCATAAACTTGATGAATGGGTAGATTTTTGTAAGTGGATTGAAACTTTGCCTTATTCGGAATTGATTATAGGAGAAAATAAAAATGATGTCAGCTGAGCAAGTTATGAGAGAATTAATATTGGCATTACAAAAAGAAAGAAAAGATAAAGGTCTTGATATTTGTTATGAAGATATTCTTAATAAATTGTTAGATGAAAAACTTTTAACACTCGTAGAAATATTACTTAATGAAGAGGAGAATTAACTATGACTATTGGAATGATTGTGGCTATTGTTTTTGGTGTATTCGTTTTAATTTTTGGTATTGGTGCTCTTATCTATGGATTTGTAAAAGATGAAGTGGGAATGGGAGTCGGCATTTTTATTACAGGACTTGTTATAGGTCTTGTTTTAATTATTACTCCTATTGTCTACTCTAATACCGCAGCAGGTCAGCGTGCTTATAAAGACCAGCAGTCTAATTTTAATGTAAACCAGATTACTCGTGAAGTAATTGTTTATGATATTAATGGTGATGTAATTACTACTTATACTGGCAAATTTGATATTGAAACCGATAATGAAAAATATATTCTTTTCGATGATGAAGATGGTTTGAGACATATTATTTATTATACTACTGGAACTGTTATTGTAAATGAGGTAAGATAAAATGAGAAGAATGCGTGTTGGTGAACTTAAGCAGGCTCTTGAAAATATTCCGGATAATTTGGAGGTTCGTTTCGACTCTGATTCAGAAGAAGCATATGAAATTTTTTTGGAAAAAGCTTATAGAGTTAAGTATGAACTCCCTGAAGGACAGCAATTTGATGACGGAACGACTAGTGTTGATTATTTTTGTATTTATGGGAATGGAGAGGTATATGATTGATAATGATAAATTATTGAGCGAAGTGTTTAATAAGCTTAATGAAATGTCAAAAGAAGAATTCATTGAAATTCTAAAGAAAGCTGCTTTAAGAAAGGAAAAAAATAATGCGTCCATTGATTGAATCCATATCTGGATGGGGTAGTGGCACAGAAGTTCTTTATCAATGTCGTAAATGCGGAGCTAGCTTTAGAATTTTATCTGACCATGAAAAATATTGTCATAATTGCGGGACACCTGTAGATTGGGATAAAGTTAAAAGATTTTTGCCTCAAGATGTAGCTGATTTCTATCATTCTCTTAGTTTCAGCAAGCGGCAAGAAATGATTACTCTTATGAATACAGAATTAGAATTTTACCCACTTAAACATTATGAATATTTGAAAAAGAATCGTGAAGATTATAATCGCAAAGAATTTATAAATAGTCATAATGGTGCGACTGTTATATATGAACCTTATGGTGATACAAAACAAAGTATAATAGATGATAGTGCAAAATTATATAGTGATGATAATATTTATGATAATCAAATAGATCATTACTGTAAAGTTTGTGGTGAAAAAATGGAATACACAACCTATAAATCTAGCGGTCCAATTTGTGTTAATCGTCATTGCCCTAAATGCGGTTTTACAGAAACCATGACGGATGAAGGATTAACTGTTAAAGCTGGAAATAAGAGAATAATGTTTACATTTTTTCCTCTATGTATAAATGGTAGAATAGAAGCTCAAAAAATGATAGATGAATATAGGAAGGAGCTAGTAGGATGAAATGTGTCGTATGTGGTACAGTTGTAATGACGCTGACAAATGGAAATTACTATTGTCCAACATGTAATTCGTATTACGAGTTTAAAAACTGTGATATGCCTTTCCCGCACGTTGTTCGATATGGTTGGATTTGCCCTCGATGCGGCAAGGTAAATTCTCCTGATGAGTGCAGTTGTGATTGCAGTTGTGGTGAAGCAACCATAACAACGGGTAGCACTATAACTATACCTGATGATATTAAAATAAGCCTTTCAGGAATTATAACAGGAGGCTCTGCCCCTGAAGCTCATTTTAATAAGGCTGTGTATGCTGATGGTGGAACTGTTACAACAGATTGTAAAATTAATCCCGAAGATTTTTCAACTACTACTAATACTGATTCAATAGTAACACTTGGTTTAAATAAGACAAAAAGGAATAATAAATGAAAATTATAAAATCAGGTAAAAAGATTACACAATTAAATGCTAATAAAATGTTAGCTAATATAGGATGTAATATATGTCCTTGTTGTGGTGAAACAGAAAATGCATTAGAATATATTTCTGAAGGGATTTATAATAAAGGAATTTTTAGTGGAATAACTAGAACTTTCACGAAAGGTATTATTAAGTTAAAAATTATGGAAGTAGATTGCTATAGGTGTGAAACTTGTGGTGCTGAATGGGAAAGTGATCCATATGAGGTAGTAGAATGAAACTGACAAGAGAACAAGAATGTATCAAAGAACTCTATTCATTGCTCGACACCATTGAGTCTGCGGCGAAAAGAAAAGATTTTTCGCTCCTTCGTGTCCGCGGAGGAGCCTGTGGTACTGATGTATATAGTGGCTTGCCTCCGATTCAAAGAGCAATGGATGCTATTTTAGATAAGTATGAGGATGTTATTCATGAGTGTTTCAAATACGAATAATAAAACATGCTCTGATTGCGAGTATTTTATGGGTGGTGGTGATTGGAACTTGTGTTGCTCACAGAAACATGAAGACTCAACACTCGGTTTCCTTTGCTATGAGGACACAGAGGCTTGCAAGAAGTTTAAGGAGCGTGATTTTAATGTATAAATCTATACCTTCTGGTTTTGATCTTGATTCAGAATTTCCAACATATATCATAGCTTTTTGTCCTGATACAGATAGCTGGTTTGTCACTAATAAACGATTTTTCTACTATGAACACCCAATAGAATTCAAGGACGAAAATTCCGGAATTTCTTATTTTAAGGAACATGCAAAGATATTTATTAAGTTAGAAGAAAATATGGGAATAGAACGCTGCCCTGAATATTGTTGTGGTGTATGGCTTGACAATACAGGTGAATTTATCGGAAGTAAGGAATAAAAGGAATGAAATACTATATAGTTTCTGACGTTCATGGTTTTTATACTGAGATGATAGAAGCCCTTACAGAAAAGGGCTTCTTTAAAGATACTTCTCCTCATACTCTTGTTGTTTGTGGAGATATGATGGATAGAGGGGACGAAGCTGTAAAGATGCAGGAATTTATGATGGAACAGCTTTGCAAAGGAGATCTAATTTTTGTTAGAGGCAATCATGAAGATTTAATCATGGATTTAATTAAAAATTTCCATAAATATTCTGGCATAATTGATTCACCTTATTGTCCTCATGTTTCTAATGGCACGGTAGATACAGCTTGTCAATTAGTATGTTGTAGTGAATATGATTTGGAATATAATCTTAAAGCATTAGAATCTACTCCTTTTATAAAAGAATTAATTCCTAATAGTGTTAATTGTTTTGAAACAGAACATTATATCTTCGTTCATGGATGGATTCCTGCCAAACTAAATAAAGCACTCTATTATCGTGATGGTTCAAGAAGTTATAGCTTTGATCCTAATTGGAGAAATGGCGATTGGGAAAAAGCAAGATGGCTCAATGGAATTGATATGGCTATGAAAAAGAAAATTATCGTTCCCGATAAGACTATTGTTTGTGGACATTGGCATTGCTCTTATGGCAATTATTATTATGGAGAAGCCGAAACAGAATTTTCTGATTTTAATCCATTTGTATCAAATGGTATTATAGCTATTGATGCTTGCACTGCTTATTCAGGGAAAGTAAATTGTATTGTATTGGAAGATTAATTTGGACAAAAGTGTTTAATTGACTTTAATAAAAATTTAATATATAATATATTTAGAAAATAAGAAAAGGAGTAAATTATGAATAAGGTTAATCAATATGTTCTTGATCGCGCACTTTTTGATTCAGATGAAGAATTTGTTAATCATGTAGGGCTTATCCTCTTTAATTTTGCGAAAGATGGTTATGTTGCTACATTTCGATACGAAGATGTAGGAATTTACATTATCGAATATAATTATGCAGATCAGTCTTTCGGTGCGCCTTATCCTTATTGGTTGACTCCTGAAGAGGAAGAAAGGGTTTATTATGAAAAAAATAACTAATATTTCTTTTGGTCTTTTTGAGAATCATTGGTATTCCTTTAAAAGAAATATAAAAGATTTCTTTATCTTTTTGGGTAGAATACCTTATACTCTTAAACATGGATTTACTCCTGTTGCTACTTGGGAGACAGATAGTTATTTCATTCAAATGATGCTTGATATTATGAAAGACTATCGTTATAATAGACATGGTAGTGGATTTATGTACGATCCTACCGTGGAGACAGAAGAAGAAGCTGCTGAATCTCTTACTCCTGATAAGTATCGTCCAAGAGCAGATAAGATTTTTGATGAACTTATTTCTTGTTTGGAAATTATGAATATCGGTCAATGGGAAGATGGATATAATGAAGAAGAGCATGAGAAGGCTAAGAAAAAATTCTTTAGAATCTTTTCTGCCAATTTTGAAACTTTTTGGGATTAAATTATGGATATTAAATTTTTGAGTGAGCTTTACCCTTTTGCTATTCCAAGAAATCTAAAAGGAGAACCTATAGAGAATTCTTTCTGGACTGAAATGATTCCTGAGGGTTGGACACTTATGTTTCTTGGAATGTGCGAAGAAATTAAAGACGAACCTATTCCTAAAGATTTTTATTTCACAGATGTAAAAGAAAAGTGGAATGAGCTAAGATGTTATACAAATGATAGCATCTATAGTATAGATAAAATTATTGAAAAATATGAAAAACTTAGTAAATTCGTATGTATGAAGTGCGGGCGTCGTAAAGAGCCTACTTCATGTCTTTGCGAAAAGTGTATAGGAGATAGAAAAAATGGATTTTAAGAGACATTATCGCTATCATATTTATAATGACAATGGCGTTATTATTACAATATGTGTAGCTAATTATAAGGGACAGAATGTGCGGGGCATTGCTAAGTGTATGCCTACCGACGAGTATGATGAAGCGCTTGGCAAAGAAATTGCAAAGCGTAGGGTTGATGTGAAAATTGCTAAAAAGAAGCTAAATAATATGCTTATCGCTTACACAGATAATATTTTGACTTGTGAGTCTCTCATGGCTGATAGAGATATTTTAGCTAAGAAAATTAATAGAGTGAAAACTTTTATTGATGTAAATGAAGATTGACAAAAATACAAAAATATGGTAATATAAAGATACAGAGTAAAATCTGTATCTTTTGATTTTGAAAGGAGTAAATAAATGAAGAAATTATTTTGTATCCTTCTTATAGTCCTTTTGGTATTCTCTTGTACTTTTATTATTAATGCAGAAGATAATGCAGTTGATAATTTGGTTGCTTTGAATATACTTAAAGGAGATAAGAATGGAGACCTAATGCTTGATAAAAATGTATCTCGTTATCAAGCAGCTCTGCTTTTTGCACAGACTATTTCAGGAGAAACAAAAACTGAAATTTGGGATACCCAAAAAACAAGTATTAATTTTAAAGATGTAAAATCTTATGGCACAGCTATTGATTACGCTTATGGGATGAAGATTATTGCGGGACGTGGTAATGGTATCTTTGGACCCGATGATCCGATTACTTATCAGGATATGCTTGTTATGGCTGTGCGGGCTCTCGGTTATGAGAGCGAAGCGACTGGATATCCGTATGGATACATCTTGGTCGCACAGAAACTTGAGTTGACTAAGAATCTTTCTATTGCCGATTACAAGAAGGCTTTGACTCGTGCAGAAACCGCGCAAATTATTTGGGATATGCTGAATACAGAAATTTCTGTGAATGACCCGCTTACTAACAAAATTCTTTATCCGGGTGAAATGGGACTCACAGATTCTATTACCGGCAAACCTATTATTAGAAAGACTCTAATAGAACAGTCTGGTTTTATATCAGATAGTTTTGATTTTGTTATTAAAAAAGTTTCTACTATTGATGATGAACTTTATCTAACTCTTGATAATGGATTAGAAGTAAAAGCATCCGATTTTAATATTAATGAAGATACTCCTAAGATTTCTTATTTGGGACTTGGTGGTAAGGCTTATATTAATTGCGCGCTCAAAGATTTTGAAGAAGGTTCTACTGTAATAGTTAGATTTAATACTTATCAATCTTTTACTAATTTTGATAAAGAAGCAGATTTAAAGAATAATAAGTATAAGAACTATACTATTAATTATTATACTTTTGATAAAAATGGTTGGACCGCAACAAATAATCCTAATACTATTGTGGGCAATTATCAATATCGTATTGATGAAGAAAATAAGATTATAGATATTCTTTATACTCCTATTAATTTCGGTCAATATGTTGAAAGAGAGCTTCGTTATAGTCCCACGAATAAGAAAGAAACTTTTGTCTTAATTGGTACTTTTGTTAATAGACAGACAACCGCAATAGATAAGACTAAGACTTATTTTGAAGAGACAACAGTAGATGGTAAAGCTATTGCTGAGTCTATGTCTAAATCAAGTGGGGAGAAATCTAAAACAGTTAAAGTAATTGGCACTATTGAAAATGGTAATTGTATGTATTATTATTATAATGCAATAGATAACATACTTACTATTTATGAAGATTGCGGCGCTATCAATACTGGCAAGATAACAAGTGTAGGCAAGAACAGCGTAAAAATTAATTCAGTTTCGAGAGAAGTTGACACAAACTTTAATATGATTTATACTAATTTAACTGATCTTTTAGGTGGATACGCGCAATATGTAGTTTATGAAGGTAAGATTATATTCTTGCAGAAATACGACGCTAAGACTTCCGCAGTTAAGAATACCCAGCTTGGAATTATTTCCAATCAAAAGGATATAATGGAAAAAGTCTATGGAAAAGATTTAACTCTTATTGATGGTCTTTATATTCTTGACGATAAAGTAGCAGTTGCAAAATTGAATCTTGAAACTGGAAAATGGGAAAAGTATTATTTTACTACTATTGCTTTGAATTATAAAGATGATGAATATAAGAATTTCGTAAATATTGCAGATTTAGCTAAATTTGCCGATATGATTACTCTTTCTGAGAGCAAAAAAGAAATTTATGAAAAGGCAAAAGCAGTACTTAATTCTGCTATCGTCGCTATTATTGATGATAATACAATCGCTAATAGCGAGCAGATAGAGTGCGGGCAAGGCACAAAGTTGACCTTTAATAGTGTAGGTCGTACAAATGCTATTACTGATATGCCTGATGGTGAACCGACTCGTATAACTACCAATAAAGATACTATTATCGTAGCTATAAATGGCACAGACGTGCGGGTCCGCAAAGGTATTCAATCTACTAAACAGAGCATAACCCGCGTTGATAAAGTTTATTCTGCTTCTGAAGACTTAATTATAATAACTACTTCTGTTGATTTATCAACTTGGGAAAATAGTGGCATATCTGATTCTGAAGCTTATTACATAACTACTATTGAAACAGAAGTAGATATTGAACCTGTTGAAGATAAAAATTATAAATTTACTGTTAATAAAATATTTGATTTAACTAATAATAGATATACTAATTTAATTCTTGAAGCAAAGTCTATTACCTTTGTTAATAATTTTGATAAAGTAGGAACTATTTTCTACCGCAATGATTCTGGTAAGTTCAATGTTTATAACGGCTCAATTTATGACGCTATAGCCAAAGAAAATTATGTGATACCTACTTTTGTAAACTTTATTGATAATGAAACAATTTCTATTAATGGAATAATTGATTCTGATACAGCAGTTGCAATTAATGCTACTATTATTACATTAAATCTATCAGATGAAGATTTCTCTGAAAATAGAGATTATTATGTAAAAGATGTTAAATATAATTATGAAGCATATTCTCCTGCTGTACCTGAATTTGATGGGCATTATTCTTATGCGATAAATCTTGAAACAAAAACAGTCATAGATGAGCCTACCCTTGGTGTATATTCTAATTTTGAAAGAGCTATGGATGGTCGTATTATTTCTTATCTTGAGGATAATAAAGTAGTAGATGCTTTCAAGGTTGATATTTATACTCTTGCTAAGTATGACAAAGATACCGATACAGTTGAATTGTATGTGTTAAAGCTAATTAAAAATCCGTAATTTGATTTTTTAAAAAATTTATTATATAATATATATAGAAAGTGAGAGAGAAAATAAAAAATAATTTTCTCTCTTGCTTAAATAAATTTTTTGATTTTTTAAAAAATTTATTATATAATATATATGTAAGTTAA